GCCGAACTTATGGCCAATTTCAACAAGATGCACGAAGATTCGCTGAAGGCAATTCTTGCCGAGATGCGCAAGCCGGTGGTTGATCCCATCAAAGAAGCCCAGCAACAGCGCGCCGCCCAGAGTAAGCAACAGGCAGAAGACGCCTATTGGTCTGGCATGATCTTCAAGGCAGAGAATTGCCCGTCGTCCCACCTGCGCGAGGATGGCAGTTCGGCTATTGCATGGGCGACGCAATCAGACGGCAAGATTCGCGGCGTTTGCCAGCACTGCAATACACTGTTCTCGCCTACGCGCAAAGAATGTGTGTCTGAGGCTGTCTGGAAGGCATACGGCGAGTTAAGGCGCATACCCTCGTCTCGCGGGAATAGTGTCATGTACATCGGCTAATGCGCGATCTGCGCGATACCGTGAATGCCTACTGGCTTTTGTCCCAGTTCAAGAGTCGCGCCATGACTACCAGAAACTATTGGCCGATGTGGTGCAGCGCAAAACTGCTCGATATCGGCCATGCCATCATGGCCGTCCGCCAGCAAGAGTTTAACGAGCCTTCCGCGTAGTCCTGCAATCCCGCTAAATTGAACACTGGATGCCGCAGATTCAAATCGAGGGCGGGCAGTTTCAGAATGCACTGGGGCAACCGGTGTCGAATGGCACTTTGGTGCTCCAACTCAATGAGGACTGCCAAGTCCCTAGCGCCAATAACCAGATCGTATCGGCTGCGCCGTTAACCATTCCACTGGACGTAAATGGCAACGTAGCCGCCGCTTCCAACGTGCAAATCTGGCCGAACGCACTCATGTTGCCGTCGAATAGCTACTATCAGGCGACGGTGATCGACAACACCGGCACTCAGGTATTTGCCAAGATTCAGAACTGGTATTTCACCAATACCAGTCCAACCAATCTGGGCACCATCACACAGATCAATCCGGGGGGATTAGGCGTGCCAGACGTAGTGCTCACAAATCCAAGTACCACACAAACCATCAATGGGGCCGATCTACAACTGGACAACGGTACCTTTGATGCGTTTCGTATTGCGGCCAATCAGGGAACGGCGTTGCCGGGAGCATCGCTAATTTTAAGCGGCAGTTGGGGTAGTGGAGCCGCAGTTACCGGGGGAACCATCATCCGCGATGGGGGTGGCCGACTTCAGGTTACCTCTGGCACCGGCGCAGGCACCAATCCTACGGTCACCATCGTTTTCGGTACTCCATGGCTGGTAGGCGTAAGCAATGAACCGCCGCTGGCGTTAATGACAAGGGTTGATACGGCAGGCCCAAGCAGCGCTTACTGGATTCAGTCGGCATCGAACGCCACACAGACTGTGCTTACATTTGTGGGTTCTCCGGCTGATACCACGAACTACTCCGTCAACATCTTATTTGTGGGAATGTAATCAATGAATGCCGACACAGTACCGGGTGGACTAAAAAATCTCAGCATAACCAATGCTGCTACCGAAACGGCCCTCGCCACCAGCAATGGCGGCACCAATCGTGCTGCCGTGGTGGGTGCGGGCACGCTAGGCTCCTTCACTATTCCGTCTACCTTGGTGGACGGTCACCATTTTATTGTGCGCACGGAAGGTCTGATTACCGGCAACACAACCACGAATCACACTATGCGCTTGTATTGGAACTCTGGGAACAATCCAACCAGCACCAGCGTGTTTACCGGCGACAAGATTCTATTCAACAGTGGGAACATTGCGGTTAGCCAGAACACGATTAACTTCTACGTGTTCGCCGATCTGATCTGGGATTCAGTCAGTTCCAACATGAATGGTTCCACGTGGGCGCAGTTCGGCTCTAGTTTTGTACCACAGGCGGCTGCATTGAATATCCCCGTGGCCGTCCCGGCGTTGAGCAACCTGCAATTCACGGTCAGTTCGCTTTTCTCGGTCTCAAATAGCGGCAATCAGTTTGTGGTTCGCGAAATGTCGGTGGACTTACTCTAAATGCCTAGCACGATTACACTACTCTCGGTGATTCAGTGGGCGCAGATTCATATCCGCAATGCCCCACTGGTAGGTGCTGGTGGCATCGCCAACGAGCCGGGTCTGTCGATCTGCAATAACGTTCTGCAAACCCTACTATCGTCGCCCAACAACTGGCGCTTTAACAAGTATTCCGTGCCCTTCTTCACCACCATCCCCTACCAGCAAGACTATGTGTGCTCCGGGGCTACGCTCCAAGTGGCGGGCAAGGGATGCGTGTTTTTGAACTCTGTAGGCTCCTCAACTCCCGGCCTAACTCAATCTGGTACGACAGTAACCGCTACATTCTCCGACTTCGCTCCTAATGGCATTCAGGGCGCGTCCCCAACCGGCACTCCTGCGTTGTTTGCCGCTGGGGATGCCGCAGTCATCACCGGCGCTGCGCAGGGAGCCTATAACGGCACATTTACGCTTACCGGTGCCCCGAACACTACCAGCGTGACCTATACGACCACTGGCGGGCTATCGAATGATGGTGGGCAGGGGCTTGCGAACATCGGCTGGATGGAGCGTGCCACATTACAGGACTTCCTCTCCACCGCGACCGTGAAGCCGGTACATGATATCGAAGTGGTTTCCGGCCTAACTATGGAGTCAATCATTCAGCCGCCGATCAAGGTGTGCTTCTTGGTAGAAGACATCAATACCTCAGTGACCCCACCATTGACCAATGTGACATTCCGCTTCTGGCCTATACCGTCATCACAGATTTGGGGTGCATATCTTTACTATCAAGGCAAGTCGCCAATCAAGACGGCACTGACAAATAACTGGAGTCCATGGCCGGATGAACTAGGGTACGTGCTGCGCAGCGGCGTAAAGGCAGCGGCATATGATTACTTTGAAGACCCGCGCATGCCCATGGCCGAACAGAAATGGCAAATTGACATCCAGAAAGCGTTAGATATAAAACAGCAAGAGCTGAGGGCTGAGGCGTACTTTCCAGACTTGCCGATTCAGCGTGGGGGATAAGTAGTTGGTATTACAGTAGTTAACATCTACTAACATTTTATCTTGTTGTTGTATTACACTTTGGATATGCGCAAACCAAAGCCAAAGCATATTCAAATTCCACTAGAATTAGAAACAGCCCTCGACAAAGAACGCGCAGCCAATCAGCGCTGGCGCGATTCCCATAAAGAACACATCGCCGAATATAATCGGCAGTACCACGCAGCCCACAAAGCCAAGCGCTCTGCGGACAACAAGCGATGGAGAGAAGAAAATAAATGGAGACGTAGGCGCTATCAACGCGAATGGAATCTTGCCAATGCTGCCCATCGGCAAGAATTGAATGCGCGGTGGGGCGAGAGGCATCCGCGTTATCGTCCAGATTACAAACTGAAGTACAACTACGGCATCACGCTCGAACAGTATGAAAAAATGTTTCAGGCGCAGGATGGGAAGTGCGCCATTTGTCCGAACCGGGCACCGGAGAGTGGGCGCGTGCGCCGCCTGCATGTTGACCACGATCACAAATGCTGTCCGGGTAACCGCGCTTGCGGCAAGTGCGTGCGCGGCCTATTGTGTTCGCGTTGCAACTTGGTCATCGGAAGCGTGGAGGAAAATATGGAGCTATTGATCCAGATGATCGAATACATCCGTGCACATACTTCCCCAACTCCCCAATAATGTAGTTCGTGCCTTATTTAAGCGAATTTCCGAATCTGGCGATTGGTCGCTGGTACACGGGCTGGGTGACCCTTCGTAATCAATTAGTTACCCCGATTCGCTTGGTGGGCCGCCGCATCATCGAACTTTACGATGCGCTCCTAGCGGGCAACGATCTGGAAATCACTCCGCGCCTGACGCTGATGCGCCGCCCCGGCTACCTCTCTTACTTTAATAGCCAACTCAATGGAGCAATGCTTAGTGTCTATAGCTGGCGCACGGCGAGTCAGGGCGTGTACCAGATTTTCGATACTACGGTTGACGTTGAATATGTCGCTCCCGGCGTTTCGGCACCGGTGGTAATTTTCACCAAGCCAAAAACGGCGCTATACCAGCGCGCATTCTTCTTTGGCGTAGGCAATTATCTATTTGGGAGCGGACAGGGATTCTCCTTTAAGTGGGACGGCGGAAGTCCGCAAGGGGTAACCAACTGGGGGATTGCGAACACATCCGGCAGTTCCAGTGGTTCGGCGGGCGCGGGAGCCAATGGCCATGCAAGCGCATTGGCGTCATGGTCAAATCCCAACAATGTTACGTCAACTACCCAATATGCCAGCGTGGCGCTTACCTCCTATCCCACCATACATTGTCAATCGAATACGCTGCTGGCTACTCAATTTGGCCTCGCTGCCTCTGGTCACATCACTGGTGTACAGATCAGCTTTACAGCGTACTGCACGGGTGGCGGCAATACCCAACTCGATGTAAGTCCGGCACTTTCCGGCTATGGCTTTGGCAACGAGAAGCAACTATTTCTTGGGGTCACCCCGCTTACTTATGTGCTTGGCGGTTCTTCTGACCTATGGGGTTTTAACAACTGGAGTAATACGTTAGTAAACGGTTCCACCTTTGGAGCGGCGATATCGGCATTCAACGGAGACAGCAACACCGGCAAGACTGTATTTGTCGATAATGTACAGATCACGGTCTTCACTGGCAATGTTCCCACGGTAAGTCCAACCGGCAGTGGTTCGCTCACCACGGTCAATGGGTGGTCATATGTGCAGGCATTCGGCAACTCTTCTAGCGGCGAAGTATCAAATGCCAGCTTGTCATCAGCGAACACCGGGCCATTTACCAATCAGGCAGGCGTCACGGTCAACCTTACTGCATCAACTGACCCTCAAGTGAACCAAATCCACGTGTATCGCACCACGGATTCGGGTGGCGGAGCTATCTTTTACGAGCTACCTACATCCCCTTATCCAAATACTACTGGGCCAATCACTGATACCTCCCCAGATACAGCGCTGAATGTCAGGAGCATCGCGGCCACAGATTTACAAAACACCCCACCGCCAAGCAACCTAGTCGCCATGGAATGGTTCGCCGGTCGCATGTGGGGCGCGGTTGGCAACCTGCTATATGCTTCTACCGGCCCGGATTCACTCAGCGGCTTACAACCATCCAACTGGAACCCAGCCTATGTGTGGGTGCTGCCTACTGCTATCCAGAAGTTAGTAGCCACCCCGAATGGAATGCTGGTCATGTGTCTAGATGACTGCTACGTCGTGCGCGGTACGGCCACAATCAACTTCACGGTTAACGAATTCCTGCGCGATATGGGTACCCGCAGCTACAATGCGGTGGATACTGACGGGTCAAATATCTATGTCTTCACGTCAGACCGCCAGTTCCTTCAGGTAGCCGCGAACGGAATCAATGATATCGGTCAGAACATCGGTGACCAACTTCTCAATGTAGACCCCACGCAGTGTTATGTAAGCGTGTACCGCTATGGTCTGGATTCGATGCTGTTCTTATTGGATACCGTGAATGGGGTTCTGTATCCCTATAACCTAAACCAACAATGCTGGAGTCTACCGGCGCTGCTAAAGTTGGGTGCCAAGCCCACCGCCGCAGGTACCATGGAAGTCTCGCCCGGAGTATGGAAGTATCTGGTAGGCGCAGGCACACAAGTCGGCCAGCGCGACCTGAATACGTTCTCTGATCTGGGCTATGACTATTACCCACAAGCGGTGATTGGCACCATTCAGGTGGCGGATGCTTTGTCGCTGGCCAAGGTAGAGAACATCAACCTGCAACTTACGAATGTAGGATCACTACCATCGCTTTCCATTCTGGCCAATGATACCGGCGTAGTATTGAGCAACCCAGTGACGAGCCAGATCACGCTGTCAGATTTTAGCCAGATCACGGGGCCGGGAATTCCGCTGGTTGAGCCTCCAACTTACGCCGAAACCCCGGTGAATTTCATCAACGTTCGCTATCCATGGGGAGTGACGAAAGTGCCCCAACAGTTGCAATATCTACAATTGCTTTTGCAGTGGAATGTGCAAGAGGCCGTACAGAATGAACTGCTCGCGCTAGGCATCAGCGGCAAACAGGAAGGCGGCCCACAAACACAACTACCGCAGCTTGAGGGAATTTAATGCCGAAGCCACCACAGACAATTATCATTCAGCCTCCGCAGCGGATAACCAGCCAACAGGCTCCCAATGTGACGCCAGCGCGTAGCTACGCTTCACCGATGGATGTCTATGAAGACGAAGTTGGGTTCGATTCTCCGTTCTCTTATCTATCCACCGGCACGCGACGCATTATGTGGCAGATACCAGATATCGCGATCACCCACACGCCGCTTTCGAGTGTGCTTACATCGGCCTCGCAGTCGGCAGATTTTACGCAGGCGCAAATTATAGGCGGCGGCATTCCTGCCACCACAAATGCGCCTGCATCCGGTTGGTCAGTAGTACCCAACATGGAAGCGACAATTATTGTGAACGGGCCAGCGCAGATCACTGCTAGTCTGATCGTCCAATCAAACGTTGCGAATGATACCATCTCGTTTGCCGTGTATCGCGCCGGTAAGCAGATTACTCCGGCATATCAGCAGACCACCTCAAATGCGAATACTCCTACATTCGTGCAAATCTCTACCGTCGATAACACATTGCTGGTACATAGCCCACTGAATCGCGAGGTGTATCAGTTGTATTGGAAGGCTGGAAGCGGCGCATTGACGACCACAAATAACCAGCGTACATTCTATGTAACCAATCTAGTCCCGGCATGATATGGAAACGGCAAATCACCGAAGCGGATCATGAACATCTGGCAAAAGAAATTGCCCACGATCCCGCGCATCGCGATTGGATGACAACTGCCTTTTTCCACGAACCACACACTGCGAACAACGTATTCGGCGACGATCAGGGGCCGGTGCTTTACCTGCGCGCCATGAGCGTCATGCGCCTGCACATTCAGTTCTGCGACGTGGATAAAGAGCGCATCCGGCGCGTTCTCAATACGCAGTTCCCGCTACTAAAGCTGCGCTGCAAGAAGCTGGGATACCGGCAGATCATCTTCGATTCTGTATCGAAAGGTCTGGTTCTATTCTGCCGACGCTACCTTGGTTTCCGACCTTCCCGAGATGAATATGTCCTTTGGTTAGACCCCATTCCGACGACTCCCGCCACTTCGGTAAACTCCGATCTGTGCGGATCACCACAAAAATAACGTGGGACATTGAAACGTGGGCCGTCTTAGAGCATGAATTCTATACTTACCCCGATAATGCTCCTATTGCTCTGGCTTGCGGGCCAAGCCAAGCAGAAACCGACGCGGCGAATCAGGCCGCTAGTGAAGCGAACACGCTCCAAAATGACTTTCAGCAGCAATTCGGCGAACAGCAGGGCTTCGTCAATCAATTCCTGATTCCTACATTGCAGCAGCAATACCAAGACCCACAAGGTTTTGGCCCGCAGTTGATCGACTCCTTGGAGGCTAACTTAGTTAACACTTCCGGCGTGCAGGCTTTGAATGCCAAGCAGGCCATCCAATCAAGTTTTGGCACCGCCAATATGGCCGGTCTTCCGTCTGGCGTACAGCAGGTTGCACTCGCCCAGAACGCCTCTACGGCGGCGCAAAGCGTAGCGCAGGGAACCAACCAAATCGGAGTTGCCAGCGGCGAAGCTGCGATGGCCCAAAAGGCGGCGGCGCTATCTGGCTTGCAACAAATTCCGCAGACCATGGGCTTGTCTCCGCAAACTGGCAATCAAATGCTCAGTGCGAATCAGCAAGCATTTAATCAAGCTAACATCGTCAACCAGCAAAGTAACTGGGGCGGTCAGTTGGGTATGGGAATATTGGGCGGCTTAGTGAATGCCGGTATGGGCGTTCTAACTGGCGGCCTAAGCACGGCAATGGGCATGGGCGGAATGCTTGGAGGCGGCGGCATGCTTGGCGGCTTGCTGGGTGGTGCTAATACAGGCGGCGGCATGAGTGATTCGGCAATGGCCGCAATGGATTCTGGAAGTGATGTTGTGCCAATTGGCGGCGGCGGATTAAGCAGCGGTAACACATCTGTTTTGGGGCCGCTCTAAAATGGAACTAACTCGCTCACATATCGCGCCAAAGGTTAGCCGCATTGAGGCATTAGCCGATGCCCTGCATTTTTATAACGGGGCCAACCGTCCAATTGACCCAGCTTACTTCGCCAGAAATCCACTACGGCTTCAGGTATTCACCGGCAATGGTCAAGCAACGGGCAAGCTGCGTCATTTCTCTTCGCACCACAGTGGATTTCAGGCGGCGCTATTCGATCTGCGCATCAAGTGCTCTGGCAAATCGCGGGCCAAGTTGGACAATGGAAACTTCACGCTGACTGGGTTAGTTGAATCGTACAACCTGAATGCGATCACAGCCAAACCGGTAGCCCGATTTCTGCGCCAAGCGTTGGGTGATGATTCAATTACTGAAAACACGCCACTCGACTATTTTTTGAAGGACTAATATGCCCGACCCAACTCCACAGCAACAGCCAGACCCAACCGCTGGCGTACCGAGTCCTCAGCAATTACTGGGAGGCGGCCAACCCTCGCTTGGCGGCCCACAGGGCGGCGGATTCTTCCGCTCATTGGTGGGCACACTCATCTCCGGCATGGCCACACAGGGCTTGCAGGGTATGCGTGCGGCTGCCATGCAGGCAAATGGTACCCCAATGCAGCGCGCGTTCGGCGCAGGTATGGGAGCGCAGCAACAGCAACAGACTCAGCAGGATGAGAACACAGAACGCCAGATACGGATTGCGCTGGGCAAAGTCAATTACCTGCAAACCTACCATGCTCTATTAAATGCGGATCGGCCAGTTCAAGAGCATGGCTACGAAGCCCTGCGTGATGCCGCTGGCCAGTATGACGATCAGGGAAAAATGGAGTGGATGGGCGGCTTCTCTGAAAAGCGCCAAGACTTGGTAGAGCAGTACCAGAAGATTGCCCGCGAACATCCAGACTGGAATGTGCAAATCTTCCCGACCAAGGGTTCTACGCTTGAGAATCCTCGCTGGGCAATTGGCCGCGTACTACAAGGGCCGCTTTCCGCGCCGATTGTGGTTACCCTTCCGGGCAGGCCAGACAAGGGACTGCCGCCGATGCAATCGAAGGTATCAGTTGGCACGGATGCCAGCGATGGTATGAACAAGATGATCTACGACTTTAGGAACGGCTTGATTCATACCATGAAGGCAAGCACAGCCAAGCCATTCACGGACGCGCCAGATCAGATCACGGCCGATCAATTGCGTACTGCGATGCGAGCACAGGGTATGCAGCCAATTGCAAATCTAGACTCGTTGCTTGCCTATGCGAACAATGAAGCCGATGCCAGTGCGTTGCCAGCGAAGTCTTCCACGTCGGCATCCGGGGTAGAGATGGGCCGCGATATGGCTGATGAATTCATCCGGCAGAATAATATCAACCCCAACTTTGACCCCAAGAAGGGTGCAGAAGAACTAGATGTGCGTCACACGGTTGAAGCATTCATGAAGCCGGGTGGCATAGACAGCTATCTCAAGGCAGAAGACGCCGCGAGCTACGCACAAGACGTTCTAGCCAATCCGAAGTCGCACTCGCCCGCTGTAGTGCAGTTGGCTACTCAGTTATTACCGCACGCCATTGCGCGTATGAAGGAATTGCCAACTCCAAAGCAAGAACTGGACGCGAAGAGTGGTGAGAAGGCCGAACAAAATTTAGATCGCGAGAAAGATAAAGCTGTCGAAGCATTCAAAACGATGCTGGTGACCGATCAGGGCAAATTCGATGACTTGACTGAAGCCATGGACATGCTCAACAAGGGCGGCGCTGAGGACGAAGCGGTTGCTGCGATTAAGTCTTTGCGTGGCTTGGTGGGTGGCGGAGGTGTGCGTATTACCGGAGCGGAATTAAATCAGATTGCCCAAGCGCGTGGCTGGGCGCAAGGGTTCGATGTCTGGTTGAGCCGCGCGTCCACCGACCCTAATCAAGTCCACCTACTGAGTGATGCGCAGCGTGCGCAATTGTCAGACATTTTGCGCGCTGCATATAACAAACTGCGCGAGCATGATATGGCTACGCGACAGACTCAGGAAGACATTTTTAACGCGAAGTCGATCCAAGAAATTCGGCAGGCACAGATTGGCTGGGAGCGCAGCACGGCCCCGCCGCCAGTTGCAAACCCTCGCCCCCCGAACGCGAAAAGCATTGGTACCGGCAAGACCGATAAACAGGATTACTATCTGGACGCGCAGGGTAAGCCGATAGGCCCGGTCTATACAAAAGTTCCACGCATTAAGTCACAATCAGATCAGCAAGCGGTTCAATAATGGGCGACTCACCACAGGCCGTACAAAATCAGGGCGGAACTCCACCCAACGCTCCTTCGCAGGAGTTTGATAACGTCCGCCCGCTAGATGCTAGTGTTTCTGGCCAAAGCGACCAGATGCCACAAGCATTTGAGAACATCCGCGCGCTGGACGATTCCCAGCAAGCACCTCCGTTCACTCCGCTGAATTTATTAGACCCATCACAGGCGAAGGGTTTTATTTCTGGTATCCCTACTGGATTCGGCATGGGCGCTGCCGAGGGCGCACAGGGCATTGCTCGCTTAGGCCAGAAAGTTGGCATACCGGTCAACCAAGAATCCATGCAGCCAATACCGCAACCTAATATCATGACTTCCGAAGGAGCCGGTTCGGAATTCGGCAAAATGATGGAGGGGATGTTTGAATTTCTGCCCGCCGAAGCTGGGGTAGGTGCTGGTTTAACTGCCGCCGATAAGGCTCTAGCTATTGGCAAGATCATGAAAGCCATGGAAGTGTCGCCGCCAATGATGGAAGCGCTCAAGACTGGCATGCGTATTGTTAAGGGCGGGGCCACTGGCGCAGGCTTATCTGCACTCCATGGTGGTAGCGGCGAAGATATTGCCTTGTCAGGCGCGGCTGGGGCCGCTTATGGCGCGGCTGGCGAAATCATGGGTAGGAATCAATACGCGCAGGCTAACTCGTATATTAAGACCCCGGAAGATTACATCATCCGCGCGTTCAACCCAGCCGAACCTGTAGACCTAAAGGGCGCAGGCCAAAGCGTTCAACCCAGCCAGAGTTTGGGTAAGTTCGACAAAGAATTGCGCGCGAATATTCCATACATCATGGGAGAGGCGATTGAAAGTGGCAGACCACCACAGGGTCGCCGCGATGTTATTGACGATTCATTGCGCGGTGCTGCCAAGTTCAATGACCTGTACTACAACAAAGTGATTGAACCAATGAAGGACGTTAAGATTGGGTGGGCCAACACGTCGAAGATTCCTAACTATCAAGGTCAGTCCGACGCCGAAGGAAATATCACCCTCGGTCAACTCGACAAACGACTTGGCGTAATCAATGCTACTCTCAACCCGCGATTTGAAAAGAGCGGAATGGCGTCGATAGCCTCGCTCAATGCCGAGACTATTCAATCTTTGCAAGCTGAAGCGGCGCAAATCAGAAATGTCCTCTATCCCATGTTGCAAGATGGCATTGGGAACCGATTGGGCATAGATGTGGCCGATGTTAAGTCTCGCGCACAGCAGATGAAAGATATTGCCGACTACATGGAGGAAAGCTGGCAGGCTACTCGCCGCCGTGCATTTACACCTGTTGGCGACGAATCTTCAATGTACCGCGCAACCGAACGCGGCATTGTGAAGTTAACACGCGCAACATTCGGCGACCCGCGCGATGCCGATATCCGCCATGGTTGGGCTGCCTTGATGAATTCCGGTATTGAGCCTAAGTTGCCGGGTATGCGCAGTGCTGCTTTGCCGCCGCCACCTACCAACATTATGGTTGAGCGCCACCCAAGCTGGAAAATCAATATTGCCGACGCAGCCGAGGCGGTTAATGCTCGCCCAACTGGCGTTCGCACAGCCGAAGACATTAGCCATCAGCCAGATGAGGTGGCGGCACAGAAGGCCAAGATTGAAAAGCGCGCGGATGAAGTGTTGGCCGCCCGTGCTCGCGCCATAAAGAAGGCGGCAGAGGAATCCATGCAAACGCCATACCAGCGCACCGCAGGCCCAGATATCGGCGAAGGGGAAGAGGCACCAGACTTCAACCGTGAAATGGAACACTAAATGGACAGTCCCGAAGATTACTTCTTCGATATAGATGTCGATATGATTGGGGCGCTGCGCGTCGATCAAGATCGCGTCCACGTTTACTTGTCCGAATGGTCTACACTAACCTTTAGCCAAGACGCGCTGGATGCGCTGGCTAGAACTCTGGAGCCATACAGGAATCGCCATGATTTGGGAACGCAAGGAACTGTGCCTGTTAGTGGAAGCGGAAGCGCTCAAGCAGGAGATTGACCCAGCGCTATGCGCGGCCATAGTCGAAGTTGTCTCCGAGTGGCAACCTAACCGCATCTCTGTGCTGTCTGACGACGATCTACACCTGCAACCCAGCGCTTTCCCCACCAAGGCAGGAGAAATGGCGCTGATGGCCTCTCGGATAGGTTTGTTCCAGTTTCAAGGCGCGCAGGCGCGACATCTTGACTACAAGCAAGGACTGGACGATCTGCTATTACCTACTACTAATCTAGAAATTGGGATAAAGCTACTCAAGAGAAGTCTGGAACAGGCCGGTCGCGCCGTAGATCGCGCCTTGCTGATTATGTACGGCTATTCGATTGTCCCGATGATTCCTAAGATCGCGATGAAGGTGAAGGCATTCCGCGAGCTATTCCTGACTCGGCCCGATGTCCATTAAATGGTCACAGTTCCCGCCCAGAGACCCAGATCGAATCCGGGTCAGCTTCCCAGCGATTGTTGCGATGCTCAAAGTGCAGGCTACGCATGGGGATAACCCAATGCTCTTTGTTGTGAGTCATGGTTATGGTAACCAGATCGCCGATTGTGGATTTGATTACCCCAAGACCTTTATTTTTGACGCTCACCCGCTCGCCCACGTCGAGTGATGGCTTAGATATGGTTTGCGCTTGTTGTGCCCGGTCAACGATTTGGGCTATGGCGGCATGATTGTAGCCAGACTCCGGCGAATAGACGAGAACTGACGGCGCGGAGTCTTCGAGCACTTCTATTTTGGTCTGTATTAACCCCTCGGGGTCGGCAATGCTGGGGCCAAGCATCCGCTTTTCCTTTTTGGATGGCTGAAAATACACATCTACGCCATATTCGGTCAGCGTTGTGATCTCCTGTTCGACTTCGCGCATACTCCACGGCAGTTCCTTCAGCCTGAAAGTAAGATTCTTGGGATAGGCAAACTGCGCGCGGTAGCCTAATTCGTGCTCACAAATTTTTCCCCAGAGATAGATATCGCCATGAACTCGATCATCACCAATGGCGTCCCAATAGCCGTGCTTTTTAAGGTGCTCGAAATCCTTGGCCGCATAAATGCCACAGGAGCAATTCTCTCCCGGTGCTTGATGTCCCAATTCAGGCTCCCGCATCTCCATGGCGATACCTACACCGACGCAATGCATGCAGGCTTTTGTATTGGCCACCATGGGCACGCGCGGATGCCAGTAAGTATTATTGAGGGAATATAGCCCTCGATTCACACCCGATGGAGTTATGTGCCAAGTCGGATTGACGCCATTCGCGCTCCACTTCCATGTGCGGTGAGCAATGAATGGCTCTACATAATCAGGAATGATGTTCTTCATGGCAGCGCTGGAACCTGTTCCGGCTCTTTCTCTGGGACGACAACTGGCTCCGGTTCCGGTGCTGGTTGACTGATCGGCAGGTGAAGCGGCTCCACCACAATGGTGCGCTTGGGTTCGCCTATTTCCATACAATTACCTCTCTCTCATTACGTCCACCAAGATAAGCGAAAATCTCCGACTTGGCAACAGTTTTTGTCTTGACTTTGCCATTTTGGCTGAAGCGCTTGGCGAACCATTCCGCCTTGGCTTTATCGAGCGTATAGGAGATGCCGTGGGCATTCTTCCCCGGCTGATAGCCGCGATAGATCGTCAATTTCTCCGGCAGCTTGGCGAACTCGGCCCGGTCTTCTTCGTCCATGAAATATTCGCGACCGGGGCGCTTGGACTTCAGCAGGCGCAGCCATACATGGAATCTGTGGCCGATATTTTCGGAATCAATCCAGACTGACCCCAATAGCTTCCAATACTCCTGATCGGTCAACTTGGGTTCAATGGCCTGAAACGCATCCAGCCGATAGGGCCGCTCATGCAACCAGATGTATTGACTCCAGTTATGCTTCTTGGTGGCCAATTCGATTTGCTTCCGCTTCTCGCGCAGCATTTGGTTGGCCCACGCATTCAATTGCTCATGGTGGGGAACCATGTAGACCAGTGGATGGCGGATGCAGGTGCCCAGACGGGGCAATTCCTCTCTGTATTGCTCCAGTTCGGCACACAGTAGCTCCTGCTTCTCTAATAGGTTTTTGCAGTCAATGGCGATCATGGCTAATTGGACGCGGATTCAAAGGCGAGGGATTCTCTTTCTTCGTCAGCTTCCCGTGAAAAGCGTTCCATGTCCGCCTCGCAGGCACCGCATAACCCAAGCGTCCCCGGCCCGTCATATCCGCAATATGCGCATTCATTTCCCATTTCTGTGTTCCAGATCATGCTGCTTCTCCCATAGCTTCGATGACGGAATCGAAGGCAGTAATTGAATCTTCGAGCAGGTATGCGCCAGTGCTGGCCATGGACTTGTGCCCAGCCGTCATTCTGAGGCTTTCAATCCCGGCCCCGGCCTTGCGTGCCTGCATCAATCGACTGTGCTTCAGGACGTGGGGGAAGCACAGACGCCGGGGAATTCCCGCCGCCTTGCCATACTTTCGCATAATGTACGAAAAGTGGTCGCGGCCCGTGCGCGCCGATGCTCCGGCAGGCAAGGGGAAGATCGGCCCCGGTGGGCAGGCTTCCAGCAATGTCTTTTCATCCATCAGCGGGTCATCCGGGCGCGATACAAGCCGCTGATCGGTCGCATATGACCCCTTGAGCCGTTTAATGGCGATAATGCCGCCCTCAATGTGCTCCCGCCGCAACATATACGCCTCTGAGGCGCGCAATGCATGCAGGTACGTCACCAGAATCAATAGGTGATCTTGCGCGCTCTCTTTTTGGGCCGCGCCTAGAAGGGCGCGCACCTGTTCATGGGTCATGTGTTTCATGGTTTATTACCGGCGAATAGCTCCGGGTTCCCCCATCTCTTGCCGCCCCACTCGATTATGCGCTGGGGCAGGTCAATGTGGCCGTATTCGTACATTTTGCCGTACAGAATCCCAACAAAAGACCCCGGCGATACGAATGTCTTGTGACCATCCCACCAATTCTGTGGATGCCAAAATTCGGCAGGACGTGCCATGCTCCTCATTGCTTCAACTCCCAGAACTTGGCATGCAGGTTGCGGATGAATACGCGGCCCTCTTCACCCATCGGCCCGTCGAACTTCTCAATTGACCGCTGACAAAGCCCATCGCTGTCGCCCGCATCAATCAGCGCCGCGCAGGTGGCGCAGGCCGCCCAAAGGTTATCCGTGCCCAAGTTCAACTTGCGGCCCAGTAATTGGACTTCCATAGTGAATTCGGGGCAGGGGTAACCCTTCACAATTGGCGTCTCACTACAGAAGTCACAAACTTCTGTCCCCGGCTCCGGGGATAAAGTGAGGGTGAGTTTCCCATCAACTTCGGTGATCTTTTCTTTTACGGTCACGCTGCTACTCCCTGTCTGCCCGCATAGCGCGGGAGAAAGAAATCCTTCAATTTGCCAGTCTCCCGGTCAATATGACGGCGGATGCCGAATATGTCATGGACGAAATCCGTCTGATCGGCCCGCAGCAATTCGGCTAATTGCAATGGGCAGCCGTTCGCGTGAACGGCAATCACGTCCATAAGCGTTTCGCGCTGGAACTTGGTGGCTTCTTTATTCGACATAGCGCCGAATGCCTTGTCAGCCACTTTGACCGCGCGTTCTGCGATGCGTGCGGCCAGCGCATGATCTTCTTTGCTTGCGTTCCAGTTAATCATGCGTGCCCCATTGGCGTGCCAGTGGGCACTAATCCGCCCATGGCCTCTTCGAGTGATTTCTTCGTGCGGGCCTGATGGGAATGCACCACGCCAGCTACCATGATGCAGGCAAGGAAATCTGCTGGCATCTGTGTTTCGGCCACGATCTTATCCATGGCTTCGCGGCAATTCTTCTCGTTCTCCGCATCCTCCGGCGTTTCGGCGTTGGGCATGACTTCCAAGATGATCTGCGCGGCCACGCGAAGCACGGCCCGATTGTCCACCAAGGGCAGCTTCAGTTCTTTAACTTCAATTTCTGGTTTCAATTTGATTCTCCCTCTTCTTTAATGTTTCCCGGTTCCAAGAATTCGATTCCGGTGATCTGCTGTTCGTCGCTATTTATTGTGAGCCTCGCGACCGTAGCCTCGTTATACCGCGACAACTGGTAATTCAGGTTTTGCACAATCATGGTGGGCTGCAAGGTGACCATCCACGTGGCTACCTGTGGCAGCTTGGGCAGCAGGTGAAACAATAACCGCGCAATAAGATGACGTGGCATCTCCATGCGCTCACCCCGGCCCCAATCGAACAGGATTGCGCCATTGCGCTGTTCTACGCGCAGATTGGCTACCTTGGTATTGATTGTCTTAGTCTGCGTCATAACCCTCCATCGCTGGCCACGCTTGTTTTCATGGCCAGAGTCGAAAGTTACGCCACGTTCTCAATCACAACTGCGTCGGCGACGCCTTTGTTTTCGATCTTGCGCGGCTGCAACAACTTCGCCAGCGTACTCCTGCAATTCCAGCTTGCGATGCTCATCCTGAGTCTCATTACTGAGCCAGCTTAGGGCATTCGACCAGCGCCATTTGGTTTGACCCGCAGGCAGCAGTTCAATATCAGGTGATGCGAACTTTTCCACCACATTGACGCCCTCTTCTTTGTTGAGGTTCTTCTTGACCCAGTTCTGAATGTCATGGGTGGCGATCTTTTCCTCATTCGCCGCCTTGAGCAATCCAAGAGTCTGATTCACGGCTCCCGGCCCCAGAACATTTTCGGACAAGTCTTTGATTGCCGATGCCATGGTCTGAGTATCCAACGCATAGGTGCGCTCACTCAGGCGAACATTGTCCGGCAATCTCTTGCCCAGATGCACCTGCTTGAGCACAGATTCGAGCGTCGCGAGATTTGTACACCACATCCGCTCAAGAATCAATGACAATGTGAGATAGCCATCGCCAAAGTCTGAGTCGCCCAGTTCCGCGCCAATGGCAACCAGTTCGCCGGGGAATGGCTCAAACACATACGGCAAAAAGCACCGCACTTTGATCTTGGTTTGCAGCGCGAATCCATCAATCGGACGCGCACCGTATTGCCGGATGGCTCCCACGAATGCCTCAAGCAGTGGTCGCGAGTCCAGACGGCGGAAGTGATCGGACAAGAAACCGCGCGTCTCGCCCTTCACATTGCGCAGCAAGAAGCGGTCGCCGTTCAGGTGGCCATACAGTTCGGTCAGATTATGGGCAATCAGTTGCTTGCCCCAATCCTTGGCTTGCAGTTCAGTTAGATAGCGTCCGGGGAAATTGACCCGTTCGGCTGCCTGTCGCAGGGCATGCGGATGGATGGCCAGCGCATCCGCTTTGGTATCAGGGGTGATGATGGCCAGACCCTTTTCGCCGCTTTCAAACCGCAGCGCTTTCCCGGCCACGATCATGTCTTGCGGCACATCGTTCTGTACCTGTTCAATGACCCGTTCCACTCTGGGAACGGATAGGTGGAACCTCTCATCGAGTCGCCGCTGGAATTCTTTGGCGGAATCCGAGACGGCCACGTTATATTCGCGTGAATCATGGTGAATCATTGTTTTTCATTTCTCCTAATTCATTTGACAACACTAACTCGGGGAGTAGATGTTATTTATTTCTACGCCGCCATTCATTTCTTCTGGCACATCAATGGCCCAGAGTCCATTGTTTACTTCGTCACGTTCTGTTCGGCTGCCAGTGGTCGCGAGTAAGTCAAGAAACTCCTCCGCCTCTTGTGGCGTATAGAATTTGGTGACGGTACCGCGCGGACTGACAACACTCACCTGTGGCCCATTCATGCCGCCGCTTTGCCCTTTCTGATCTTCTCAAGTGCCAGATCGGTCAGCGCCTTGCCCCGGTCGGAAGAATCACTCTCAACCAGTTGCAACGCGCCATCCTCAAGGCGCGTGTCTAATGTCGGATAGATTTCATGCGCCAGTTCCCACGCTTTCTTTTCCATGGGCCGGAGAAACGCAGCATCGCCGCTGAGTGTATGGTGGGTTTCGTCCTTTTCCAGCGTTGCCAGTGTTTTTTTCATTCGGAATTTTCTCCGCGTGTTCGGCATGCGCGGCCCGCCTTTTCATTAAAACGCGAATGCGTCTACTGTACAGATTGACTCGGGATTTCTTTTGGTTCAATTTCTTTTAATCCCGCAATTGTCGAAGCCAGTTCCTTGTATTCATGCAGCCACTCTAGCCACCCGGCATAGAGTTGCGGCCCCATGGTTTCTGGTTCCATTGGCTCAAACCAGTATTCTGGTTTGTGCGTAAGCCTACAGAACTTCCAAAGCGTATTCAGATAACCGCGCAAATCCTCGCAGCGATCTTTATCGTGCTTGTGAAGTTCACTCCACTTGCGCACAGTCAAACCGCGTTCATTCAGAATGCGGTATAGCTGCGTAGTAGTGATCTTGCCCGCTTGGCACTCGCGCGCCTGTAATTGAATCCATCGCCGGATATGAGCCTCACGCTTCCATTGCGCCCATTGCTGCCCTAGAGTGATTGGCCCGGTGATGATGGAGCCATTTGCTCTCAACTCTTCGGCTGCCCGCAATTCGCGCGCGTCATGCTCCCTTCGCCACTCTGTATCGTGGTGCGTCTCAAGTAAAGGATGCTTGGGAGCACGCGGCTTGCCCAGTTTCGCCAATTGCTTTTCGTATTTGGCAATCAGCTTATCGCGTGCGGATAGCTTAACCTTTGGTTGCGCCCGCTTGATACGTTGCGCTTCCGCCCATGCCCACTGCTCAAGCAAATAATGGTTGCGCTCTACCGGGCGAAATTTGCGGATGGCTTGCACGTTCTTGCCCTTGGCATACACTACAAGCATGTCCGGTTTGCCAGTTTCCAGATGCAACTGTAGGCCCGCGTCTACTACGTCTAATCCCTTGAGCGAATTGACTAGCAGATCGCGGCGAACAGTGAACGGCAATTCGCCCGCCAGTGGTACGGCAACAAAAGGCGCGCGTCCTTTGCGCGCACTCTCAACCATGCTCACAAAGTTTTCAGCCATGGGTCACCGCTTCCGGCTCCGGCACATCCTCGAACGGGTCATTGCGAGTTGCGCGAATCAGCGATGGAATGTAATTCTTGGCAACATCCATCATGGCCCGGTTAATGTCTGAATACTCGCCCGTGAGCCAGTACGTCATGCCGTATTCAGTTGACACCCCGGTTTCAAATTGCCGCAAGAATCGGCGAGTAGCCGCCTTGTTATCGGCGAAATACACACTGAAAAATCCCCACTGGCTATAGTGGGCGATGAAAGAGCAATGCTGGGTCAGGTGATGATACAGGCGCGAGGTAAACCGCTCACGCTTCAACCCAGACCGCAAAAAGGATTCCCATGCTTTGAGGGTCAATTCCTTTTCCTTCGCGGTCATAAATTCGCTATCGGTGAATTGATATTGTTTCGTCATTGTTTTTCCTTTTCCAGCACGGCATGCCCGCCCGGTTTGTGTCCTTTGGGCATGGTGCATCGGAACCACTGTTTCCCGTCAGTAGCAAACGGATGATTGCACAACTCAGTTGTGCTTGGTTCTGCGAGGTGCGGGACGTGTTTACACACACCCCGCGCCCGAAAGTCTAGGCAGTTGTGCGGACAGGTCATGGTCAATCTCCGAACCAGAAGTGACGCGCATACTCAAGCATGGTGTCATCCTCTTCCGAGGTGGTTTCGGCCTTTGTCCATGGCGTACCCCAGTCCTGATACTCAAACCGCGCGGACGTGGGCTGCCCATAGGAATCAAGATCGCCCACAATACGCGAAGCAGGCCCGCCAGTTCCCAAAAGCAATTCATATTCAGTCGGCTTGGCAGCATCGCTATCGCCCGGTTGATACCAGTCGGAACGTACCTGTACGCTCAAGGGGTCTTCTTGGATTCGCGAATCATCGCCGGACTTTTCCGCTTCATCCAACATCTCGCGCAAGGTTTCAATTGCCCCATGCGCGTATTCATTCGTGACTTGCTGGAAGTCCTTTTCTTCTTTCTTTTTGGATTTCATTTTTTCCCTTCCACTGTGGGCTAGATGCCCTACCGTGAAGTTTCTGTATTACACTCAATTAGATACGCTGGCCAGCGCGGGGATTCTTTTTTAATCCTCTTCCGCATAGGCGGATTCAATACGCTGATTGCAATGGGCACAGAATAGCGCGGGGTCTTCGTAATTCACATCATACCCGTCTATCCTCCATCCATCACCCTGCCCGCCCTCATGTACCGGATTGCTGGGGTCATTGGCACAATCAGGACATAGCGCCTCGCCGTCGTCCATCAAATAGAAGATCGGATAGCCACCCGGCCAAGCGTATTTATGCAGCTTGCCGTCATCGTGACGCGGTAGATTAGTCATTGTTTCACCCATAGCAAGTAAGGCAGTCCCGGCCATTGTGCCCAGCATTTTTCAGGATTCGCTTTAGCCCAGACATCTGGCAAGTTTTCCCGGTATGCCGCCAATTCCGGCCAACGTGCCACTTGATCTTTAGTAGCTGGCTTCAATCTCGCAGGCGCGCCCGTGTCAGTTTCGCGGTAATGGTACGTGTATTGGCCCTTGCTACCGTCAGAATACGTCACGGGGTCTACCCGGTACGGCCCAGCGGCTTTGTTGATAGCTTGCGCTTCCGCGTGTAACTCCGGCCCTCCGACCGCTTTTAATTCGTAGCGGTGACTGTCAATTTTCGCGGTACGCTTTGGACGTGTGCCATCGGCAGTCCGCATGCAGCCATGGTTCTTCCCGCCGCATGAGCATCGGCAAACATCCTCGCGTGCTTCCCAGCACGCTTCGCCGCATGTAGCCTCACTAAGGAAAGCCACAATCGGGCTTGCGCCTTGAGCGATTCGCTTTTCAATTGGATTCAATTGCTTTTCCATACTTGTTAGATACCACCGCGCGGCCCGTGATGCAATTAAATTCGTCACCCGTACCCGCCTGACCATGCCCGCCTGCCCGCCTCTCGTTCTCGGCTCCTGCTCTTTCTCAATTAGCGATCTGGCAAAGCTATTGCCGCTTAATTGATTACAGGCGCGCGCCATGGGGGAACCTTGGTTCTCCCTCCCCCTATAGCAAATTGGGGACAGATAGACTCGGAGCCTACGCGCGCGGCCATTAAATGGACGCCAGTTTTTCGGTCGTAGGTTTTCGCTCTTTCTTCGCTTTTGCCGCGCGGCGAAAATCGCTTCAATCTTCGCTTGCTATTCGCCTATTTTTCAGCATCTTGCGGCACTAACAAGTAATTAGATATCCACAGAATTATTTTTGATTCTTTATCAGTTTGGCAATTGAAAAAAAACTTCTTGACACGTCTATACTCTAGGATAATCTATCCCTACAATTCGTGCAGTTCTCTCAGTAGCCAACGGTTTTATGAGTCGATTGGCACGGAAGAGAAAAGGAAAAACAAGTGAGCAAAACATGGTACGAAAAAACCACGTTCCAACCATCTCGCATTGCTACAGAAAATGCCGGTCGCTGGTTTCGGCCATTGCCATCCGCAATAGCCAGTGCATTGCACGTCACGGAACCATTAAATGGTTCCAATGGACGTTGGCATGAAACCGTGCAAGATGTTGCGGACGTGCTACAGGCGAATGTGCCAAACTTCAATCGTGCGGAATTCGCGCAAGAGGCAAAGGGAAGTGACGATTCCGCTTTTTGGTTGTCAGTTTGGCAAGATGACGGTGGTCACTGCTGGGATAGTGATGTGACTACACCGGCGGAAAATGCCGCATGGAATTACCTGAAGACTGGCATACCTCCAGCGATTGCAGCAAAAGAAAAAGACTCCACTTTTTCGCACCTAATAGAGGTACTGAAAAGCGATGTACGCACCTCAGTGAAAAACTACAGTTTTTTGCTGTGGTTACCTCCATGCTGTGGTTTGGCTGTGGTCTACCTGCTAACCGCGATTGAAACCCTAGGCTTTGCCGTATCGCGCATTTTCGGAGGTGCAAGGTAATGAATTCATCCGAGGAAAAACGCGCGCTATTGGACGCGTGGCACATAGTACGTGATGCCATGGACAAAGCACACAATGGTCATCCCTGTTCTGGTTTCTGCGAGGGTTGGCACAAAGCCGAATCAGTTCTCTACTACCTTAGCCAGCAATTGAGCGCTGGCTACAAGAGAGGGGAATCAGATGACCTATCTAGAGGCTAAAATCGGGCTGAAGCCTAGCACGATTGTTTCATTGCACGAATTTCACAGCATTGGGCATGTAGTGAAAACCACAGCTCACACTATGGGCATTGCTCACAGTGGTCATCCACTAGACGCGGTGACGCGCGATATTACGTTTTATGATTCGCGTGATTGCCGTCTTTTCAACCAAGGTTACATGGTACGCAAACGGCAAGAGTACAGAAACGGTTTCGCATACCGCACAAAGCGGATTACCATCGACTTACGAAACCAGACCATCGAAGAGATACTCTTACCTATGGGGCAAACTTCACTTTGGTGACGCCATGGCTAAGTGGTCAGTTTGCCTCTGGAGGATTCGCGCTAATCGCGCGCCACTGTTAGCGGAAATTTCCTATCAATTGCATGATATCGAATCATGCAAGCCAGAAGACAAGTATCGCGCGATACGGTTCTATATCGCATTGCAAGCTAACCTATCGGGATTCATCTCCCGCACAACCAAGACGGAAACCATCTACCACGGAGGAGAACATGTATAAACTTTGGTTGGAACGTGTTTGCATTGTGGCTGCAATCGCGGTGACGTTTGCCTGTCACCTCGCGTTACTCTGGTTTGCCCATGGCCATCTCCTCGGAGGTGCACAGTGACGAATCGCGGATGGCAAGCCAGTATCATTATTGGCATTGCAGTTTGGTTCCTCTGCATTGTCTACACGTACCTAGTGACCGGAGGTGCACGCTAATGACACTGCCAAAGGTTACACTCCCGAAAGTTAACCGCGCGGCACTAGCCAAACATCACAGGATAATCCGCTATGGCGTATTCGGGATAATCGTGATTGTCTTGGTTGTGCTCCATGGCGATACCTCCGCAGGTTTGATATCGGCAGCATTGCTCAAAGTATTGGATGTGACAGGTGACGTAATTGCCGATAGAGTACTGCCGTTCGATTGGCTAAAGACCATTAGCAAGATGGACGATTAGCCCAACCGTTTGCCGTTTGCCCACGGTTTCCGCCGTGGGCATTTTTATTGCCGTGGTCTCACGGTACGGTCGGAAGTTTTTGCCATGGCTTATTCGCCATCACTTCGCCTAATTCCCAATTGGCCAATATCGCGCGCAATGCGCCATAACGCGCGGAGGGTTTCAGATGACCCTAACCTATCAATATTCCCAACCCTCGCCTGTAGGCTAATAACTCACGAATACAACCTATGTACTCTCTATACACTGGCTTATTGATTCCGCATTACTTAGCTTATGTACTATGTAGTAATACCCTATCGAAGAAAAGGCGAATCATCCAATGGATACAATAGCTTACAGGCAGTTTTCGCCCTATGTTCACTTGCGCCGTTTGTTCGTCTTGCGCTATTCATTCGCCAAGACTGAAAATAGATCATGAAAAGCGGAGGAGATGACACCGCGCGCCGTTTTTCTGTGGGTCATCTCATCTCCATCTCATCTCATTTTTGCGCGTCCAGTCGCGTCCAATTAGCCTCCAGTGGCGCGCTAGGTCTCAAGCCATGGCGAATTCCGCAATATTACATAATGCGTAATGCCCACTAACCGCTTTGCCTTGTACCGTTTGCGCGCGCCCGTCTCATTGTCACGTGTCTCATGCGACCGCGCCATAGCGACGGCGAAGAAACGGCGAAGACGCGAGCGAATGAAAAGCGAAAAGAGCGGGTGGTAGAGGCTTTTGGGGGGTGGGGGTGAACCCCATTTGCGGGTAGTGCAATTGCCTACTCCTTCTCCCCAATCCCGTTTCTTCTTTCTGTAGCCTTCCCCGGTAGCCTTTCGCCGTTGTTTCGCCCTTAGTGCGGTCAAAATGCGTTTTGTAGGTTAGGTCAGGGTGCGGAGGTAATGCGGAAGGGAAAAACGGCGGGAAGATTTTAATTGCATCGCGGGGGGATTGAGGGTAATCTCATCTCATATCATATGATATCAACCGGCAGCCAGCCCGCAGCGGGGATAACGGTGTTGGAGGTGCTGATCTATTACGGGTTGTTACTGGCCGCCGCCATGATTTGGCTTCATTTCGGCATGAAGAAGTGCCGCTATTGCGGCAGACATAGGATGGATGGACACAAAAAGGAGTGCCCGCGCTATAGCGCCAAGAGAGGATACCTACTAATGGAAACACACGTTGAACTGCCCAAGCCCACCTTGAACGTCGAACTGCTGTTGAAGGTGAAAAACCATATTCTCGAAGAACCCAAGCGCCTGCGCATGTCGAAGTGGTTCATTAAGGGCACCCCGAATGGCCATGGCAGATCAGTATCGCGTGGTTACGGCGAACCCATCGACTTTGAAGTCCCAGCTTGCGGCACTGTGGGCTGTATTGCCGGATGGACAGAACTGCTCAACCACCCTGAAGATTACGAAGGTGCCACCGGCATCAGTGGAGTGCACTGCGGTCGCGCCAAGAACGAACTTGGCCTGATAGACCAAAGCCTGTTTTTTGTTGATTGCTGGCCAGAACCCTACAAGTCCGACTATTACCAAGCCGAAGACAACCAGACGCGCGCCCAGATTGTAGGCGCGCTCATCGACAAACTGATTGAAGTTGGCGAAGAACAGCTTTTCGGGCGGGAGTAAATCATGTCCATTCGCAAGTGGTGGCGCGATTTCTGGGATACTGATAAAGAGATTCGCGTCTACGCCAAGCGGCAAAGGCTGTTGGCCAATATGATGCTTGCCGAGGTGGAGAAAGTTCATTCCGGGGCCGCCGTGACTGCCGACGCCGTAGCGCGAATCAAGGTGTTTGAGGAAAAACTGGACGCCATGACCAATGACCAATTGCTCGAATACCAGCCTGCGCCGGAGGAAGGTGGCCAATAGTGATCGAACAAGAACGCATTCGCGCGCGACAATGGATTAAGCAGCACTTCCCCGATATGGAGCCATCCGACCTGACCATTGAACTGATGGCCTCATTCTCGGCTTCGGCTGATCCTAACCAGTGTCGCGATGAATCGGCCCGTTTGCGCAAGATTTTAGAAAAGTACGCTTATTGCCGCCACGCCCAGATCAACTGCAACTGCACCATGGAAGCGCGGGCGGCGCTATTTGAACCCCAAACTCAAAGGACACCATGAAACGATTCGCGGGAATATTACTCGATCAGCGCTGACTTCGCCAAGCTGGCGGTGCGGTTTGGAGGACTGGTGGCACGGGCAAGATCGCAACGGGTGGTGGATTGGATGCAGGCGATGGAGATTGAATCGCAGAAAGTGAGCACGAAATGAGCGACGAAGCCAAGTGGATTCGATTCCGCGAAGTTGCGGCAACGGGTAAGACGCAGCGATGGCTGGTCGAGACGCTTACAGGCGTGACCATCGGCACTGTACATTGGTGGGGTGCGTGGAGGCAGTATTGCTTTTCGCCGGAGGCCAACACCATCTACGAACGTCAGTGTTTGCGAGACATCGCCCAATTCTGCGAATCCCGCACACGAGCCACAAGAACTTGCCCCGTCTAAAAGTTGAGGAGAAAGGACTAGATTATGGGTCGGCATAACTTCGGTTATGTTTGGCGACGGAGAAAGAGTGGTTACAGGCTGGACTGGAAACTGATTGCGACGGACACTTTGATGCCAATCGTGTGCGCTGTCATCGGGCATCGCATTTGGGACTCCGCAATGGGATACGGCCCTCCTAGTTGGGCGTGCAAACGCTGTTTCCGCTACGTCCCTGCCGAGCAGATAACCCTGCGCGAATGGGCGCGAAAGGAGGTCTCCGATGTCGAGCGATGAACTGGAGCAGAAGGTGGCCGGGGAATTTGGCCCGTACTTCAACTGCCTTGATATTTGGGGATACAACGACAGGCTGCGAGTGTGGAAGGCTCTTCTAGCGGCACGCGCCGAGATCGCACGGCTCTCTCAATCTTTGGCCGATGCCGCGAACGAAATCCACTGTGCTGGCCCGGTCGATCATCGTATCCGCGTTGTGCGTGCGGAGTGGTCGGAAGCGTTGGAGAAGAAAGAGGCCCGCGTCCGCGAACTGGAACTTGACCTCGCCGCCGTGCTGGTGGTGCTGCGGTCGAAATCGACAGACCAAGAGTGGGAAGGGATGCCGGTCGGATTTCGCGAGGCGTATGCGGCCAGTCAGGAGAAGAAAAATGCTATCACCGGGAACTGAGCTTTACGCCATGTACCACACACTCTGGACGAAGGCCGTTGGCACTCAGGGCTACGACAAGAATGAGTGGGCAAAGTTTGGAGAGCTAATTAAGCAAGAGGCTGCGGCGACGGAGGCAGGGAAGCTGCGGGAGGCACTGACGCCAGTGGTTCCGCTGTTGGAGAAATTATTTCGCTGGCAAGAAGCCGGATTCAGCGTCGTTGCCACAGAGGATCGCAAGATTCTTGACACAGCGAAGGCGGCACTCGCACCCGCCAAGACTGCCGCTGCATCTCCGCACTCTTTTGTGTCGTATGCTGGCTCCAGATGCTGCTCTACGTGCGGCCACTATCTCGACCATGAACTGCACCAGAGCGCACCCGCCAAGACTGCCGAGGAGGGGAAATGATCAACGGCAATGCGATTCAAGACGAAGCGTTAGGTGCTGCGATACAAGGGGCAGCGCGAGACTTGCCGGAGGGATGGCAGATTCAAATCACGATAGAAAAGGGCGCAGGATGGGCGCGACTATACAATTCCGAAGGAATCAGGGTTGACGATTTCGATAGTACCGATCTCGGTCTGCAAGAGTCGATTGTGCGCGGAATCGGGATGGCAGTGCGGGCGGCGGAGAAGACTGGAGGCAGCGAAAATGGCGAGAATAATTGATCCAATGACGCAGCAGGAAATTGAGGTCGAGTGCGTTCCTTGCTTTGAAGAGGAGGGTAGCCGAGCGTGCGTTAGATTTGCACACCAAACTGAGCCAACGACTGAAATCAGAGTCGGCAGCGAAAGCCCGTGCGTTGACGGAAGCAGAATTGGCGAACACGCCAGAGGGTAAGTTTCTAACACAGGTTGCACGCGAACTGGCGGAACAAGAGCCAGAGTCAATGTGCCCATCCTGCCACATGCTACCCGCAGCTATGATAATGCGTGTCTCGCAGGAAGCTATGCGACGTTGGGCAGACTCGGTGCGGCGGGAGACGCTGGAGGAAGCGGCCCAGATTGTCGAACGATGCTCGCTACCTTGTACTATGGCTGCGGAGAGAGACGAGACGCTTATACGTGCGAACATAGCGGCGGCGATACGCTCCCTCGCGGCAGAGAAGACGAAATTATGATGAGTGAATCTCGTACTTGTAATTGGTACCGCTGCGATAAAGGCAAGCGGGATACTGCGGTCTATGAAGTAACCGGAGAACATATCGATGGCAAGACCGTAGATCGCCGCTATTGTGACGAGCACGCCGCCGCCTGCGAGAAGGCAGGCTTTACCGTTGCGCCAAAAAACCGATGAGCGACCCGAAATTCAGGCCATCTGTGCAGCTTCGCTTCCGCAGCGCGGCGCAGTTCGCGCGCGTGAAGAAAGCCGCCGAAGACGAGGGCATTTCTACCAATGAATACATTGTCCGCCTGCTGGAACTTGAGGAGAATCCGCGCGTGGGGAAATCCATGACCGATCTGGCCAAAATCATCGAGCAACGCAGCCGCGATCACGATACCAAATCATGCAGGCTCTATGGCTGTGGCACTTGCCGGGTGATGGGCGTGAAGGACGTGAGTCGCGGCCTATGATTATTACCCGCACCGATGTGTGCCAGTGCGACGAATGCGGGCATCCGTGGCTATCGCGTTGCAAGGGCGGGGCGCTCCCCGCGCAATGTCCGCACTGTCACACGCGGCACTGGAATGATTCTGTAATACCATTACCGAGAAACAGGAGAACCAATGGCAAAATCAAAAGCCGCCAAATACAAAGTTCCCGCAGCGGGCCGCAAATTGTTGTTGCGGGTAAAGAAACATATCCTCGAAGAACCCAAGCGCCTGCGCATGGCCGAATGGATGCTTAGCAAGGAATATTGCGCCAACATGGAGCCAATTTTCCAAACCGCTGGTACGGCTTGGGGAGAACCCCCGCGCAGAGGAATACAATGGCCATCGTGTGGTACAACCGGCTGTATTGCCGGATGGATGGAATTGCTCGCCAACGGTATGCCAGAGGGCGACGCAGACTTAATGGACAGGATGGATAGCGCTCAGGAATTCGCCTCCAAGGTGCTGGAATTTGATAAGCAGCCATGGGGCACATACACCGAACCGGGACTTTTCTTTGTGAGCGAGTGGCCATACAAATTTGCCGAGAGCTACTCGAAGGCCAAGACTCAGGCCAAGCGCGCCAAAATTGTGGCTGCCGTGATTGATGACTTCTTGGCCGACCCGGAGCCTTACCTCCCCGCACCAGAACCCGAGGAAGGCGATGACTAAATCAGAGCGCGGCCCCCATGGCGATCAAATCGCCGTGGAGTATGGCGAGGAACGCGAACAGGAATTGTGGGATCATCGCGCCGACCGGCTGGCGAAACTCATCCGCCTGAAAGCGCCGCGCATTATCATTGTCCACTCCACGCTGATCTTGCTGGCGCATCATGGCATGTGGGACGCCATTAAATTCTGGCTGAAGACCCACTATTGGAATCAATGGAAATATACCGCGTGGTACGCTTGGCATAAGCATATCCTGCGGCACACCGATAAAGAGATTGAAAATCTTATTCTGGAGGGCAAGTGAAAAGAACCATCGCGTTGAGTCTGTTTCTCCTACTGGCCAGCCTGACCGGCTTGGCACAATCCCAACCCGCGCGGCCTGCATGGTTGCACGATGCAGCAAGCGAAAACCCCACAGCTAAGTTGTATAACGTGGATGCGCTCTATGCTGATCTGATCGAACCGGGTGGGGCCATTATGGCCGTCGCGGATTTCCCAACTCCGCCGCGAACCATTTCGCAGCATTCGGTTACCTTGGCGTGCTCTCCGCCTACCAGCGGCGGCACCGTTACCGGCTATAACTTCCTGCGTGCCACAACCAGCGGCGGCCCCTATACTCTGCTGACTCCGGGCACGGCAAGCACCTGCAATTACGTGGACACGCAAAGTTTGGTTGAAGGCACCACCTATTACTATGTGGCACAGGCAACCGGCCCCGGAGGTACAAGTGGCAACTCGAATCAAGCGAGCGCCACGGTGCCGTTTCTGCCTCCGGGGGTACCATCGGGTCTGTCGGCCAATCCACTCTAACAACTGTAAGTGCGTAAAGAATTGAAATGGGACTTGCAGGCCGAATTAACAATCAGCCGTGGCCGGAAGGTCTACTTCCGGCTCACGCGCTGGTTTCCCTTTTCATGGATCAATCGAAGACACCGAGATAAAATCAACTCCTGCCTGCGCAAGATTCGCTACAAGAGTGAAGCCCATGCGGTAAACTGTGCATGGGAAAAAAAGAAGGGCCGCGTTGGTGCATACCAATGCGAATGCTGCGAGGGTTGGCATCTATACACCGTAAAACCAACTAAGCCACAATGACGGGGTGCGGCGCTTGAACGAAAAAACGGCAATCGGCGAATACGAGAAATTCCACCGGAATGGCACAACCGCATCCATCAGCTTTTTGGAGTGGCTGAAACGCGAGCAGATCAAGATCGTGGACATAGACGACAAGGCGCAGTTTTGGATTAAGCCGAACTGATATTCTCTTTTCATTCGCCTCCCTGTACAATCCTGAAAGCGGCGCAAGCCGTAATCTAATTTCAGGAGAAGTATGAGTTTCAAATCCGTCCAGAAGTCCATTGCAAAGAAAGAAGGCGTTTCCAAAAAGAGCGCCGGGGCCATTCTGGCCAATTCGAGCCGCAACGCATCAGCCAAGGCCAAGAAGAAAAATCCCAAACTGAATCGCGTGAAGGGATAATACTATGTGTCCTGCCTGCGCCGGTCGCGGTGAAGTATCAGTCGGCATTACTACCGATGTGGTTGAGTATGGCCCCGAGGTAGAAGGCTACGACTGGCGCGGCAATATTATCCGGCAACGCGCCGCCTATCCCACCAAATGTACGTTGAATCCTGCCGCCTATGACAAACGCGCGAAGTGTGTGTGGTTTCTGGATGAGCCATACAATCTTTGGGGTAATGCGGTGTGCGCCGTTTGTCATGGTACCGGGGAATGTGGAAGCAACGCGACGCAATTGAGTTGATGCAGCAGTACAAAGATGTAACCCCCTGCGCCGACTGTGGGGGGCACTACCGCTACTACCAGAAAGAATTTGACCATCCCCCCGGAACCAAGGTCTATAACTTAGGCACCCACGGTAGAAAACTTACCGAAATAATGCTTAGGATCGAAATGGCTAAATGCGACGTGGTTTGTAAAAACTGCCACGCCGAACGTACCCACAAAAGGCAAACCCAAAAACGCAAATGAAACGTCTATCCGCTGGAAGTTGTACCGATGCACTCATGGAGGCGCTTGAACATGTAGAGGACATGCAGCACGTGGTTGTCCTCTTTGAGCCGGTTGAAGGTCACCCCGGTGGTTTCTTTACTGACGGCCAGTACACCGCCGCCGAATCGTTGTGGCTCGCGACCCGGTTTATTTCTTTCCTCACTCGCCACCCTTGCGCCTGTGAAGTCGATGAAGACGGAGATGGCGCATGAGTGTAGTGGTTGTCATCGTTCTTGACTCGGCAGAGCGCTTTACTACCAGCCATGAGTTCTTTGTTTCGCGCAGCCGATTCGGTTATACAATTTTGAGCGTCGAGGCTTTTCGCCAATTACCGGAGGAAGCGCTTGCGTCACTGGTTCCACTTACCATTCCCCGGATGGCACTCGATCAACGGGGAGGCAACGCATGAACGAACAGCAGACCAATGTACTTGTGCCACCAGTAGTGCCAGAACCTACGCCGGAGGAAGCGGGCGCGATTGTGGTTGTGCCATCTGCGGAGGTAGATGAACTGCGTGAAGAAATTCGGGCGCTGCGCGCCAAGATAGCCGAGTTCCACTATCAACCAGCGGTAGGTGACAAACTTAACCTAATTGGCTTGCGCGATACCCTGCTGGCGCTGCGCGATGCGACTTACTGCCCGCTTTGCCATTATCCCGAATGGGCGTCCGACCGCGCCACTCATTACCTTGAACCTTCGCCATGCAAGCTGGGCGTATATACTGAAGCCCTGCTGAAGATCGCACCCAAAGAAGGAGCCTCGGTCAAATGGCGCAAGGGCTAAGGCAACTCCCCTAAACTAACTTTCGTCGCGATTCATTCGCCCCGGAGTTGCCCATGCAAGAGACTACTTTTAGCGGCCCGCACGTATTAGGGTCGCTGGCTTTTGCCATCTTATTCACCCGCGAAGTATTCGATTTTGTATCCCGCATGAAAGGCGGGAAGAATGGCAAAAATGGCAATGGCCACGCCGGGTCACAGTCAGTCGATTATTGGAGAAACGAATTCCGCGCCGCCATTCGCGAGGAAGCCGCCACGCAGGAAGAGATGCTGAAAGATATCCGCGATGGCGTAAATGAATTAGTGATTCTGGAGCGCAGGCGACAGTCGTGACCATTTAATGGACACAAATCGCCCCAGATGCACTATAATCGGGGCGATGCCTAAGCCGCTATTACTGGACGGCAAGCCATTGACGCAGGAGAGGCGTGCGGGGCCAGCTTTGAATCGAGTAATCGCCTTTCTTGAAACCCTATCCGACAATGAAGTGGTCACCTTGGCTGAGTTTGAGCAATACCACCTAATGAGCCGTGAGCGCATTAAGTCGGCGGCCAAGCACCATCCAGCCCTTGCCCCCTATAGTTATCTGGTTCCACGTGGTAGCGGTGGTGGTTATTACATTTTGGGCAGCAAGAAAGCAATTGCCGCTGCCAAAAGGGTGTTCTCTAAAATTTGAAAATTGCCGATCTGGCCGCAAAGACCAAAGCAGCAGAGAATGAACAGATTGAACATCTCCGGGCTAAGAGCGCCGAACTAGATAAAGAAGTTCGCCGCCTTCGCCAAATCATTGGTGAGCAACGCGAGATAGCTACCGGCCTCGTTGCCGCCGTGAAGGCCACCGATCCCTTCCCGCGAATCGCGTGGAAGTCTCCCGCCAAGTCCGGCAAGCCCATCATCCCGGTGTTGAAATTGAGCGATCTACACATCGGTGAAGTTATCAGGAAGGATGAGACTGAAGGCTTTGGCGCGTTCAATTGGGACATTGCGCAAGAGCGTGCTGCCTACATTGTGAATAGCTTTCTGCGCTGGGTTGAGACGCAGCGATATGGTTACCGCATTGATGAGTGCTGCATTTTTGGCGAGGGCGATTACATCTCCGGCGACATTCACCGCGAGTTGTCTGTGACCGCCGAGTTTCCCGTGCCGGTGCAGACCGCTAAGGCTGGCTTGTTAATTGGCCATCTCATTTCGCTGATCGCCCCGCATTTCGCTAAGGTTACATTCCACCAAGTTGGTGCCGATAACCACAGCAGGCTCAATCCAAAGCCGCAATTCAAACAGAAAGCACAGAACAGCTACAGCTATTTGGTGCATACCATCGCCGCACAGGCGTTGGCGAACCACAAAAATGTTGAAATTGTAACCGCGACCGGAATCAAACATCTGGCCAGCGTCAATGGTTTTCGTTTCCTGATTGAGCATGGCGACACCGTGAAAGCCTTCATGGGCATTCCATGGTATGGGCTTGAGCGGTCGCGCGCGAGAGAGGCGACGCGGCGCATGAATACCGACAAGGGGTTTCACTATATGAGCATTGCCCACTGGCACGTGCCATGCCTGATTGGCAATAGCATTGTAGTCAACGGCTCATTATGCGGAACCAATGAATTCGATCATGGGTGCGGCAGATATGCTGCCCCGGCGCAGGTTGCATTCATGGTTCACCCGGAGCACGGAATGTTCGGCTTGACCCCGTTTCGCACAGAAATTTGAACTTTTTTCACAACCAAATCAACCAGATGCAATTACAATGTTGACAGTAAGGCAGTAGGCCATGGCAGCATTAGGTAGTGGGGACTATCGTATGTTGCCATGGCTGATTGATTGTGATGACGCATTTGAGTTCTTTCTGGACATTGCCCAATGGAAAAGAAACCAGACGCAAAATTTGAGCAAGGCTCAACCCGCTCCCACCACGCACCACGGTACGAACTACTCCCAAAAGCCGCGATTGACCGACTGGTAAAGCGGCTCGAAATAGGCGCTGAAATTCACGGCGACCACAATTGGCGCGGCGGCGGCCCAGAGTTCATTGCCGAAACCAAGCGTCACCTTGTTGCTCACGTTCTCAACTTTAGCGAGGGCGATACCAGCGACGATCACCTGTCGGCCATCCTATGCAATGCCGCCTTCCTAGCCCACTTTGAGGCTCAAAAGAAGCCGTGACATCCACCATTCAGGTTTACTCAGGCGGACTAATTGACCCGCTGCGGCCCAACCCGAGTGATATCCACATAGAAGACCTAGCGCATGCCCTGTCCAATATCTGCCGATTCACCGGCCACACTTCCAGCTTCTACAGCGTAGCCGAGCACGCTGTCCGCGTCAGTGCGATCTGTCCGCCAAAAGATCAGTTCTGGGGCTTGAATCACGATGACAGTGAAGCCTATCTCTGCGATTTTGCGCGCCCCATCAAGCACCATCCACGCATGGCCATCTATCGCGAAGCCGAAGAACGATTGATGCGCGTCATCGCCAAACGCCTTAGCTTGGAAATGCCGATACCGGAAAGCGTGAAGCGCGCCGACACCATCCTGCTGATGACCGAATGCCGCGATCTGATGAAGCCGCTCCAGTGGGAGTGGAATAATGGCCTGCAACCATTGCAGGAAAGAATCGTTCCATGGCCACCACAAAAAGCCAAGGAAGCATTCTTGGCGCGCTTCTATGAACTGGCCGCCGCGCAGTTGAGGAACGAAAGACGAAGTGAGCAACGATACGCTGATCGCCGCCGCAAAACTAAGAGCCAAACAACTGGCGCTTGATTCCGCCTTGGTCTGCGCTGTCTGTGAACAGGAAAGCGCTTGGAACCCGTGGGCCATCCGTTACGAACCAGCGTTTTACGATGAGTATGTTCGCCCGCTCAAGTTGTCCTCCGACACCGAAGCACACATGCGCTCTGTCAGTTGGGGCTTGATGCAGGTGCTTGGTCAGGTGGCGCGCGAGCGCGGCTATCGCGATGAGTTGGCCAAGTTGTGTGATCCCGATGTAGGTCTGGCGGTCGGCTGCGATGTGCTGAAGGCCAAACTGGCCGAAGCTGGCGGCAACATCCATGACGGGTTGCAGCGGTACAATGGCGGCGGAAATCCGCTCTACGCGGAGCAAGTCATGGGCCGCATGGCTAAATTTGCCTGACCCCCTTGTGCTTCCACAGCCAGCCGTGCAAGAATGCGGTTTAGTCAAGACGACTAGCCCGACGCGGGTTCCTCTCTCTCCTTCTCGGAAAACCTCCAAGTCCCGCGTCGGACTTCAAATTTGACAGGTTTCCAATCTCTCCCTATAATTCCTATCAATCGTTGTTGCTTTGCATTGTGCAATTGGGCTGCCGGGTGTTTGACTCCTTTCTACCGGTGGCCCAATTAAATTCAGGAGATTCAGTAATGACACAATTCAATTCATGGAGGTGCATATGGCAGAACCCTAGGTGAGGTGAATTGTGAAACCACATTTCTCGAAACTCCTGACTGAAAAGGAGCGGCGCGGTTCTCGCAACCGGTCAGCCAAGTACCATCTTTCCATCCACAGCTACGATCCCGACCAAGACTACGACTTTCCATCGCGTGCGCCCATGTCGCGCAACGGGATGCCCTACGGTTATGACGGCAAGGAATTGTCCGATGTTCTCGGCCCACTCAAGGGCTGGCTCCGCAAGAACATTGGCCGCCCATGGAATGCGGTATATAGCGAAGCCTGCCGCAACCTTGACCGGCGCAGCGTAAGCGGCAATCACGTTTTCCAGCACCTAATGGATTACGTGGAGACCAATTGCTGGATTGGCGCGGAAACCGGCAAGGTCTACAGCAATGGCCGTCGCGGCCCCACAGAAGTCTGGCGCGATTACTACGTCCACCCATGGACTGGCCTGCTATGCAAAGCCCCAGACGGCCCATCGTGGCGTCGGCGCTATCCGCGCACCGCGCCAGATGACACCGTGAAAATTTCCGACAATGCCGAATACAAACAGATTGACGGCATCTGGTACTACACCGAATTCACTTGGGTGAAGCTGTACTACGGCGGCTATCAAGGCAAATGGCGCGTTGATGACACCGGGCGCGTTGTTGGTGGCTGGAATCGGCGCGGTGAAATGGAGCAAGTCATTCAAAAGAAACGCCAACTCTCCAAAAAAGAATTGCGCGGTCTAAAGCTACGTAATTCGCTCCCCCAACTTTGATAGTTTTGTTCCCGTAGGAGAAAGCCCCATGTGGAACAAAATTACAATCTGGTGGAGCAAACTGCCTCACCCGGTACAGGCGGCCATAACCGCATTTGGTTCCGGCGTAGTAGGTGTGGCCAAACCGCTGCTTGAGCAGTGGTCATCCGGCCAAGCGTTTTGCACCACCCATGCCTGCCTGATGAATGATCTAAATTCTGCCATCCACGCCGGGGTCATTGGCGTGGTGGCGCTGTACATCCCAGTTAATACCAAACCCAAGGAGTTGAAATGAAGAAGTTACTAGCCCCAATTCTTTTGTGTGTCATGCTGAGTACCGGTTGCTCTACTTCATGGCTCTCGACCTTCGATAGCTATCTGTCGATTATTGGCCCGGTGCTTACTCAGATTCTCGATATCGTTGCACTAGCGCAGGGCCAGCCACCCAACGCACAGTTGGCTGCCAAGATCGCCGCCGATCAGGCAGCGGCAAACAGCTTGGCCGCTTCAGTCAATTCGGCTACTGCGCAGAACGTGACCGGCGCATGCGCAGCATTCAATCTGGGCGTACAGACTTTTGCCGATGATCTGACTCAGATTGAAACCATCGTGCAGATCAATAACCTGAATACGCAGGGCGAGATTGCGGCAGGCGTGGGAATCGCGCAGGCTGCCATGGCTGAAATCGAAGCCCCGATTGCTGCTTGCCAAGCCGCTCCTTCCCAGAAGGCTGCGCTACAAGTGCTGAAGTCGTACAGCTACAAATTGAAGGGTGGCGAGGATGTAGCGCGCCGCTTCAACGCTGTAGTGGATTCCAAGCACCACGTGCATTACCACTCCAAGTGGGTGCGCATTCTCAGCTTAGGGCATGAGCAGTGATCGCACGCGCCTACGGTCGTAAAACCCCGGCTCCGCTTCCGTCTCATCGGATGTTGAGCCGGGACAAAACTGCGACCACTCCGGTGGCTGTTGATTTGCGCAAGCACTGCGGGCCAGTTAAAAACCAGCAGAGTTTGGGCAGTTGCACCGGCCACACATTCTCATCTTCCATAGAGTGGATTTGCCGCGCCTACCTCAACAAGCAACCCGTGCTCTCCCCGCTCTTTTTTTATGCTGAGGAACTGATCGCGGACGGCAACTTCCCGAACGATGATGGGTCTGACGGCGTGACCGGCTGCAATGTCGCTGTCACGAAAGGTTGCTGCGAGGATTCGCTTTACCCGGACGCTTCACAGCAGATCAAACAGCCCACGCCAGAGATGTTAGCGAATGCGCTTGAATATCGCATGGGTGCCTATCATGGCTTGACTGGTTCGGCGGTTGCGATCAGCGTGCTGGGCGACCCCACGCCATGGCCAGTGGAAATCGGTTTCATGGTATGCGCGTCATTTGAAGGCGACCAGCTTGCCGAAACTGGAATCTATAATCCCGGCCCCAGCGAGTCCATCATCGGCGGCCATGAAGTGCTGGCCGTTGGCTATGATGTGGCTCCGACGCCAGTTCTGCGACCAGCAGAGTGCCCACCAGCATTTCTGATACAGAATAGCTGGGGCGAGGATTGGGCGCTAAAGGGCTATTTCTGGATGCCACTCTCCGTGGCCGATGCTGCCGAGTCTGACCTAAAAATTGTCCACTCCGGCCATCCGTGGGTATAATTCTCCTGTGGGCAAATCCCACTGGAGGATGAGATGGCAAAGATTCTCGAACGGCAAGAACTGCAAATTCCCAAACAGGCAGACGTAGAAAAAGCCACCGCGCTGGCCGACAAGGCGTATGACCTTCTCGGTTATCGCGGGCCACTGGTATCGAAAAAGGTCATTGGCCAACTCGGCCTAAAGTTGGCAGAACTGCACATCAAACCTTTCAACTACGAAACGGTTACTCAATACAAGCGCTCACAAGCAAAAGCTGCGCGCACGGAGAAGCGCAAAAAGTTGCCCAGTGCATATTACCGCATCACTGTTCGCTGGGAACTGGTTGCCTTGGACGGTTATCTCAGCGAGGTGCCAGAGTTCGCGCTGCGCAAGGCAATACAAGTTAAGGAAGCCATGCCCGAAGCAACTTTCTTTGTGGATGAATTGCGCGTCAACACCAAGCGAATTGATCCGTTTTTGGTTGTGGCCCACAAGGGCGAGAAGTATTGGATTGAAGTTTGGAACGAAAAGAAATTTGAGGATGCTTTGATTGATGGGGAGTAGCCAACAGGCCCGCCCGAAACGGCGGGCTTTTTTGTGCTTGACAGGTACGTTAATCTAGCGTACCGTATGGGAATGGCGAATCGCGCGGCATTAACCAAAGAAGAATTCATTGAATTGCTCGAACAGAAGCGCGGAGAGAAACCAAGTGCGCATTATGCGCAGGAGTTGGGCATCTCCAAACAATATCTGTGTGACATCGTAAACGGACGCACGGTTGCCTCCGCCAATGTCTCTGAGCAGTTTGGATTCACGCCGGTAACGATGTACGTTGCGGTTGAGCCTAAACCCAAAAAAACTAGGAGATGGCGATGAGTAAAGTGCTGGTGAATTTCATTCAGGATCGCAGCGGTTCCATGCAATCAGTGTGGGATGAAACCCTCAACGGATTCAAGGTGTTCGTGAACGAACTGCGGGAGAAGGGCGAGAAGGATGGGGTGGAGTATCTATTATCTCTCACCGTATTCGATACACAGATCGACACGCCGCTGATTGCGCAGCCAATTTGGGATGTTGATACCGACATCCTGCAAAAGCATGGGCCGCGTGGCAGTACGGCGCTCTACGATGCCGTGGGACAGACCATCAAGAACACCGATGATAACCGCCATGGCGCGGAGAAGATCATCGTGGTAATCGCGACCGATGGGCAGGAGAATAGCAGCCGCGAATGGGACAAGGACAAGCTACATGCTGCCATTGATAAACATTTGAACGCGGGCGACTGGACGTTCACTTATCTGGGTACACAGCCAGAAACGTGGGACGACGCAAGCAGCATTGGCGTGCCGATTGGTTCCACCGCGCTATATACCGGCACATCCACCAGCGCCGGATATGCGGCCACCAGTGCATCGCTACACGCTATGGCGTGCAGTTCGCAGAAGCAATCGTTTGTCACCATGGATTCAATTCCAGATCACGTAGCGGTTGCAGCGCGCATGACGAAATCGAAGGACGCGCCAAAGCCAAGCGCGGCTCGTCGGCCTACGTCGCCGCCCATGGTACCGCCGAAGCCAAAGGCCAAAACAAACAGGAAGTGGAAATAAAACTTGCAGGGCTTGACCAACTGTGGTAGGCTTTGGTTCATTAACATGACATTCAACACCATGTCCGTCATTAAACGAAATCGCCGCATAAACGTGCGGTGGCGGGGGTGTTGACTTGTCTGGAGGCCAGAGGCCGGATTCAACATTAGCCCCGCGATGAAAGCGGGGCTTTTGTTTTGATGTTCCAGTCTAGCTTAATTCGGTAGAGCATCGTCCTGTTAAGACGGGTGGTCTCGGTTCGAGTCCGAGGGCTGGAGCCAATTTTAGAGTGCCAGATTCGGCCAACGGTAGGCCGGTTGCCTCATGAACAACCTATTCCAGTTCGACTCTGGAATCTGGCACCAAAATTCGTTATTCGCGAATAGCGAACGTGGAGCGAGCCATGTATGACGAACATCCAGCAACGGACAAGGGTTGGCAGCCGCTCGATTTGGACGCGCTGATCGAAAAGCAATTGGCTGAATTGAGTGAACAGGCGAAAGAATGGACGCAGCGAATGCGCAACCTACGAAGCGAGTTGCGCCAGATTGGGCGTTAAAAAATTTAGGTGGATCGCACTGGGCGGCGGGCGAGTCTTATAAACTTGTGATTGCCCTAGATTAGGGCGCACGGGATGGTTCGATTCCATCATCCACTACCAAGTGTTGAGGGGCGGATGGGTAGCGAGCGGTTCAACGGGTAATGCCGGAACGGACGAGGCTTTGGCTGCCCCTCAACTACATGTGCGCGGTTAGCTCAACCCGGTAGAGCCGTTGCCCTACAAGCAACTTGTTGGGAGTTCAAATCTCTCACCGCGCACCAATTTCAGTAAGCCCATGTCCAATTCTTGGTGGTGATTGGGGCATAGGCCAATTAGATTCTCCTTGGCGTTGACCACGCTCAATAGGGTGGTTTTGGGAAACGTGGATACCGCCTTGATGTGGCAGCATTCAACATACGTTGAATATCCACAGATAGAACAAGCCGCCAACAAGCCAGCGGCAGCGGCTATTTGTTTTGCATGTTGCCTGACGCTTGTATGGTAAACATTGCGACTGCCAGACCGGAACAAGTCGTTCAAGGTTTTGTTCGGTGCATTGATTCTGTGATTCGCAAGTAAGCAGTTCTTGCAGTATTTGCGGCTGATCCTAATCGGGCCACCACAATCTGCACATCTGCCAGTTGGCTGGAGACGAGTTCGCGGTCTCTGATTGTTGGCTGATGCAGCGCATGCCCGCGAACAGTATTTTGGATTCGCCGTTTCGTTGCTGCAATGGTGGCATCGCCTAACCACTGGCGGAAATCCAGCGCAACAACTGTTGCAGCGCACGCTTTTATGGTTTCGCCGCAAATAACGTTTGTGATTTGCGGTTGAACGAAGGAATGGCGATTTGCAAATTGAACATTGGAGTTGAACTGTTTCAGGCATTGGGGCTATCATATTAGATGTGAGAGATGAAACGCCATGCCGATTCCATCACGCGGTACCATTTTAGGAGAATGAAAATGATTCAGTACGATCCGCCCAGCGGTTGGAGATACGGCTTCCCGAAAGAGTACAAGCCGCAGCCGGGAGAAACGCTTGAGCAAACGCTTCTCCGCGATGGCTATCCGCAGAAAGAAATTGATGCTGGCATGGCAAAATATTGCCGCTTCTTGGGGCCGAAAGAAGAACTGAATGCGTTGTTTTCTGGAACTTAAATGAAAAAGAAAAGACAGCTTCGCAATTTGGGTGTGTGCGCAAGGTGCGGCGACCCAATTATGAGTGTCCACGAAGATCGCGAGCACATTGTGGGCACCAGCGCGAAAGATGCCAGAAAGTTGTGCAGTGCGTGCATTTCGCGCTACCATGACAAAAAACTTTGCATCTGCTCACATTGCAGTGGGCAAGAAAAAGATTATGCCGGTGTCGTCTAATGGCAAGGCCCGCGCCCGATTAGCGCGAGACGTTGGTTCGATTCCAGCCACCGGTACCATTTTTATGATTGAAACATTCATCAGAGACGGCACAACCTACCGCATCCTGAGTGGCGAAGATGCGGAGCGTGCAATGGAACGCAATATGCGCGATTGGCAGAGACGGCCTATGCACTTGACTCTTAATCAAGACGACGCTGGTTCGATTCCAGCATCGCGCACCAATGGGGGTATGGCAGAGTCAGGACTATTGCATCCGCCTTTTAAGCGGAACATAACGTAGGTTCAAATCCTACTGCCCCCACCAAATTTGAGGAAACCATGAAAAACATAAAACTGAAAATAAAGAAACAGGCTTGCGAAGTCATGCTGGTTGAGTTGACCGGCGAATACGAAGATGGCGTGAAATTCGTCCGCGAATTGAACTTCAGCGGCAATGCCACGTCAACCGTGCTGTACGGGGCGCGATTGGTGCTGGACGCGCTTGCGGAATTGGAGGCCCGCGAATACCAAGATAAGTTTCAGGCGGCCTCTCAAGCATTCGCTAAACTGAAGTCGCTCACTAAGGCAGTTCCGGCTGGAGAGTGGACACCGGAGTACCGGGCGCTGGCAGAGGCAATCCACAACATGGGCCGCGAAGTGTTCTACGTGGAGTAAGTTATGAAAACACCAGCAGTCGTTTTAGTGAATCCGAAATATCCGCACAATTTCGCGGCGGCAATACGCGCGTGTTCATGCTTCGGCGTAGAAGAATTGCTCTACACCGGCGACCGCATGGACATCAGGCCCAACGAGCGCTTGCCGCGCGAGGAGCGGATGAAGGGGTACGCGGCGGTTAGCTGGCGGCGCGAAGATCGCCCACTTGGCCTCCTTGGCACACCGGTTTGCGTAGAAGTCATGGAGAACAGTGAGCCGCTGACTACATTTGAGCATCCACTTGATGCCATCTATGTTTTTGGGCCAGAGGATGGCGGGGTGCCGCAAACATTCCGGCAGCACTGTCACCGCTTCGTCCACATTCCGGCGCATCACTGCCTGAATCTGGCTGCGGCAATCAATGTGGTGCTGTCGCACCGAATGATGCAGTTGAATCCAACGCTGCCACTGAGTGAAGTTCTTCACGAAACGCGCGGAGAATTAGCAGTGGCAGGGTGGGATGGCAAGTAGGGCCGCTTCATCCAACAGGAAAGGATCAGCACTTCTAATGCTGAAACGGCAGTTCGAGCCTGCCAGCGGCTTCCATTATAATGTTCTTGGCCGGGACGGTTTCACCGGGCATCGCGTATAAAGGGAACAGGCGATGATGCTGCGACCTGCCGCTGGCGGTTGCGCTTTTCACTGCCGCCGAAAGAGCGTGGAATGTTCCCGGCCTTAACGGGGGCGTGGTCTGAATTGGATTAGGCACTGCGCTACGAACGCAGATCGCGAAAGCGGATGCAGGTTCGAGTCCTGCCGCCCCTACCATATTTTGCCCGCGTAGTGTAAAGCAGAACACGGCTTCCTCCTAAGAAGCAAATCCGGGTTGAATTCCCGGCGTGGGTACCATTGGGCCGCTGGGGTAACGCACGAACCCGGCAGATTCCGAATCTGCAAATCCGAGTTGGATTCTCGGGCGGCCTACCATTTTTCGCTTGACAAGTTTCGCCCATTACCCCATACTCCTTACATGATTCGTTTCACCCATAGCGATTGTCCAACACCGCAGGCCGCGACCGGAACGTGGCAGGGCGAGTTTGAACGTATTGCGGGGTAAGGCGAACTTGTAGGTTCCTTGTAAGCCCCGCCTCAAAAAGCGGGGCTTAATCATTTCTGGGAGAGAGAAAATGATTGATGCAAAGGTTGGGGATGTGGTTACACGCAATTTGGCTGGAGCGCTCATTGAACTAGAAGTCACCGCCGTGGATGACAAATTCATCTATTGCGGCCCGAAGGGGGTGGGCTGGAAATTTGACAAATGGACTGGCGCGGAGGTCGATGAGGAACTTGGCTGGGGGCCGCCGCCAAAAATCAGTGGCTCCTTTATCGTCCTAAACAATGCGCCGTATGGCAAAGTGATGGGCAAGATAGCTTGAGCCGGATTCGGCTAGTGGCAGGCCACGTGGTTCTCATCCACAAAACGTGGGTTCGATTCCCGCATCCGGTACCATGCCGTAGAGCGCAAAGTGGTCGAGCGGCCTGTCTTTCAAGCAGGACATTCTAGCCGGTTCGAGTCCGGTCTACGGCACCAAATTTTATGATTACATTTTTCGGAACGCAGATTGAAGTGACAAGTGAACGGCAATGCCAGAGAAGCAGCGCCGATCATCGGGCGCTTGTGCATGAAGCACGGCTTGACAGGCAAAAGACAGGCCACAACGTGGACGAATCGTATGTGATCTGCGGGCACTGCGTCAAGGCGCTGAGTTTGAAAATTTGAGTGTGGCGGGTTCGGTTAGTGGAAAGCCGCTGGCCTTTGGCACCAGCTTCGGAGGTTCGATTCCTTCACCCGCTGCCATAGCGAGTTCGGTTAGTGGCAGGCCCGATGCCTCTGGAGCATCCAGCGGTGGTTCGATTCCACCACTCGCTTCCATATTTTACGGGGTGTAAGACGAAGCGGACGAGTCACCTGCCTGTCACGCAGGAGTAAGCCGGTTCAAGTCCGGTACATCCCGCCATAAGTTTGGGGCGATCCACCCTAAAGGTGGGTTTTTCCGAGGATGAATTTCCTTGCCCAGTAATGGGCCGATATGTTCGGTTATCGCCCCTCCACATCGGAGAACGATGAGCATCTTTGAGGATATAGACGAAATGAAATGGATTGAATGGTTCAACAAAATGGGAGCGTCGGTTAATCAGCGCAAACCATCGGACTCCAAACCCGAGACTCCCGGTTCAAATCCGGGCGCTCCCGCCATCTCTCGGGATGGCTTTTGTCCCAATTGTGGACTTTCATACCCGAACGATTTTGACGGCAACATGGCAGTCGAATGCGACTGTGGCCATAAGTTTACTGTCGTTGGTAGATACGCCATCTCTTGTGCTGCTTGCGGTAAGGAATTGAGCAAGGAAACCAACTCCGAGGAATGCCCGGATTCACTGTATTGGCATCGCAAGCACACCGCGATTGTGCTGAATAGGGTTTGTGTTGAGTAAAGGGAAAAAGAGCGGGGTTGGCCGACCGGTAAGGCAGTTGGCTTCCACCCAACGATCAGCGGGTTCGATTCCCGCACCCCGCTCCAAACAACAAGATTTGTTCGGGGGCTACAAAAGCTGGAGCCTGCTTGATCTGTGGAAAGAGATGGGCGCGATTCGCCGGAGATGTTACGCGAAGCGCATGGAGTGGGAACGGAAGGGGCAATTGATTGTGCTGGGTTCGTCTAGCGGCAAGGATACTGCATTGCCAATGCAGTGACACCAGTTCGAGTCTGGTACCCCGCACCAAGTTTTGTGCCGTTGACCGAGTGGCTTAGGTGTATGGCTGCAACCCATACCACGGGTGTTCGATTCACCCACGGCACTCCAAATTTTTACCATGGCACACTTTGACGAGCACTGTAGAGACTGCGAACGATTACTGGGCGACCGACATGAAAAGGTCAACCGGTGGATTGATGAGTTGTTCGCGAAGCATGGCCCAGAACATCGGCGCTATCGGCATCACGGCGGTGGCGTGCGCGAGGCCCAGAAGAAGTTTGGCGGCGACGCAGCCAAGGCGGCCATCGTACATATCGTCCGCGATTGTGGGCGCGTACCGCTGGCTATGGAGTATGACAAGCGCACGCTCTTTGAGTTCGGCGAGAATATAGTAGTCGCCCCGGAGCACTTGCGCTATGACGGGCTGGATGAAACGGCGCGGCAGAAGTTCGACAAGATTGTGAAAGCGGAGTTTGAAAGATTTGGGTTGCCAGCATAGCTCATGAAGTAGAGTGCGTGATTCGTAACCACGCGAACCGGATGCGAGCGCCGGTGCTGGCTCCAGTCAGCGTAGCTCAGTGGCAGAGCAATGGTTCGGTAAACCATCGACTCGGTTTCGATTACCGACGCTGGCTCCATTTTGGCAGGCGTGGCTCAGTCAGCGACAGCACGTGCCTTGTAAGCACGCAATCGGGAGCGCACATCTCCCCGCCTGCTCCAGTTTTATGGTGTCTATCGTTCAATAGTAGGACGGCGGATTGTGGCTCCGCCAACGTCGGGGCAGAACCGACTAGACACCCCAAAAGTTTAAGCATGGGGAAACTAGCGAAGCGCGACTATAACAGGAGACGGCGGGAAAGAAACAAGGCAGTTGCCGATAAATACGCTGGAGATTGTTGCCATTTCTGTTCATATGAAGCGCGGCTAGTTGTTCATCGCAAAGACGGGATGGAACATAAAAAGTTCCACCTAATGAGCGAACGTGAGTTTTTGGCCGAACTAAAAAGTGGCCAATATGTGAGAGTTTGTTTCCGTTGCCACAAGGCAGTCCATTGGTGCATGACGTATTTAAGACTGAACTGGAATCAGATAACGGAAATGTGGGCCGGTAGCATAACGGGAATGCGCTCGGTTTGCACCCGAGGAGATGGGGTTCGACTCCCCCCGTGTCCACCAGATTTGGCCGTTTAACATTGATAGTCAATGTGCTCCCCTGAAGAGGGAGAAAATCTGGCGCAATACCAGAAGCGGCCACCATCGGAGCGTAGCCTAGTGGACGAGGCACTTGTTTCGGGAACAAGTTCACAGGAGTTCGATTCTCCTCGCTCCGACCACTTTTTCGGGATGTAGCTGGAAGGTCTAGCCCGTGCCTTGGGCGCACGTGACGGGGGTTCGATTCCCCCTATCCCGACCATTTATAATGCGCGAATGGTTATTCGCGTAACATTAAGCCACAGCCAACTGCATTACGCATACCAGACTGGTCTGTATCGCCACATGCGATCACTGGAGAAGGGCCACAGGCCAGACTGGCAGGACGGAACTGAGGTTTGTAACCACATGCACGGCGCGGCCTGTGAATGCGCGTGGCATAAATGGTTAGGCATCTTTTGGCACGCTCCTGTCGATGAGTTCAAGGCGCAAGACGCAGTGGGCGGCATCCAAATTAGATCATCGCCACAAAGAAAGCCATTCTGGAAAGTAAAACCAAGCGACCCCGACGACCAAACGGCTGTCTTTTTCGCATCAGGCGAATTGACGCACTATATCGTCGGATACATACCCATCATCGAAGCCAAACGCTTTCCCTTGGTCGATCCGGGCGGCAGAAACGTGTACTGCCATCAGGTTAAACGCGAACAAATGTACACCGACTTCGCCAGTTTGCGCGAAACCGTACTAGCCAAGCATAAAATGATGGAATCCGTGTCCATTTAATGGTAATCTGATCCTTGGAGGGAATTACAGATGAGAACATTGCTGGTGCAGGGCGAGAAGGTATTCAAAATCGAAATCCCCGACGATGCCAAAGTGACGTTCGGCCCGTGGAGTCCGCCGAATAAAAACGGGCAGTACGGCGACTACAAGGCTGTCGGCACGCTGCGCATCTATCGCGGAACCAAAGACAACATCATTGCCTGCTTTTCTGGCGTGGGCGGCTTCCGCGATATCACCATGGGCTATATGGAACAGGTTGCCAAAGAAGAAGGCGCAACCATGTGGAAAAGCGATCAGAAGGGCTATGTGCGCGAGGAGAAAGTAGCCGTGGCCAATGAGTGGGTGAATCCGCAACTCCCGGCTGCACCAGCGCCGAAGCCCAGAAAGAAGACCAAGAAAAATGGTGATTGAAATCGTTTTGCGCTCCAACGGAATGGCGAATGCCGAACCGCCGACCAAGTTCACTATCAAGAATGTGGACACGGTTGAGTTCGATGTCGATCATCCCGACGTTCTGTGTGTCCACGATATGGACGGCTGTTCCGTCGCCGACTTCCGCGATTGGGCATACTGGCGCAAGGTCGGCGAAGATCACACCGGCGAGACAGAAATCTCTTGACAGAGTTTCGCGCGTAGTGCTTTAATCAGAATCGCGGGGATTGAGCTACGTTGCGCTCGGTGGTCTCATAAGCCATCCCGTATTTGGTTAAACTCCAAACTCCGCAACCATTTGATTTTGGGGCCAGCCCGTCGCATTAGCGTAGTGGCGAGTGGAGGCGTTTAAGGCGTTAATCGCCTCCCGGCCCCAACAGAAAAAATCCAATGACTATCCTACGATCATTGCGACTCTCGAACATCAGTCGATCCCGACTGAGCAGTTATTTATCCCCCTGTAAAAATTTAGTGCGGCGCTAGGCAAACTGGAAAAGCCGGTCGATTCAAAATCCACTGTTTTGGGGTTCGACTCCCCAGCGCCGTACCAAATGTTTGCAGGTTGCCAGAATGCGCGAACTGGAATAGCGGGCCGCCTTAAGAGCGGCTGTTTGTGGGTTCGACTCCCACTTCTGGCACCAAACGGAAGCGTAGGGAAATTGGTTAACCCAGCAGTTCGCTAAACTGCCAAGGCCCAAAAAGGCCGTCCGCGTTCGAGTCGCGGCGCTTCCGCCACGGAGAGCACGGGGATATGGACTCCCGAACCCGTTTGAAGCGGGTCGCGCCTGAAAGGGCTGGCCGTTCGAGTCGGCTGCTCTCCTCCAGTTTGGAAGTACGGTGGAATGGCTGAACGGTAAAAGCACCTGCTTGGAAAGCAGGAGTTCCCGCAAGGGGCGCGTGCGTTCGACTCGCACTTCCACCGCCCGAGGAAAGCGCCGATGGTCGGCAACTACGCTCGAAACGTGGGCCTACGTCGCGAATGCGGCATGACGGTTCGATTCCGTTTTCCTCGCCCAGTTTTGCACGTTTGGCAGAGCGGCAATTGCGTCTGACTGTAGATCAGATGCCCCATAGGGGCTACGAGGGTTCGAGTCCTTCAGCGTGCACCAGTTGTGCCGGTATGGTGGAATTGGCAGACACACCTGTCTTAGGAACAGGCGCTTCGGCGTGGGGGTTCAAGTCCCTCTACCGGTACCAAAATTAAAGGGCCACCTCTCCCCCGAGAGTGGCCCTTTCTTCTTCTCATTGTTTATTTAGGCTGCCTGCTTTTCCTTGCGCAGCTTTGCCCATCGCGCCTTGTGCGCTTCACTCATCTTGCGCCGGGTGCTGGCGCTGAGATGGCGCTTGGGGGGCTTCTCGGGTACCAAGGTGATGGTCTCGGATTGGGGCGGCTTGCGCACGCCGGTTTCAACCAGATCGGACAACCCCAAAAGCAACTTGGCGTGGTCACGAATCACTTCTACCGCTTGTAGCACTTGCATTTCCATTGAGTTCTCTCCTTGCAAGAATTATATACCGGCCAGACCTGAATTGTACCAATTTGATTCCTCCGCATTACTATCAGGTGAATCATGTATTTATTTCCTTGACATGGTGAGTCTTATTCTCTACTATCGCATCTATTGGTTTGAGAGATTTCCGAAAGACCTTTAGAAAAATCAACAGGAGAGATTGGACACATGAGCAAAAACATCAAGACGAATGAAATTCCGGGGCCGCCGTTTCAATGCCCCGAATGTACGCACAAACCGTTCAATGCGCGCCGTGCGCTGGGCCTTCACCGCTACAAGTTCCATGGAATCGCAGGCACCTCGGCATCCACGATCTACGCGCGCACCCGCCTGACGAGCGCCCCGGCTGCAACGCATCACAAGAGCAAGAAGGCCGCGCCTGCAATGGGCCGCCCGCGCACCACGATCTTTACCTTCCTCCAGAATCCAGCCGAAACGGTTCTCAGTATTGAGTCCCGCATTGAATCCGTGGAGAACCAAATCCGCGCGCTGGAAAATGAACTGAAGACGTTGCGCAATTTCCGGTCGGCATTCGACAGTCTGACCGGGCACCAAGACAAGCCTGAAGTCGCTGTCGGCGAACTTGCCACATCGGCTGCATAACGAAATGGCGCAGATCACCTGCGCCATTATTTCTTAACGGAGAGGAAAAGAAATGGCTACAGCACTCGCGATTGTCCAGAAGGTTTATCCCTTCGTGGACAAAGTTACCGACGCGACGGAAGCATTGCAGGTTGAAGTCACGCCGTCGCTCAATAAACTCGCCACCATCAAGAACCACAAAAAGTGTGCCATCGCGGTGGCATGCGAGAAGAAGTTCGCGCTGGATGGCGTGGTCATCGGGCTGCGCACCGCATATCTGGTGCGTGGAACCAAGGCTATTCGCTATCGCCTGCCGGAGAATGTGTCCCGCGAGATCATCTCGTTTGACCGCAAGGGCGGCTTCGAGCCGGGGCAATACACACTCAACGCTCCCGCAAAGAGTGAGCGCTTGGGCAGCATTCCGTACAACGGCCATAAGAGCCGTGGCGGGGGCAAGAAGCGGAAGGCTCCGCATGTAACCACCAATGTGCGGGCATCACTCAAAACCAAAGACGTAGCGTAATCACATGCGGCGGCCCCGATGTCGCCGCATTGCTTTTCTGGAGGCGGGGCATGGAAAGAGCACAATTCAAGCAGTACAAACAGGACATGCGCGCTTATCTGCGCACGGCCTACACTGATGAACGGCTGGCGATGTTGCTGGCCCATGCACAGTCTGGCCAGTTGTCATACACCTCTTGTTGCTGCTTTATTGGTGTCGCAACAGCCAATCATGCTTTGCGCGGGCGGGGATTGAATCATCCCGACATACAGCATTTTCATGATGCTTACGCCCACCCAAAAGCAGGCGCGGCCATGGTTGGATTTGCGGGCATTGGGTATAGGGGAGCGTTCTTTGATAATGATGAAACGCGTCGCCGAATCGTCATCCCAATGATCCGCGCGGAAATGAAACGCCGGGAAATGGCCAAGGTCGCTGTCGAGCAAAAAGAGGAATTGGTCGCGACATGCACCTAATCGAGTTCACGGTGTTTGGCGTGCCCCAGCCACAGGGTTCCACCAAGGCATTTATTCCCAAAGGCTGGAAGCGCGCCATCATCACCAGCGACAATAAAAAGATCAAGCCATGGCGGCAGGAGATTGCCGGAGTGGCCATCGCGAAAATGGCGGGACTTTCGGTGTGCGAATCGGCAGTAAGCGTGGATGCCACGTTTTATTTCGACAGGCCGAAATCCACACCCAAGCGAGTCACCGAAAAGATTACCAAGCCTGACGTAGACAAGTTGGGCAGGGGGTTGCTGGATGCACTCTCGGGCATTGTATTCAAGGATGACTCGCAAGTAGTCCGGTGCAAATTGAGCAAAGAGTTCGGCACGCCTAGTCGCATGGAAGTTAAGGTTTGGCTCCTGACGTAAAGGATTAACCCATCTGGTGGATTATGGACATAAAACCCTACCGCAACGACGTGATTCTGGCCCTGCGCAATGGAGGGAGCAATAACGACATTGCCCAGAAACTTGGATGCAGCTATGGCTACGTGGCCAACATCCGCTATCAACTGCGAAACGATCTGCCCCTGTTGGGGATGGGCGTTTCCAGAAGAATTGACTATGCGGTCGTGAAGAAGATGCTGGCCGATAACGTTGCCCACGCGCAGATCGCACGCACCGTTCACTGTTCGCGGGAGCGCATCCGGCAACTGGACATGCGCTGGAATGGGCTAACTGGCAGGGCGCGCGGCGATCATCGCTTCAGAACCCAGCCTGCCGCGCTGCCAGAACACCCATTCATTGAAGAGGCCATCAGGCGCGGGATGACCGTGGAGCCGGTATTCCGTAAAAACGGCGGCGTATTCGAACGGCGCATTCTGGTAAACGGCCACCGCGTCTACCTGCACTACGATGTATCCATGTCGCGCTGTGGCAGCACAAATGGGCACATCTATTACCGCGTCCTCGCTTCAAGAATTGCTGCCGACTTTTACGTCAACGTCATGCCGGGGGCGCGTACCTACATGATTCTGCCCGCCAGCAAGCGGCCCACTGGCCCTACCGCGATTTCACTCGAAGCCTACAATCCGGGCAAACCGGGCGCGCACAGCTATCGCCATGATTACCTTGATTATGTCGAGGCATGGCATTTACTGGCTACGCCTACTACTGCGCCAAACGGCTGGCGTCTCATGGATCGCTTTCGCGATCTGGATAAGCAATTACACAAACTCAAGCTCAATGAATCGCTCTCGGTTGAATGCGACCATCGGCGCGAGGCAATTGCCGTACAGGCCATGGTTGACCAGTTCGATAGCGAACGATTGTACGGCTCGCGCTGGATAAGCCAGCGCCGTGGAAGCCAGATCGACAAACCGATCATTGTCTACATCAACCGCAGTCAACCAAATGGAGAGCACCATGGCGAAGAAAAACTTTCTCAACGCAAAAGCCGCGCGGCTGTTGCGCCGGGTCATTAAGCACATCAAAAAAGAACCGCTGCGCTACGACCAAAATATCTGGCGGGATAAAGACGTGCCGGGGGATCATGTATTTGATGATGACTTCATACATAATGCCGTTTACCCAGAATGTGGTACACGTGCCTGTTTGGGCGGATGGCTCAACATCTTAACCGGTGCCAAAACCGATAAACAGTTGATGTCCTACATCCGCGCCTGCAAGCAGATTGGTCTTGATCCAGCAGATCGCGCACACGCATTGTTTGGCTACAACTGCAACTGGCCGCAGCCATTTCGCAGGAACTACGAAAAAGCCAAGACGCCGAAAAAGCGTGCGGCTGTAGCCGAGAAGCGCGTTGAGCACTTCATTAAGACCGGAGAATAATCATGGCATTCAAGTGTGGGCTGTGTCACCAGCAGGTGAAACCGGGCACCAAGGCGGAGCGCGTTGTAACCGAGCGCCGCGAAAAGCAGTACCCCAAGCGCGAGAACGCGCATCAGTTCGTCAGTTCAAAGACTGGCCTGAAGACAACCAAGGATGATCCCGGTGGCGTGGGGATGGAGATTGTGACGGAAGTGCTGGCATGTCCGCCGTGTGCGCGATTGAGCGCCATGAAAGATGAGGACATCGACACCTCCGATATACCAGAAGTTACAGACTGGAGCGGGGCGGTTGTGGGGAAGTTTTACAGGCCACGGCCCAATGCCGGTGTATAAATGATGAATGGCTTACCGGAAGCAGATTCACCAAAGCAATATCGAGATGTTGAGCAAGTGCGGAATCCAGTTTGAAAATGTGGTCATTCTCCACAAGCGGCGTCGCCCAAAAACATTCCTGATCTGCGGCACCGCCACCGATGAAGCGGTTGGCGTTGACCTGAATCACAAAATTGATACTGGCAATCTGGAGAATGAGTCAGTCATTTTAGATGTCGCCCGCGATAGTGCGCAGAAGGCCAGCTATGACGATATCGAGCCGGAGGACGATGAGCGCGGGAAGTCGGCAGCGCAGTTGCGCGATCTGGTTACCGATAAGGCTGTGCGACTGGCCAAAGGCCACCATGGCGGCATTGCTCCTCATATTGAGCCATTCAAGGTGGCGCGTAAGTTCTCAATCAATCTGGACAAATTTCTCCGGTCGCGTGCCAAATTCCTGCACGCACAGGCGGAAATGGAAATCCTCTCGCATGCGCGGAAGGTATTGCACACTCAGGCGGCACACATGAATGCCGCCGCGCGCGAGGGCATGGACTTCGTAGGTGAGCAGGATATCGTCGAAAGCATTGGCGAACGACTGGTAATCCGCGATACCAAAACATCCAAGCGAACGCCGGATGTGAGCGTGGCGCATGAGAGTTCCCAGTTGAGCGCCTATACCATGGCCTCTTATGTGCTAGACGGCAAATTACCAGAAGCGGTCAAGTTGGATTATCTAGTTGACCTGAAGGGCGGGGTAAAGCCGGTGACCCTCGAAAGCACCCGCAATCTGGATGATGTGGACAATTACCTGAATCGGCTGGCGCAGAGCGTGGCTACCATTCGCAGCGGAATGTTTGTCCCCGCCCCCGACGTGGCGTGGTATTGCGATAAACGATACTGTGGCTTTTGGGATACTTGTCCATTTGCTCGCGGCAGGGGTCGCACCGATATCTCATTGCCCAAAAACCTGACTGGCGTTATCGAAAAGTCGCTAGAAAAGATTGCACCTAAAGTCAAGGCTTCACCATCGAAACCAACAGGAGAGAGCCATGGAACAGATCACAACCCCAGAACAAATAAAAAAGGCGGCAGCCCAACTGCTTGATCTATTCGGAAAAGATGGCGAGCATTGGACAAGAGGAACAGCAGCAAGAAATAAATATGGGCTGGCCGTAGATGCCAAATCTTCGGCGGCAGTCAAGTGGTGCATGTTGGGCGGCTGTGCAAAATTGAACATCAACCATCACTTCTTCTACCAAATCCCAGAAACCAAATATGCCGTTGCGCGCTTCAATGATGCCGATGGCTTTAGCCCAATCAAAAAACTGCTGACTCGCATCGCAGAGAAGGGAGAATAATATGGCTTGGTCGCGCGAAGACGAAATGATTGCCGCGCTTTGGGTGGACTGGTATAAAACTGGACACCCCGATCAGTACCCCAAGGATACAGTTGGCGTCTGGGCCAACTGGACGCCGCGCTCCACGCGAGTTCTTGGCGTACACAAAGTGGTGCATTTCGGATTGCAGTATTTCATCAAAGAGATGCTGATGACCGAATGGCAGCAAAACTTCTTTCAGCGCCCACTGGCCAGCGTGGTCAATCAGTATCGCGAAGTTTTGCACGCCTGCTTGGGAGTGGAGAAGCCAAACACCTCGCATCTTGAAACCCTGCACAAAATTGGTTATCTGCCGATTGAAATCTTCTCCATCCCTGAAGGGTTCGCCACGCCGCTAAATGTGCCATCTCTGGTAATCACCAATACCCGGCCAGAGGCATATTGGCTACCGAATAACGTTGAGAGCATCATGTCGAACTTGTTGTGGAAGGGATGCACCTCCGCGACAACCGCCCAGCGCTTTCGCCAGTTATTTATGCGCTATGCCAAAGAAGCGGGCGAAACCGATTTCAGCTTTGTGGATTATATGGGTCACGACTTCTCTTTTCGGGGCATGAGCGGTCGCGAGGATGCGATCCTCTCCGGCATGGGCCACCTGCTGAGTTTCGCCGGCACCGATACTGTGCCAGCGATCTTCGCCGCCAAAAAATACTATGGCGCTGATTATTCGGTTGGGGCCAGCGTCCCGGCAACCGAGCATTCGGTTATGTGCGCAGGGTTGGCTGAAGAAGAATGCGCGACGATCACCCGTCTGGTTACAGAAATATATCCAACTGGCATCGTGTCTATTGTGTCTGACACATGGAACCTGTGGCGCGTTCTGACCGAATACATTCCGCGCCTGAAGGATGTGATCTTGGCCCGCGATGGCAAGGTCGGAATCCGGCCAGACTCGGGCGACCCGGTTAACATCCTTTGCGGTGACTCAGCGCGGCCCGTGGAGCATCCGGCATATCATGGGGCGGTTCGACTATTGGCGAAAGCCATGGGCATCGAAGAACGCAGTGGGAAATTGCCACTGATTCGTAAGGCGTTGACAGTTTATGGCGATGCCATCACTTATGAGCGGGCCGATCAGATCATGAATCGCACCGTCTATGAACTAAAGATGTCACCCTATAACCACGTGCTGGGCATCGGCTCATTCACCTATGAGTACGTCACCCGCGATACCTACGGCTTTGCCATGAAGGCCACAGCCGTGCGGCGCGGAGACACACTGCATGAAATCTACAAATCCCCGGTCACCGATTCCGGCGAGAAGGTTTCCCATAAGGGAATCTTGGCCGTCTACCGCACCCCGGAATCAACCGAAGAGAAGCCGGACTACTTCCTGAAGCAGGGCGCGACAGTCAAGGAACTTAACAACTGCGCCTTTCAGAAAGTCTTCGAGAATGGCAACCTGTTGGTGGACGAGAAATTTGCCGACATCAGAAAGCGGGTGCGGGCATGAAGTGGCGCGGAGTTGAAGGCGGGACACCGACCCATGGCAAACATCTATGCAAAAGTTGCGACCGCGCGCACATCATGCGCGGGGAAGCGGCGAGCGAGCAGATCATCTACTGCGAGGCGATGTACTACAGACCAATTCGGGTGCCGTTCTCTGTGGTGACCGAGTGTTCGAGCTACGAAGAAACGGGGCGACCATCACTCTATGACATGAAGAAAATGGCCTACCTGATAAAGACTGATCCGCGCGGGAAGCCGGTTGGATTTATGACTAACAACGATTTCAGAAAAGAAAGCGGGCTGGATAGGGACGATGACATCATCACCCCATCTCTTCCGTGGAACAAGAGAGACCTATGAGCTACATCATCAAGATGCCAGAAGATGCTGGTACCCGGTATGAGGTAATCAAATACCCTGCCGGGGAACTTCAAGTTCGCATTTACAGTGACTACCTGCGCCCCATGTGCGCCGCATCGAGTGTCACCATCGTGGCCAACATCCGCGATGGGCAGGTAATGGAACTGGCGCTATTGGCCGACGCTGTACACAACATCGTTAAAGGTCTGGCCCCCATCAATCTGGTGCTGCCGTATCTTCCTTACGCGCGTGCCGACCGGCGCTTCACCTCCGGCGATTGCAATGGATTGCGAACGTTCGGTGCGGTCATTGATGGCATGGGCTTCACGAATGTGTTCACGCTGGACGCACACTCCTCCATGGCCCGCCGCGCTATCGCCAATCTGGTGGACATCTATCCGGGGAAATTGATCGCGAAAGCCATCAAAGATATTGGCGCAAAAGATTTGGTGGTGCTCCTACCGGACAAGGGAGCCGAAGCGCGTTATACCGATCTGGGCGTCAAGGTGGCCTATTGCGAAAAGCATCGCGAAGCCAAGTCTGGTAAACTCTCCGGCTTCACCGTCCCCGATATAGACGAGGGCAAGGTGCTGATCGTGGATGATATCTGCGACGGCGGCGGCACCTTTCTGGGTATCGCGGAGGAATTGCGACGACAGCGCGGCTTCCATGGCGACTTGTACCTCTATGTCACGCATGGTATTTTCTCGAAGGGGCTTGGAGAATTAAGCGAGACGTTTCTGCGCATCTACACGTCGGACAGCTTCAGGAAGAGTGATACCTGCGACAGCCCGAACGTTGAGATTTATCCAAGCTGGCCGCTGTTCAAAACTGCCTTGGAGGAAAAAGAACTTGCCAGAGTCTAGTCTTGCCATCACGCCGAAGCATTTAGCCGTCACCGACGAACAACTGAAGCTGGCCAAGGAAACCGTGGCCAGCAAACTCAACGAGCATGAGTTTGACCTGTTCCTATACAACTGCCAGCGCCAAGGCATTCACCCGCTTGACCACATGCTGATCCCGGTGGTGCGCACCGATAACGGTGTGCGCCGTCTGACGTTCACTACCACCGTGGACTTGCTGCGTTCGCGCGCAGCAGAGAGTGGCGAGTATGCCGGAAGCGATGACGCGGTTTTCACTGAAGACGGCAGACTCCCCAAGCAGGCCACGGTCACCGTCTGGCGCATCGTGCAATCCGTCCGCTGTCCCTTCACCGCGACCGCACGCTGGGATGAGTATGTGCCGAGCGGCGATCAAGCGTTTATGTGGAAGAACAAGCCACACGTCATGCTGGCCAAGTGTGCCGAGGCTTTGGCGCTACGCAAGGCGTTCCCCAAGCAACTAGCCGGGATGTATGCCGCCGAAGAGATGCACGGCCCTGACCGCACGGAATCGGTAGAAGAAAAAAAGACCCGCAAAGAAGTGGAGCGCGCCACGCTTGAACCCGGCAAGGAACCCAATCGCGGCCATGGGAAAGAAGTTATCGAAGCCGAAGTGGTTGCTACCAATCCAGCCCCAGAGCCAAAGAAGAAGGCCGATAAGGCCGAGAAACCCAAAGATTTGAAGACCATCGAAGTGAAAGTGCTGGACGTGAAGCCGAAGATGAAGAAGTCAACAGGTAAGCCGCCACAGGATTACTACATTCTTGAATGCGAAGGCGACGTGACCCTGTTTGTCTGGGACAAACATTGTCATGCCGCTTCGATTAAGTCCAAGGGGCGCAAGGCTGAATTCGCTGTTTCTGAAAGTAATGGTTACACCAATGTGCAGGATGTACTGTCGGTTGATGGCGTGAAATTCACCCGCGATCCCGAAACCAAAGACTGCATCCCTGCCGAGTTATTGGAGTTGACTACCATGAAGACCACACCTGCACCGGCACCCAAGGTTGGCCTCAATAGCCTTATCGGCAAGGTGGAACTATATGATGACACCGATAGTGTGGACGGCAAGCCACTTACTACCAAGAATGGTACTAAGTACGTTGCTATCAACATTGCCGGGTTAGAAGCTAATCCAAAGGCCGAACCCAATAATCGCTTCTACTGTCACCAAGAAAGCCTGTTCGCGAAGTTAAAAGCTGCGACCGGCAAGTCAATTGAATTTGAATACTCCAGCAAGAAAGACGCCAAGGGGAATGTCTGGCAGGCGATTGAGGCTATCCGGTGATCTGGAAGGTTGCGTTGCTTGTCTATCTCTGGGCCGACATGGCTGCATACTATTACGCCAGAATCAAATTGAGCCGCGTTCCAAGCTGGAGCCATCTGCTGCCCGGAGGCGGCTTCATGCTTTTATTTCCACCCGATGCACCGAGGGATACCCATGGAAACACCACTGACCACCAATCCTGAAAAGCGACCTAAGCACTGGTTTTGGCAGCACGAATGGGAGTTATTCGCAATCAGCAACCACCGGATATACTTTGAATCGTATTGGACATACAAATGCGCCTGCGGTAAACACAAGCAAATTACACGCAAGGGTCATTGGAATTTCCCACCCGAAGACGAATAGCTATTGCATTTCTCTCCCGCCTTGTTGTATAGATTGGAAATTCTCCCAATAAACAATTTCGGTCAAATTGAACGCAGGGAGTTCTACGGCTCTACCCATCGCCCAGCGGAGTAATCCGCCATGCCCGAAAACGGGATAAATCGAGGGCCAGATAAAGTTTTTTTTGACCGAAATGATTATTGTTTTATGATTTGCACACCGTGCGAAGGAATAAAAGCCTCTCTTTGTTCGATGGTCAGGAAATGACAGTTAAGCCTGAAACTGATCCTCGTCACGCGGAATTTCGCGATCTACTGGGTAGATGTTACCGATATCTGAATGATGGCGAAGAGATGCCATGGGATGGGAGCGATGCCAAGAAGTTGGCAGAATTGCTCGCAGCGAAACCGGACTTAACCAAGGAAAAGTTTTACCGCTGGTTAGTCTGGTACGCGCAATCGGAGAATATCAATCCAGCAGCAAGGCCGCGTCGGTTCTTGCCCAGTATAACCGACTACGCCAGTGGGCCGCTGAATGAATACGGCAGGCCGCTGAAAGAAAAAAAGAAGCGAGTGTTATGATGGCTGACATGGTAAGCAGCCAAGGGAAACCGGTGAATGCTGGGTGATAGTAAAACTCGAAATCAACACCAGACTCTACAGAGATGCCGAGAAGTGTGCCATGGAATCGGAGATGGAAACGCCGCGCTTTTTGGAGGAAGTCATTGAAAGTTATATAGCCAGCAGGCGGCTGAAAAAAGATATTCCGCTCGCGAATTTGGTGGCACAATTACAGAAACGCAAGAAGTCCATTTAATGGTCACGGGAGGATTGAATGACGAATGGCTTTCCGGGTACGAAACTAGCTAGGCAGCAAATGCAGGCGATCATCAACGCCAGACTAGATGCGCTTGGTCATGGTGCGTTCATGTACCGGCGCGCGGCACTACCCGCAAATTGGCAAGTACCAACTCAGCAGATAAGGCCGGGGGTTGTTTTTGGTGGATCAATTCATGTCATGAGTGGCGGGCAAGTGCAACGATACTGGGCCGGAACCAATATTCCCATCCCCTCGACCACTGGCAGTATGATTGGCGACCCTCAGCGCGTCATCATCGCCGACCCGGTTTATGATCCAGTCGAAAACCCTGACCGCGATCAGCAACCAACCAACGTCCCGGCAGAGCCGGAGAAAGAGCCAGTCGTGCAGCCATGAAGAATCCATTCGGCAAAATTTTCGGCTGGGCCACTGAGAAACCATCTGATATGTGCGCGCAACCACCACAACAGGGAATGACAACCCCCGGACAGGCGATTCCGGCAAGCGTGTCGCTGGCAGTGCAACAATTAAGCATTTCCAACCAGACTGTCGCCGCGAGCACCGGTGTGTTTGGCATAGGCGCGGGGCAGGAAGAACCCAAACTACTTCCCAACAATCCCGAAGAGGTGCGCTTGGTGGTTCCGGTAGTAGGCTATCGCGCTTGGCGCGCCTCCCCGGTCACGCGGTGCATGTTTTCGTTTAATGGCACGAAGTGGGAGCCAAATAAAGCGCTTCACGCTGAGTGTCATCGCGGCGGACAAATGTGCACTGGCGTCAACTGCACTTGTGGCATCTATGCTTGGCGCAACCCTCAAAGTGAATTTGCAGTTGCAGAACCCGCTGTCGTTTCTGGGCAGGTAAATCTCTGGGGATTGGTCGTTGAGCACAGTCTTGGTTATCGCGCTGAGATTGCCTACCCTAAATCGTTCTTCAATACTGGATTCGAGGCACGTCGGATGGCCGAGATGTTCGGCGTACCGCTTGTTGATGTACCATCGGTCAATCAACTGCCACCGTGCGCATCAGTGATCTAAAAGAAGCCGACTTCCGTAAATACTTTGAGGCCCGCCTACAGCATCACAGGATGCGCCGCAGCGGGAGCGGCTTCTCTGCGCAGTGCCCCCTCCACGAAGATCAAACACCATCGCTTTCGATCAACACCGAAAAGGGAGTCTGGAAGTGTCATGGCGGCTGCGGCCATGGCGGCATTCTGGATTTCGAGGTGCTGTATTCCCGCTGCGACAAACCCACCGCGCTGGCCAACATCGCTGAGATAACCGGCCAATCACAGCTTGAACTAGCCTCGCTGGCAACTCAGGACATCATTTACTCCTATGTCGATGCCAACGGCGCGGAGTTGTTTCAGGTTGTACGCAAGCCGGGAAAGCAATTCTCGCAGCGCCGCAAAGGCCCGGACGGAAACTGGATTTACGAAACTTCGAGCATCCCAATGGTTCTCTACCATCTGGATGAAGTCATTGGGGCGAACGAGGTGTGCATCTGCGAAGGCGAAAAAGATGCTGACCGGATGCGGGCGGAGATGCGGGCGCACTACAAGAAGAAGGGTTGGCCGGAGACGCGGGTAGCGGCTACTACTTCGCCGCGCGGTGCAGGCAAGTGGCAGGAATCTTTTGCGCCCTACTTCATCGGCAAAAAGACGCTGATCTTTCAGGACAACGATGAAGTTAATAAGAACGGCATCCGACCGGGCGAACAGCATGCGCTTCAGGTGGCGAAGTCGATTTATCCATTTGCCAACGGGGTAAGGATTGTAAGCTGCCCCGGCGTAAAGGATGTAAGCGACTATCTGGATTCTGGGAAAACCATCGAAGATATTGTCGCGCTGGCCAAACAAACTGCGACATGGAAGCCAGAGAAGGCGGCCACTACTCTGTTTATGACTTCCACGCAGTTTGTGGAAAAGGCCGCCGAACAGATTGATTGGGTGGTGGAAGGTTTGATCCAGCGTGGTGCCAATGGACTATTTCTGGGCAGGCCGAAGGCGGGGAAAAGTCCCTGCGCGCTTGATCTGGCAATCGCCATGGCCAGCAAGCAAAAGTGGCTGGACTTCTTCATCCCACAGCGGACGCGCGTCGCCTTTGTCAGTCGCGAAGATAATGCCGCGCTCACCCAATGGCGCTTCAAGAAATTTTTGATCCATCGAGAATTGGACGCCAAGGATTTGGACGAATGGTTGTACATCAACGCCAAAGGTCTGCGACCCAAGATCATGCTGGACTACCCGGATGATGTGAACCGCCTGATCGCTGACCTGAAAGAATACAAGTCGGAAGTCCTGTTTCTGGACGTGATGCGGGTGATGCACGGTATTGACGAGAACGATAACACTTTGATGCAGCGGGTGATTGACGAGTTGAACCGCATTCAGGATACGGCGGGGTGCTCCATCTGTTTGCTGCACCACACCAACAAAGATCGCGAAGCCACGCTGACTGAATCGGCGCGCGGCGCTGGCGCGATTGCAGGCTGGGCGGAATATGTGCTGGGGGTGCGGGTGGAGGATGAGGATACATGGGTACGCCAATTCAAATGCGAAATCAAGGCCCATCAGGCTCCCGACAGTTTCTTTTGGAAAATCATTGACACGCCGGAGAATGGAGTTAAAATAGAGCGCATTACCTATGAACCGTCATCGCGTGGGAGACGACGGACAAACACAAACGAATGCGAACCGATGTTCTGAGGAGAACACATGCAAGCAAAAATGAAACTCAGCGAAGCGATTATGTTGGGGCGGGTACTGGTTAACTTTACTCACCACAAATGGTACAGCCGGGATACCAATTGTGGCTGCCTGATTGGGATGGGTATGGCCGCCGTGGGCGTACCGGAAGGCGTTGGTCTTGTAACCGACGAAGAGGTAGCAGCAATGTGGCCATGGCTGCGCGAGCGTCGCGAAGCGCCGGATGGGCTGGAGGTTGGGTATTATCGGACAAATTACCCCAATGCCGCTGGAATTATCAGCGACATGGCTTATCTGATAAGCCAAGGCGAAATGACGCTGGAGCAAGCTGTCGAATGGATTCGGCAGAATGAACCACAGGAGACACTAGAAGACAAGCGCGAGATTGTGGAACAATTCTGCGATCAACTGGTGGCCGAAGTTGCCTAAGCCGGGAAAGCGCGGGCGGTGCCGGTATGGCCGCGCGGATAGCGATTTGGTTTCATATCGCGTCATCGCTCGCCGCTTGGGTATAAGCCTTGGCACCGTGGTCAAGGAATTCAATAGTGGTATGCGGAAATTGCGCCACAACCCCACGGCGAAGGAGCTATTCCTATCCACCATTGAAAAGGTGCCCCATGACCATCCAGTGGAAATGTAAATGCGGGAAACGGTTTGAGGATGGCCACGCGGCCTTCCTCCACCGCGACGGTAGCAGCGACCACGATCCAACCCCGGTGGCATCCCCCGGCCTCACCGGCATTGAGCGGGAAAAATTATTCTCCATCGAGGATTCACATGGCGGACAAGAAGAAGCCGTCGAAAACCAAGAAGCCAAAATTGACCGTCGAGATATTATCTCCATCCAACGTAGAAAAACTAACAGCCGAAGCGAAGCAAATAGATGGCGAAATTAAAGTCGGCCTCTCCGCGTTCCAAAAGAACCTGTCGGCCATTGTGAAGCTGGTGGCGCGAATCAAGAATCGCGATCTATGGAAGTACCTCGTTGATCCTGAAACCGGCCACGAATTCAAGCGCTTTCACGCCTATTACAAATCGCGCTTCGGCCCTCTGGCGCGTGGCAAACTGCAAGAATTTATCGCCATGGCTACACTCACCGAAGGCCCAGATGCGCTTGAAGATCACGTGGTGGATGCCATCGGGCAGAAGCGCTCCTATGAACTAGCCAAGGTGCCACCGCATAAACGCAAGCGGCTGGTGAAGTCGGCGCTCGAATCTGACGCCGATCAATTCGCGACCGACGTATGCAATGTACTCAACGAAGACCTGCCACCCGAGCAACATCGCGAACCAACCAAGTTATTCGCCCGCAACTATCCGCTATCGGTCATTAAGCGTTTCACGGAACTGGAAGCGCGTGCCATGGGCATGGAATTTATTCGCGACAGCGATTTCAGTATTTCACAGCAGGCGAAGTTTCTGGTTGCCATGTGCGCGTTTTTTGAAGCTGGCCACGTTGAAGAGTTGGAAGAGGCGGATAAGTATCTGGCGCGCAAGGCAAAAGAAGAACAAAAACTGGCTGCGCGAAAGTCCATCAGTTTGCAGGTGCTAGAGAAGCAACTGGCTGACGCGGCGAGACTTGAGCGTGATTCGTAGAAAGCGCTGGCCCAGAAGAAAAAAGAAGAAGGCGCGCGTGGGGCGCACCGGGCGGGTGCGATTAGATCGAGATAAAATGTGGGAACTTCGCTTTCAAGCCTACGAGCGGGCTGGCGAGAGATGCGAAAACTCAATCGAAGGCAAGCGCTGCGCCAACATTGCGCCATGGGCTTATGGCCAACTGCACCACATAAAACATCGTTCGTTGTTGGGTTCGGACGTACTTGAGAATGTGATCTGGCTATGTGTCTGCTGCCACCGCAAGCATCATGACCATGGCACCATCATCGTGCCTTGGTGGTTGGGGGAAAATGGGCTACTTCGCGAACGGAACCGAGGGGATGGAGTATGAAGACCGCTACTGCTGCCGGTGCATCAACTACCGGAGCACAGAAGAGATTAACCAACGCGGCTGCCCAGTGCTCGATCTGCATTCGTTGTGGAACTACGAGGCTTGTAGCGATCCAATAAAAAAGTCCGCGCTCGACTCTCTGATCCCTCGCGATGAGCGCGGTTTTAATAAGCAATGCCGCATGTTTATTCCTGAAGATTCCGATATTAAATGGGAGATATGCGGCAAATGCGGAAACGCCGCACCGCAAATCGTTGAAAAGATTGAGGGTAATATGTGCGTGAATTGCGCCGGTAATCTTGAAAAAAATCTTCTAAAAAGTTCTTGACAGACTTTGTGCCATCCTATACATTTCCTAATGTTCAGGAGATATTAAAAATGGCACGCTATCTAAAGAACGCCGCACGGGCAGTTGGCACACCTCCACAGTCCTCCCCACTTGATTCCAAGCAGGTAAAGAATTCTGCTGGTGGCTACGTCTATCCAGTAACGAATTGGACGCGCATGGAGCGCTTCCTGATTCTGGGCAGCGAGGGCGGCTCCTATTACGCAGGCGAGCAGGCGCTTACCAAGGAAAACCTTGATGCTGTCGCGAAGTGTGTGGCCGAAGACGGCCTGCGCGCCGTCAAGCTGATCGTTGATATCAGCGATGCCGGTCGTGCCTATAAGAATGACCCGGCAATTTTGGCGCTGGCTTACGCGGCGGGCAAGGGCAATGATGAGACCCGCGCTGCGGCGCTGGCGGCATTGCCGAAGGTCGCGCGCATTGGAACCCACCTGTTCCACTTCGCCGACTTCGTAAAAGAATTTCGTGGCTGGGGCCGTGGCCTGCGCAACGCCATCGGCGAGTGGTATTCATCGCAGCCGATTGACCGCTTGGCCGATCAGGTGACGAAGTATCAGTCGCGTGATGGTTGGTCGCATCGCGATCTATTGCGCAAGTCACATCCATCGGGCAGCAAAGAACAGAATGCCGTGTACCGCTGGGCTATCGGCCAGACGCCGGACGCTCGCACTGTGGTGCGCGGCAAGAATGAAGTAAAGTTCAATTACGCCGCTACCGATAAACTGCCAAAGCGCATTGAGGGCCACATCAAGTTGCAGGCGGCCAAGACTGGCAAAGAAGCGGCAGCCTTGATTCGTGAATACGAACTGGTGCGCGAGAGTGTGCCCACCGAACTTCTGAAAGAGAAGGAAGTCTGGGAAGCGTTGCTTGAGAAGATGCCATTGACTGCAATGATTCGCAACTTGGGCAAGATGAGCAGCATTGGATTGCTTGTCTCAATGAGCGACGCATCGAAGCAGGTGATCGCGAAGCTGGGCGACGTGCAGGCCATGAAGAAGGCGCGCGTCCACCCGATTCAGATTCTTGTGGCGCAGAAGACTTACGAGTCAGGCCACGGCCTGCGTGGATCGTTGACATGGGCGGCGGTGCCACAGGTTGTGGATGCTCTGGACGAAGCGTATTACAACGCTTTCGATCTGGTTGAGCCGACCGGCAAGCGCTTCTATTTGGGGATGGATATTTCCGGCTCCATGTATAGCGGCGATGTCGCAGGCATTCCTAATTTCTCGCCTGCTGTTGCCTCTGGCGCTATGGCCATGGTGACGGTGAAGACTGAGAAGGAATACTATGTGGCGGGATTCACGACCAAGGGTAGCTACTATAACGGGCAAGATGGCGTTATGGAGCCAATTTCACTCAGCCCCAAAATGCGCCTAGATTCTGTTGTAGAGCGCATGCGCGCGCTTTCCGCGAAAATGGGCGGAACTGATTGCGCCTTGCCGATGCTTGATGCACTGGACAAGAAAATGGAAATCGACGTATTCGAGATTTTTACGGATTCGGAGTCATGGGCGGGCAAGATTCACACTGCGCAGGCGCTTGATATGTATCGCCAAAAGACCGGCATTCCAGCGAAGTTTGTGGTGGTTGCAATGACGGCCAACGATTACTCCGTAGGTGATCCCGACGACGGCGGGACGCTAAATTGTGTCGGGTTTGATGCGTCGGTTCCAAATTTGATTGCCGACTTCGTAAAGGCATAAACTATGACTGTGACAGGTTACTACGGATACGGTTGAGGGAACGGAATGGGAGGCCGCAAGGCCAAACTTTCCGATTTCCGCAACTTATCCGGCAACGGGTCGATGGAAATTGGTTATCTTCCTACTGGAGAACAGAAGTATCTTCGGGCCGAAGTGATTGGGTTACCACTTACAATTGGACAAACCCCCAGTCACAACACCTTGTCCGGGGATTAAGAAATAAGTTTGACGCGAGCCGAAGTTGGTTCGTTATCTCACTGTTAATGAGGCATAGCGGTTCGACTCCGCAGCCCCTTCGGGGGTTTAGTGTAACGGCAACACGCTAAACACGGACTGGCAATCCTTGTTCGCGTCATTAAGTTTGGACTGGCTCAAAGCGTCGGCAGTGCGCGAAAGCGCCCGTGGCGCAGACGCGGCGAAGTCCAAGGTCAGACTTGGTACCTAAAGCCAAGCGGATAGGCTGGTTATCCCATGCACCAGTGCCGCTGAGGGGTCGGCAAAACCCCTCCACGAAATTGGAAGGTTTTGCGAGGGCCGATGGTGGTTGGTTATCTCTGGAACCAAGGGTTGCAGGTTCAACTCCTGCCGTCATCTTCGGGTGATGTAGTTCAAACGGTAGAACATTGGTATATATCCGACTCCGATACCTTGTCTTCGCAAATTGAAAATTGTTGGTGCGGGCCGAAGTGAGACGGTTATCTCTTGAACAGATACCCATTCCGTTTCACGCTCCTTGCCTGCATCGCATTAAAACTCTGGAGAGAGAGTGGAACACTGGTTCACAAGCTACACCCATTTTGGGCATACAAATATCATCAAATACTGCGGTCGGCCATTCGCCAACGCAGAAGAGATGAATGAAGAACTCATTGCGCGCTGGAATGCGCGGGTTGAGCCGGGTGACATTGTGCATCATCTTGGCGACTTCGCGCTGGGCGTGCAGGATAAGCTGCATTACGCGCAAACCATCCGCCGCCGCCTGCATGGCGATATCGACTTCTACATGGGCAACCACGATCCGGGCGCACCGAACAATCTATCCATTCTTCAGGCCGCTGGCATCTTCCAGAAGGTTTCCCATTATGGGGAGATTTTCGTAAACAAGCAGGCCATTGTTCTGTCGCATTACAGTCAGCGCACATGGCATCACGACACTAAGGGAACGTGGCACCTGTTTGGTCATACCCACGGCACTTTGGCGGCGTATGGCAAGTCGGTAGATGTCGGCGTGGATACGTGGGATTTCAAGCCGGTGCATTTTGACGAACTCAAGAAATTCATGGATGCCCGCGAAATCGGCGACCATCCAAAGTTTGAACACTTTCAAGGATCGGGGGACACGTGCGCATCAGTGAAGCAATCTTCCTTGGCAGCAAACTAAAACCTCGCGGCATTGGCAGGTTGTGGAATGTTGAGACTCAGAGCACGTGCGCCCTCGGTGCTGCGCTCGATGCCATCGGCTTACTATATGATGCTGGATATAGTGTTCTGTTAGATACTTGGCCGTGGATCAGGGAGATTAAACTTCGATGTCCAGCCTGTAGTAAACGGTCATCGTTTGTCGAGTACGCAATGGATGTAGTCATACACCTTAATGATGCCCACGGTTGGCCGCGCGAACGAATCGCAGAATTTTTATCTACGGTTGAACCAAAAGAGAGGGAGAAGGAAAATGGCGGAGACACGCAACGAATTAGTGCTGGCGCAGAATCAGCATGCGTTCATTCAAGATGAAACCAAGGGCTTGGTTCAGGTTGTCGTAGGCCCGTACAAGACAGGATTGACTGCCACTGACCGGCCAGTCCGCTACAACGCTCAGGCGCAGAAGTTCACACAGGTATCGCTCGATGAGGCGATCAGCCAGAATCCCAACGTGCCGGAAGGCAGTTACATGATTCTGGAGAATCCGGCCAAGAATCCAGAGAAGCAATCCCCCAAGGGGAACGGGATGCAGACGCCGGAAGAGTTGCACGTGGGCCGCAAAATCAACCTACCCGGCCCCATGACGTTTGCTTTGTGGCCCGGTCAAGTCGCGACCGTTGTTTCCGGCCATCAGTTGAAATCCAACGAATACATTGTGGTGCGCGTGTACAACGTGGATGAGGCCGGGAAAAACTGGCCCGTGGGAATCGAGAAACCAGCCGAACTCATTACCGGCCAATTGATTGTCATCAAGGGCACCGATGTCAGCTTCTTCATTCCGCCGACTGGCCTTGAAGTAGTGAAGGATTCAACCGGCAAGTACATCCGGCAGGCGGTTACGCTGGAGCGTTTGGAGTATTGCATCCTGCTGGACGAAGACGGCAACAAGCGTTACGAGCGTGGCCCACAGGTTGTGTTCCCTGAAGCCACAGAACAATTCATCACCAAGAAAGAAGATTCGGCAACCGGTCAGGCCGGAACTGCCGACGCTGGCGATGGCCGTCGCAATGTGAAGTTCAAGGCCATTGAATTGAATGACCAGATGGGACTCTACATCAAGGTCATCGCGGATTATGTTGAGGATGACGAAGCCAAGACCCAACGCAAGACGGGCGAGGAGCTATTCATCACCGGGCAAGACCAGCGGATTTATTACCCCCGCGCGGAGCACGCCATCATCGAATACGGCTCCGAGGATGGCAAGTTCAAGCGCCAGCGTTATTACGGCATCGCCATTCCCAAGGGCGAGGCTCGCTACGTTCTCAACAAGGACAGCGGCAAGGTAGCCCTGAAGCGTGGCGAAACCATCTTCTTGCCTGACCCGCGCCATGAAGTCATTGTTCGCCGCGTGCTCGATCAGAAGACTGTCGCACTGTGGTATCCGGGCAATCAGGAAGCGCTCACCTACAACCAGAGTTTGGCGGCTATGACCGAAGGCACGCAGAACTATGTCGCAGACAATAGTTATGCCGCCGCCATGGATTTAGCGCGTTCGGTCAATCGCGGCCTGCGCGGCTCCAGTGCGCCTGCTGGCAGCATCATCATGGCATCTGCCGGTGAGACGCTACATCGCGGAACCACGTTCACGCCTCCACCGAGCCTGACGTTAAACACGAAGTACGACGGCCCTCCGACCATCAATGTCTTCACTGGCTACGCGGTGCAGGTTGTGGACAAGTCCGGCAACCGCCGCGTGGTCAAAGGCCCAGCGACAATTCTTTTGGAATACGATGAGTCGCTTGAGAAGATCACGCTATCCACCGGCAATCCGAAGACTACAGACAACATGAAGCATGATGTCTACCTCCGGGTTGACCACAATAAGATTTCCGACACCATTGAAATGGAAACCAAGGATATGGTGACGGTGGCGGTGAAGGTCAGCTATCGGGTCAACTTTGAGGGCGATTCGGAAAAGTGGTTTGCGGTGGAGAACTACGTGAAGTTCCTCTGCGATCACCTGCGCTCGATGCTGCGCGGCGCGGCCAAGAAACACACAATCAAGGAACTGATCGACAATTCCAGCAGCCTTGTGCGTGACACGATTCTGGGCAAGGCGGATGCCACAACTCACACGCGCCCCGGTCGCGCGTTTGAGGAAAACGGGATGCGCGTCTATGACGTGGAAGTGCTGAAGACTTCCATCCAAGACCCATCGGTCAAGCAGATGATTGAGACATCGCAGAAGCAGGCGGTGGCCGATACATTGAACTTGACTGCCAAGCAGGGTGAACTGGAAAACCAGAAAGCCCTCTCGGTCATTGAGCAAACCATCAGTGAGTTGCAGACTGCCGTGGCGCTGGCGAGGATTGCCGATGAGCGCAAGGTGGATTCTGAAACTCACGCGGCGCTGCTTGAGAAAGACAAAGAAGCGTTCGCGCGCGATGCAGAACGGGCCAAGAACGGCATCACACTGGACGGCTATGAGGGTCAGCTTGCCGACGCGGCTTTGCTCCGCCGTAAGGCAGAGAACGCTGAGAACTTGGCCGTGGCAAGTGCGGGGGCAAAGTTGTTCACCGAACGCATGGCATCTTTTGGTGACAAGTTGGCTCCAGCGATCTTGGCGCTGTCCAACAAAGAACTGGTTGAGAAGTTGAGTCAGGCGGTTGCTCCGCTGGCAATTGCCGAGCATCAGGGTCTTGGGCCAATCATCTCCCGTTTGTTCAAGGGAACTGAAATGGCCGCAACTATAGGCGATCTGCTGCAAGCAGCGGAAGCAGCGGACACAAAAGCGAAGAACTAGGGTTTTGCTGATTGTCTCTTCTGCATGGCCATATCTCACGCGGGCAACCGCAAGTGGCCCGAGGGGGCTAGTGGGAAATCAGCAAAGGTGGTCACTGCCTTAAGTGACAGGTGGGTGGTTACCGACAGAAAGCCACTTGGCCCCTCCGGTCGGCCATGACAGTAGGCCGGACGCGAATTACACAAGGTGAAAAATGAATCCAACCGCGTTGGCTGTACTTAGTTACTGGTGGGTGATCCTGTTGCTGTTTGTTGTTCTTGCCCACAAGTTGATCCTGCGTCTTATGGGAACGGTTATTATTCCCAATGACGCCATCGGTATAGTCACCAAGAAGTGGGTGCTATACGGCAACAATAAATCGCTGCCGGACGGCGCAATCGTTGCGCTGAATGGGGAAGCTGGTATTCAGGCCGACACTCTGGCTCCCGGCGTCCATTTCCGGTTGTGGCCATGGCAGTACACCGTGCAACTCCAAAAGTTCGTCACCATCGAAAAGGGAACTTTGGGTGTGGTAGATGCGCGTGACGGCAAGCCACTGTCGGGTGGGAGAGTGCTGGGCCGTCAGGTGGAATGCAACTCTTTCCAAGATGCACGCAAATTCCTGAGTGCTAATGGTGAGCGCGGCCCGCAGCTTTCAATCATTCCGCCCGGAACCTACCGAATCAATACGGCGCTTTTCCAGATTTCCACTTGTTCGGCGCTGGAAATTCCTGATAACAAAGTTGGCGTGGTGACCACCAAAGACGGAACGCCGTTGAAGGTTGGCGAGATTGCTGGCCGCGTGGTTGACGGCCACAACTCTTACCAGAACCCACAGGCGTTTCTGGATGCCGGAGGAACCAAGGGCTTACAGGAACAGGTGATCTTGGCGGGCCGCTATTTTATCAACCCGCGATTCGCCACCGTGGAAGTAGTGGACATGACGCAGGTTCCTATCGCCAATGTCGGCGTGGTGATTTCTTACGTTGGCGAGGAAGGATTGGACATCAGCGGCGATGCTTTCAAGCATGGCAATCTGGTGGCGCGTGGCCACAAGGGTGTCTGGATGGAGCCGCTTGATCCGGGCAAGTACCCCCTGAATCCGTATGCCGTCAAGGTAGAAATTGTGCCCACGGCGAATGTGGTTTTGAATTGGGCTACCGGCAAAAGCGAGGCGCACATGTTGGACAAGAACTTGTCCACTATCACCGTGCGTTCGTCTGACGGCTTCACGTTCAATCTGGACGTGAGCCAGATTATCCACATCCCACGCAATGATGCGCCAAAGGTGATTGCTCGATTCGGCAACATGGCGAATCTGGTTACACAGGTACTCGAACCAACTATCGGCAACTACTTCCGTAACGCCGCGCAGGCATCGGACGTGATTGACTTCCTCCGTCATCGCAGTAACCGGCAGGAAGAAGCCAAGCAGTCAATCAGCGCCGCGCTTACCGAGTACAACGTCAATGCCGTGGACACACTCATTGGCGACATCACTCCGCCAGCCGACCTGATGAAGACTCTGACTGATCGCAAGATCGCGGAGCAGGAAAAGGTCACCTACGACACCCAGCGTTTGGCCGAAGATACTCGCAAGGAATTACAGCAGGCGAGGGCCATGGCCGATACACAGGCTACCGTTGTGGCATCGGAGCGGCAGGTATCAATCGCCGATTTCAACGCGCAGGCCGCAGTCAAGAAAGCGGAAGGCGATGCGAAATCGAAGACCATCAACGCAGAAGCGGACGCCAACGTTATTATCACAGTCGGTAACGCGGAAGCGACAAAGACCAAAGCGGTTGGCGGCGCTGAAGCCGATGTTATCAAGCAGAAGATCGACTCCATGGAATCCGACAAATACGCGGCAGTGCAGATCGCAAATGCGCTGGCCGTCAACAAAATCGCGCTGGTGCCCCAAATTGTCGCGGGCGGCAGCGAAGGTAAGGCCAATGGCCTTGTCGATGTCTTGATGGCATTGATGATCGCCAAAAATCAGGAGAAAGCAGCATGAAGATGAGAGCAAGTGAAGCATTGATGGCCGGTTCGTTGCTGATTAAGGCCCGTCCCTATCTTGCCTACGGCGATGGCGATGGGTGCGCTTTGGGAATGATCCACGCAGGCGCATTAGGCGTGGCGTCATTCTCTGAGAAAAATTACAATGCGCTGATAGGCAGCTATCCATGGATGCGCGAAATAGCAGCAGACAAGCCCTGCAATTGCCTGCCAGAAGACGATGATCGCCTAAGGAACGATCTTCGCGCCGGTGGGCGACATGGGATGGTAGGTCTGATTGCTCACCTATTCAATGAGCATGTCATGGCCGGACGCAATCGCGGTCGCGGTGGCGTCATGGATGGCGCAACTCCGCATTGCCCCAATGCCGAGCCATGGACACTTGAACGGCTGGCGCAATGGATTGAATCTGTCGATCCAACGCCAAAGGAATTGCCGGAACCACCGGCTACTGAGGGGGTAAGTGAGCACCAAGCCGAAGAAGTCTATACCGAGACAGGAGCGGTTGCCGGGGACTGAAGGCAAGTTTGACGACCTTCACGAAGCGGCAATCAAGTATGCCGAGATTCGCGATGAGCGAATGCGGCTGAATGGCGAAGAAGTGGAGCTAAAAGCCGAACTTCTGAAGCTGATGAAGAAGCACAAAAAAGAGACCTATAGCTACATGGGCGTGGTTATAGACGTGGTGCACGAAGAAGAAGATGTGAAAGTAAAAGTCAAAAAGCCCGCAGAAGAACAACAAGCAGCCTGAAACTCTTTCCGGTTATAGCCCCACCGCCTTGGTGGGGCTTTTCTTTTGTCCGCCTATATGCCTATGCTTTGACATTAGTGGCCCACGCAATAGTAGATTCCCAGCGGGCGGAAATCCGCAAGTATCTCTCCACTCCCGGTAATACCTTCGCGGGAGCAACTGTCGAATTCCAGCTATGCGCTGAAACTCTGCGCAAGGCGGTGCGCGGCATGAAGTTCCCACCCTGTCCGTGCGGTCGGCCCTTTGGTCACTCCGGCACCTGTTCCCATCGCAGCCGCTTTGGGCCTAAGCGCGCAGAACTTCGTTCCGAGCCGGGACGTTGCGTCCACAAAGCCTGCCCATTTCCGGCCATCAAGAATGATCGCTGCCGCACCCATTCCCAAGATTTCGATGCGCCTGTTTCATTACTCCAGCCGGTAACCAATCTCCTTTTCATGGACGCTGGCGTTTATTAACTTCCCGCAACTTCCCTAGACTCCGATTCATGGGACGTGGCAGTAACATCATCAACGAAATCGGCAATCGGCACGGCTCACTCGTTGTAATAGAGCGCGGCCCGCGATTGAAGCAGGCACAACAGGTGGCATGGTTGTGCCAATGTGATTGTGGTGGAATTCGGAATGTTCTTGGGGTTGATCTGCGCAGTGGCGTAGTTACGAAGTGCCATAACTGCACAAGGCAAATGATCCGCCATGGATTGACTGCTGGATACAAACTTCCGCCGCAATATTACCTGTGGAAACACGCCAAGCGCCGCGCGGCCCGTGGTGGGCTGCCATTCAATATAAAGCCAAGCGATGTGGCGATTCCGTCGCACTGTCCATGTTTGGGCATTCCGCTTATTCCGGGTCTGGGCAAGAGGACACACGATGGCAGTCCATCAATAGATAGGATTATTCCAGAACTTGGCTATGTATCTGGAAATATTCGAGTTATCAGTTACAAGGCTAACGCGATGAAGCGCAACGGCACGGCGGAGGAATTGCGAAGAATTGCAGATTACATTGACGCCGCATTGGTCAATGGCGTGGAGGTTGAAGTATGCCTCGGGTTATAGAAGAAGTTTTGGCGGATGCAAATCCGAGCGAAACGCGACTGTCCATGTTTCAGCGGTTGGCCAAATTGCAACTCAACCGCGTCCAGTCATTTAACAAATGGGCGGATGTTCGCCAATTAACCGGCAGTGAGCGCGAGACAGCCGAACAGGCATGGAGCGCAGCTTGGGAATCTACGCAAACCACAGATTTGTGGGATGTAGTACGAACCTTGGCGATCTTCGATGAGTCCTTCCGCCTGCCGCAATTGAACGCTGGAGAGGAATCTTTCCGCGCCAATGTGGAAGAAAAATTCAGCAAACTCATGCAGCGAGTTTCAATCTTGGCGCTAACCATTCAGCGCAAACAAGAAGCGGGGGAACCAACCGATGATGCCAGTTCAAATAGCGAACGTAACTTGCTCTAACAATGGGATCAATACCCTAATTACCAATCTGTTCGAGACGGCCACTGAGTATGGCACTCACCTACAGAAGCGTGGGGCTGTGATCCGAGTTATCAGCTATCTCATCCAGAATCAAAGTTCAAGTCCTTGCAGCGCATCCTTTCAGGACTCCAGTGGCACGGTATTGATTGGCCCGGAAATCATTCCCGCCAATCCCGGCAACTGGACAGAACGCGCCAGTGTTCCGGCGTATCTATTTGAAACCACGCGCAACACTTCATCTCCGTATCTAGGCTACGACCTGCAATTGGTCACGAATACCAGCAGCAATGTGCAGGCGACGATCCAATATCAATACTCCTTTGTTCCGGGGCGTCCGGGTGTTTAAGTTCAAATTACTCTCTATCATTGCGGTCTTCTTCTTCCTATGCTGCATGGCGGCTTCAGCGCAGATTGTGCCGGGTTATCCTACCGGCGTAACCGGTCAGCCAGTCTGTGGTACAAGCGGCGGTCAGGTAGTTAACTGCCTGCTATACACCGATGCGTCGCAGTATTACACCTCCAGCATGAACGGCGACATGTGCGCCGCGATCAACGCGGCTATTGCCGATGCTGTGTCGAAAGGTATTTTCACGGTAGACGCGCGTGCCTTTACTGGCCTACAAGCCTGCAAAAGCGATCCATACCACAATGAGTTTGTCCCTATCCACATCTTGCTAAGTGGCAAGGTGACGATCATTACCTCGACTCCATGGACTACTCCAGCCCTACCTAATGTCTTAACCGGCGAAGTTGGTGGTAACACTGCCGATACGGCTGGCGCTCGTATTATGGGCTGCGGTTCGGTAGCTGGACTGGCAACCGGCGTGACCTTCACGGCTGGTACCGGTGGCTGGCCTGCCAGTGGTTCGCCGGGAAACTGCGCCTTTAACTCCACCATCCTCGGGGTAACCATCCAGAACACATCTGGCCATGCTGGTACTGTGACTGAGTTAAACGGCACTACCGCAGCTTTCCAGATGACGTTCCACTCCGGCATTACCCATGGCCCATTCCCGTCCGGCACCTATCAGGCCGTGATTGAGATTGGCGCAGAGCGTAATAACGGAGATGGTTACGGCGCTGATACATCCAACAACAGCGATTGCGACGATACGTGGATTTCAAATGTTGCCATCTCTACCGGTGGCGATCAAAACACGTTTGGCATCTATGATCCTTGCAGTCAGGAAAAAACTACCATTAGCCACGTGCGGTTGGGGTGCTGCGGCGGCGGCGCGAACTGGAATGCTGCGGGAGCCTTCTTTGATCGCACCGAGTATGCCTACGGCAACGGAAACGCGGCTGGTGTAACCCGTCCGGTTATCAGCGATGTCAACTTAGCCGGAGAAATGACTTCGCAGTGCAACACGGCTTCGGCGGCCTGTTATGGCATCGTCTTTCAGGGGTCGGCTATACAATGCGTTGTTTCAGGGGGTGGTGGGTCTGGCGGCACTTGCTATGTCCCACAGGGCGCGGTTAGCGGTGGCTCAATCTCTCTTAGCGCTGGTGCGGTCGTAGTCGCCAATCCCGGCACCGGTTATTCCGGTACGGCCACTGTAACCTTATCCGGCCCCGGCCAGACATGGGGCAGCGCGCTCAATCAAACTGCGAGCTGCACGGCTGCGGAGTCTGGTGGATTCCTCACAACCATCACTTGCAGTAGTGGCGGCATGAACTATCCGGGTGCGGTACAAACCGGTGGGCCAATGATTACTCACGTGGCCGTAGCAGGTGCGGCGGCGGCCAAGCTGTGGGATGCTATCTATATTGACGGCACCGGTTTAACTGAAATCAAAAACGTCCACAACATCAACGCGGCGAACTACGCAGTTGAGTGGGGTATCACCACATTCAACTCTGGCGGCGTAATTCAAAACGTAGATACCAGCACTGCTTGCGGTGTCCATCTTGGCTGGATGCACGATGGTGGCGAGACCTTGCAGAGTATTGTGGGTTCAAGCGTATGCACCACGGTCATTCAGGATGACCTATTCGGCCAAACACTAACTCTGGCGCAATTCAGCCGTGGTATTGGAAGCTACGATGCGGCCAGCTTTATCAGTAACCTGTATGGCTTCTTGATTCCATGCCAAGCCAATACTCCAGCCTCTATCGCGCCTACAACCACGTTTGGCGTGTACTGTGATACCACGGATGGTCTGGACTTCCAGCCGGGAGCCGACAGTACGCAAGCGGTCACAATCCGCAACCATGCTGGAACAGTTGGGTTCTCATTTGATACATCCAATGGCCGCCTTGCTATCGGCAAAGCTGGAGCGCCCACAGCTGCGCTTGATGTGACCGGTACCTTTCAGGTTACCAACGGTGGCGCAATCAGTAAGTACGATAACTTCTCCACGGCTGGCGTAGGTGTGCCGGTGGTACTATACGCGACTGGCTCTGGTACCCAGACTGGTAACTTCGGCCCGACTACTATGTTTGCCGGAATCGCGGGCACGCACTGGTATCGCTTCTCTTGGTTTGTCGATCAGGTGAACGTTGGAACTGGTTCGTGTACCAGCACAGCCACGACCATTGTGTTGAACTTGGTCTGGACTCCGGCGAATGCTTCTATTCAAACCACGCTGCCTATGATCGGCTTCGGCCCGAACACAAACACAGGCGGCATTACCAGCACGATTACCATTGCGACATCTGGTTCTCCGCTGGGCGCAAACGGCCAAGTGGCTGCTTCTGGAAGCTATACCTTTACCAGCAAGGCCAGCCAAGCGATCACCTTTACAGTGACCGGTTTTGCAGGCCCAACTGGCTGCACCACCGCGCCTAACTTTGAAGTTATCCCACTGCTTGAGATATTGAACTAATGGCGAACCCCAAGTATGCCGCGAACGGTGATTTGGTCTGCGGCGCTTGCGGCAAAGTCTTGGGGCGCGCGCCTAATAAGTTCGGAGATGCGGTGGCTTCATGCAGCGATCCCGGCTGTTCTGAGAACGGGCGATTGTATGAAGAGGGCGGATTCCGTCATAATCCACACATACCGGAAGGGCGCAAGCTATTACCGGGATACGATCACCCCAGCCGATTCTATTTCGGCGAGGCGAATTATAAAGTCAAGGACGGGCAGGTACAAAATTGAACGAAACGGTTAAGTCGATTACGGGCGCAGAGCGGATGCGGGAAGTGCAGAAAGCGCCACCCCGGCGTGCCGGAATGCAGTGGCTACGCAACCATCTGGCCGATGTAATTGAAGGCCGCGATCCGAGCGGCACTAGCTCGCCAAAACTGGTAGAACAAGCGCGCAAGATGTTGTTCGAGGTAGCCATGGCGGAATCGAACCTGAAGCGTAATCGCCGCTTTCAGGTAGTCAATCGCAAAAAGAATCAGCAGGTGATTGAGAAGATCGAAAAGGCCGTGGGGCCGCCTGCGCCAACTGTTACACCGGGCATCGTGGAGCGCATGGCCCAATTTGACACTAAGGAGTGACCATTAAATGGACATCAAGCGCAAGGTTGGATCGCCAGATAGTCAGGGCAATGCCGCTGCGGAATACAGCAGCTACCTACGCCGCTCGTGCGATTGGCAGTACGGGCGGGACGCTCAATATCAAGATATTGTCAGTGAAGCCAAAGAAGAGGATTTGAAATTTGGCGTGGTAAATCCAACGCCACCACCGGAGCAAAAATAATGTGCGAAGAATTTAAGTCTCACGGCGAACTAGCCAAGAACAATCCGAAAGGTTTGGAAACGCTTTCGACGCCGACAAATTGGGCGAATAACCCCGGTTTTTTCGGTTCTTCTCCGTCCCAAGCATTAGTCTCCGGCTCTCCGGCGAATAGTCCCGCCTATCGTGGCGGCACAGTTGTTGGCAGGCCGCAGACTTCTACGGTCGCACCAATCAATAAGCCAATGTCTTCTGGCCCACGTGTGGGCATGACTATGCGCCCAGCCGATGCTGGCTATGGTACTGGCGGCCACGGTGGCGACGTTGGAATCTTTGGAGTGACATCAGGGTATAACGGATGAATTGCGATTGCCAAAATCAGAATCAACAGAATCTTCAGGGTGGCCACCAAGGCGCGTGTCCACATTGCTCCTGTCCTTGTTGTGGCAGGCCATACGGATGGTGGTTCTGGCCTTACTATTCGCCTTCCTATTCTTATCCATCATGGCCGCAGCCTTCATTCACTTGGTGCGGGACAAGTTCATCGCTTGGCGGCGCGATAGGCGGTTCACTGGGAAGCGCGGTGGGTGGTAGTCTCTCATGCCAGACAATCCAGCAGTAACTAATCCGACTGTAGATTACTGGTGGTCGCATCCGTCTTTTATTGGTCAGGATGAGGAAATTGCCGCCAAGGAAAATCTCTACAGTGAAGGCCACGCCAACTCGATCAACATTCCGTGGTTACTCGGTATTAGTGTGGCCATGGGTAATGGGATGACCGAAGCTATCGCTAAAAGCTGTATAGCCTACGTTGAACCCGAGTTCGGCTTGGACGGTGGTGGGGGCGGGAATGAGAGCGGCGCTCAAGCCTACGGCGGTGCGCAATCCGGTGGGACTATTGTGAGTTGGTAAGCCGCCATGTACAATTCCCCTTGTGGGCGGCATGGTGTCTAGCGAGAAGCTAGGACAGGGTTTTCTTCGCTTGTCAGTGTCCCGTCATGAAACACCGCCCGCATTAAGTTATGCCTGACGAATTCAATATTGATGAAACTTATAAGCCCGTTCCCAAAGAACAGGCCGATGCTTTCTACAACAGCCTTCAGCGTGGGTTCCGCAGCGAGTTTACCGGCATGCGGCAAGATAGCAAAGGGAACATGTTCAGGGAATTCACTGTCAAAAGTGACGACTTCGATACCAGCCAATCCCGCCAGCAATCCGAACGTTATATGCTGTGGCACCAAATGAACCATCGCAGCGCCGCCGATCCTCAGTGCCATATCTGCAAGAGTCAGGCGGAATTCAAACGTCTCCACCCGGAACTGGTAGGCAAGCGCGTGGACGGCCCACCGCCCTGCAAGAATTGCGGCAGGGGATTTTCAGAACACATCGGAGGACAATGCCCGTAATGATGCGCAAAATTGCTCTTGCCGTTGTATTGATGATCGCTTCGGTTGGTTGCAAGGTGACGGCAGTTGATGCCCCGTTGAGTATCGAACTGACCGGGAAGGAACATGATGCCGCCTTCAGCCTGTGGGAGCGCAGGCAGCAGGCGGAACTGGATTTGCAGGCCGCCCGAAACAAGTACAGCGCCACGATCAATGATCTTGATCTGGAAAGAAACAAGCTGTGTTTGGCCTTGGGCAAGGCTCATAGCGTCCATGGCACGTACACACTGGATGAATACGCGGCCAAACTCGAACGTGTAAAATAATTGTTGACAATCACAATCTCCGTACTGTAGGATTTGGAGCATGACATAGATCGACCAGAAATACGTTTACGTATTCATTCGGCAAGACATCCCAGTCAAGCATCAAATCGTCCAATCGGGACACGCCATCTACCACATGGTTCTCGACTATAGACCCGATCCGTTCGTTCCCAACATCATTGCAATTGGCGTCCCTGACATCGCCGCGCTGGAGCGCGTGCGAGCAAAGCTGCGCGCGAATCAGATCGCGGCGCATTACTGGCATGAGCCAGACAACGATCTTGGGTTTACTGCTATCGCCACGATTCCGCTGAATGCGGAACAGAAACAAGTTTTGGCCAATTACCGTTTATGGAATGAGGCCAATTGTTCCCCCGGAGCCGCGCAAGCGGCCTGCTCCTTGGCTGGGGACGGGGGAGCCATACAGGCGGGGCTGTGAGTCAGCTAGAGTCTTCAGTGACTCCCCGCCTACCAAAAGCCGCCTTAGCTCAGAGAAAGAGCGCCCAGCCGGTGGTAGCGGTTGTGGAGGTCACAGGTTGAAGTCCTGTAGGCGGCTCCAATTTTAGGGCGCGCGTAGCTCAACGTCAGAGCATTGGGCCTCTAGTCCCAAGGGTGCCGGTTCAATTCCGGTCGCGCGTTCCAATCTTCTATAATCACCGCATGGATATCCCGCTAACCAATTCTGCACTCTTATTTTCAATTGACGACGAGGATGCCGAAAAAGTATTGGCATTGAAGTGGTGTTCACTTAAAGGCTACGTGCGAAGTACCACCACCAATAACGGCAAGCGCTGGCCGGATGGGCAATATATTTCAGTAATGAGGCTCATTATGGGTTCTCCTCCAAGGGGCCAAGAATGGGATCATGCCGACCGCAATAAACTAAATAATCGCAAAGCTAATCTACGGCTGGCTACTCGTTCGCAAAATATGCAAAATGTTGGCCCTCGACGAAGCAACCGATGTGGCTTGAAGGGGGTCACTGGGACAAAATATGGTCGCTGGGTGGCGAGAATTTCAAAGGACGGGAAAAGAAGGACTATCGGCGTATTCTCCACCAAAGAAGAAGCGGCTTGTGCATACGACGCAGCCGCCAAGAAGTTATTTGGAAAGTTTGCCTATCTCAATTTTTAGCTACATCTTTACTTCACTCCCGAATCATCCCTACTATTTGGACTGTGAAACGGCAACCGGGGTATGCGGCCAAAATGACGCAGTTCGGTAATATCGAACGCGCGTTAGATCACGTCAATAACCCCCAAGATGCTGCTTTTTTAGGCGGCCACGAATTGAACGAATCGTGGAAACTTCCCGCAGCCAATCCCAGCGGTCGCAATGCGAGCTACATGCACCCACTGGGGACAAAGAATAAAAAGCGCGAGAATGCACCCACTAAATCAATAGCGGTCGCCCCAGCGAAAACCGGCAAGAACAAGATTGCGGCTGTCAGCGCTACCAAGATGCCTACTGGCAGCGGCGGCATTATCTCTTAAAGGGAGAACAACTATGGCAACTCTAGTACACAGCGGTAACAAGATGCCTCTTGGCGAAGTGGGTGGCTCTCACCCAAGCGCCGGACACGAAGCGTCCGTCATTGCGGCCACCAAGGAACTTGCGTTTCCTGATGGTGCGGTGATTTCGCTTGAGAACTTCGACTCGAAAGGTGATCGTCCCGGCTACATGAATACCATTGCCGAGATGCACGACTTGAGCGGCAAGGAACTTCAGGAATCGTACCGTGCTGGCCTGCCGATGTCGGCCAAGTACACCGAGAAAGTCGCAGATCGCTAAGGCCACTCATGGCCAGATTGCTTATCGCATTATGGTGCCTGCTGGTGCCCGCTTGGGCACAGCAGGCCCGTTCTGTTGAGCAACTAATCTGCCCTGTCCCAACGTCGCATCCCTCCATTTCCATGGCGGCTAACTGCGAAACTCCCTGCGATATCTGGCTTGATATTTCGTGGGCCGGGAAAGACTCGGGTATAGATGGACTCCCGGCCATGGAGTATTGTTCGCCTACCTGCACACCGGTAGCGCCCTTCTCTCCGATGAGCATCACTAATCCGCTGGCTCCGGGCTTACATCGCTACAAGGCCAACGCGGAATTCATTGGCGCGGCTGTGATTAAGGCCGAACTTCCGGTGCTGAAATCTGGTGAATCGGGCACGCAGAGTTGCTACAAGGTGAGGCTGGAATATTAACCTATGGCCAAACTACTCTCATCTCCAAAGGCAAAAGCAAAGATTCAGAAGACCATGCACGAATTCAAGCATGGCAAACTGCGCTCCGGCTCCAAGAAGGGGCCGAAGGTTACCAGCCGTAAGCAAGCCATCGCCATCAGCCTAAGCCAAGCGCGCCGCGCGGCAGGCGAGAAATAAGGTTTCCGTGTGGAACTTATTAACGGTGGCAAGTCCGTCGAAGTAAGCCCCACTGCCCGCGAGCGCGCATTGCGCGACAACTTCTTTCTTGCCAAAGTAGTTCTGGGCCAAACCTACCCAGATATAGTTGAAACAACCCACAAGCAACTATGTGACTTCTTCGTCCAGAAGAACCCGAATAAGCCATTCGGCTTACAAGACACCATTAAAAACAGATTACTATTGGCTCACAGAGGATGCTACAAAACGAGCCTAGATTTGGTGGATTGCATTTCTTGGATGTTGAATTTTCCCAACGTAACCATCCTGATGCTTTCCGGCAATCAAGACCTAGCAACGAGAATGGTCGAAGAAGTTAAGCAAATCTTCCTGATGAATACAGACTTCCGCGACTTGTTCCCTGACTATATTCCAACCGAGGAGATAGGTAGGTTTGGCGCGAAGGGTGAGTTCTGGTTGCCACCATCGGTTCGTACTCGCGTGCGCCGTGAACCTACGCTGTCGATTTCCACGCTTGATTCCGTCAAGGCTTCTATCCACGTTGACATCCGAAAGGGTGATGACGTGGTGACCGAACAGAACAGCCGCATCCTGTTATCACAAAAGATTGACCAGAACGATAAAGTGGCCAACGACTGGCACGCAACCCGTCCGCTACTAAACCCCGGTGGCTATACCGACCTGATCGGCACTTTCTATAACTTCGCCTGTCTTTACGGTAAGACTCTCGACTTTCTTGGCCTATCCGAAAGCCTAGAATTCGGTAAGCCGATGCAAGAGGAGCGAAAGGGTTGGAAGGTGGCCATCTTCCCAGCGCTTGTCCCAGACGAGAATGGCGAGTTATTCAATCCCAAGTCTATTTTCTTTCCAGAGAAGTTCTGCGTGAATGCAAACGCCGATCCTGAGAAGTTCAACCTTCAGGAAGCATGGGCGGAGAATCCCGAGCACTTCAATGGACAATATATGAACCACCCCATTGGAACAGAGCGGGATTACTTTCCAATGGAGGCACTACGTGCGCAAACGATACCGCGCGAGAAAATCCCGATGCGGTCAACGTTATTCATGGTCTGGGACTTGGCCTACAAGCAGAACCGGCGTAACGATTTTACGGTTGGGGCGGTAGGTGCGTTCGATGACAAGGGGAATGTGTATGTGATTGACCTGTTCCGTGCCCGCTGGAATCCCCACCAGATTGTGGAACAGGTAATCGCGGGCTGGCGTAAATGGCCGCTTCAGCGCGTGGGCATTGAAGAGAGCACCGGTGCTCCTCTACTGATGCCAGCTTTGACCATGAAGGGCCGCGAACTGGGCATCACGATTCCAATTGACTGGCTGAAAATATCGAACAAACAGGATGCTGTGGTCAATGAAATCCTCGCGCTTTCTACCCTGCTGGGCATTGAGAAGAAGGAGCCATACTCCCCGGACGTGCATCCGGCATCGGTGAATGTAGCCATGGAGAATGCGCCTAAAGCACCTCCGGGCAAGTTGTGGTTCGTGAGCGATCTTCCGCACTTGGCTGAGACCTACGTGGAGTTCAATCGCTATGGTGGCAAGTATGTCCACGATGACATCCCGCGCGCGGTTAGCTTGTTAATGCGGTACTACGGGAAGGGAATCGACGTGGGCTACCGAAACGAGGAGAATTGGGGCGAGATTGGCGGGGTGCAGGCGTATGGCGAGCCGGGGTTGAGCGCGGGGCTGGTGGGGTAAGATAGGGTATGGAAAAATTCTATACCTATCTTTGGCTGCGCGAGGATGGCACGCCATACTACGCTGGTAAGGGCATTGGCAAGCGTGCGTTCCTAAAATCCAACCATTGTGCATCTCGGCCAAAAGATGAAACCAGAATCTTGGTACAGGAGCACGACTCCGAACAAGAGGCTTTTGTTGCTGAGAAATTTCTTATTGCGTACTATGGGCGTAAGGATTTGGGCACTGGGTGTCTGCGCAATCTAACAGATGGTGGCGAGGGCACATCTGGCTCCGCAATGTCGAAACAGGCCAAAGAGAAGCTAAGTATTGCGGCGCGCAATCGGTCGCAAGGATGGCGTGAACGACAGCGCAAGGCGCAGAGCGGCAAAATGATGCTTCCACAGACGAAAGTTGCTATCCGCGCCGGGTTTGTAAATATGAGCGAGGAATCCAAGCAAAAAATGATAACTGGATATCGCAAGGTGAATTACGCGGCGAGAACGCCAGAACATTGCGCCAAAATATCTGCGGCACTAAAGGGCAGAAAGGCAAGCGCTGAAACAAAGGCTAAACTTAGCGCCATTCGCCGTGGGCGCAAATTATCGCCCGAACATTCTGCTGCTATCCGCGCTGGCATTTTGGCCAAGGTATCACCAGAGCGCCGTTCGGAAATCGCCCGCCATCGCAACGCAATTCGCTGGGGCCGCACCGCTAAATAGCAGTTATTCCCACAACTTCCTTAGTATCTAGCCGAAGGTTACAACTTTGGCGTTAATCTCCTCACCCATCAGTCTAGCCACAGAAATCCTGCCGCAGGATATCCCCGCGCCACCGGAATTACCGGAAGATACAAAAGCGCTTGAGTTAGTAGTTAAAGACCTTAACCGCGCGGAATACTACACCCTTGCTCGCGGAATGACCGTCGAGTGGGACAGAGACGATAGACTATATCTTTTTAGGATGCCGGTCGCGTTCTGGGAAGGCTCCAGTGTCCCGCGTTCTTCGCTTGGTATTCCGCTCATCTTTGAGCACATCGAATCGCTGATGCCGCAGTTCATGCAGGCATTGTTTTCCGATGATCCTCCGTTTCTCTGCAACCCGCGCGCTACAACCACCGGCGAAGCTGCCCGCGCCGTATCGCAACTGATTTCCAAGCAACTGAAAGATATCTGCTTCAAGGAAGAGACGCGGCTGGGATTGAAGGAAGCGCTTACCTATGGCACTGGAGTTTGGAAGGCAGGATGGAAGCGCGAGAAAAAGACACGCCGCACTTATAAGTTGGCGGGCCAGCCGGAAGCGCAGCCAATAGGTCACGGCAAGACGATCAACGCGGCCACTGAGGAATCGCGCAAAACCGTAGAAATGCTGGAAGAGTACGAAGTCAATACGCCATGTATTGAGAAGGTACACATCCGTCATATCTTAGTTTCGCCGGACTTGCGCGTCCCCGATATTCGCAAGGCAAAGTATGTGATTCACCGCATGTACCTGACGCTGGATGAATTGGAAAAACTGCGCGACCAGCCGGGATACAAGATGCCATCGAACGAATATCTGCGCTCCTTGTTTGAGCCGCCCAAGGAAAGCCCGGAGCGCTCATTGCTGGAGGGCCGCTCGACCACCTCAGTCTTAAACACTGGCGTTTCTTCGCTCGACATCAACATGGAATTTAAGGCGATGCCGCGCTGGCAGAACGCCTCCGAAGACCCCAATCTTCAGGTGTTGGAAGTTGTGGAATACACTACGCCTGACCGCATCATTGTGGTGCTGAATCGGAAGTTGTGTATCAAGAACGATATCAACGCATTCGGCTGCATCAATTATTTTTCGACTCCGTTTGTGGATGTGCTTGATAGCTGGTACGGCATCGGCATCGCCAAGTTGCTCTCCGGCGAACAGCGCTTACAGCAAGGTGTAATCAATAGCCGCTTGGATGATTTGGCCTTGCGCCTGTCTGGAACCTTCCTGCGTAAGCGCGGTGCCAATACTCCAACTCAGCAACTTCGCCTGCGTCCGGGCGGCATCATTGATTCCGACGATGATAAAGGCGTGCAGATGATTAACTACCCGCCTGCCATCGCGGATGCTTTTACGGAAGTAGAAGCGAGCGACAGCCGCGCGCAGCGCCGTTCGGGAGCGAACGACATCGTGACACAGGGGCAGATGTCCCACCCGTCATCTATCGGCAGAACGTCTTTTGGTATGCAGACCTTGGCGGCTGGCGTGGGTGCTCGCTCCGGCTATTTCATCGACTGCGTTGTAGACTACTTCTTTATTCCGTTTTTGCAGTTCGTGCATGAGTGCAACTCGCGCTGGCTGTCGGTTGAGGAAATCAGAAGCGTGCTTGGAGAAGAGGCAGAAAAAGCCTTTACCGGCAATGCGCTCGAAGTGAAGAATGCGAACGTAAAATTCCAGATGCTTTCCGGCAGCAAGATGCGCGCCAAGATGGCCATGCAGCAACAACTGATGCCCATGATGCAGCTATTGAGTGCTGCGCCGGTGCTGGAGTCTATTCAGGATCAGGACAAAAAGATTCAGTGGATGGAGTTTGTGCAGCAGTTCTTCGATGTAACTGATTGGCCGGGTCGCCAGTCCTTGATTGTCGATCAGACCCCAGAGGACAAACAGAAGATGGCGCAGAAGAATGAGATGATGCAGCAGATGAGTCTGGTAAACCAGAAGCACCAAGCTACCATGGCCGAGATTGACCAGAAGGGCTTGGCGCAGAGCGGCACCCATGTGATTCGCGCCTTGCTGGATGAATTGACCACTAACCCAGACCACAAGATCGCATTGCTGCAAACCCTACACGAAATGCAGCAATCGGCAATCGAGAACGGCCAACAGCAGCAGCAAGGCCCACAAGGCCAAGATCAGAATGACCCGCTAGGCATCATGGGTGGTGGTGGTACGCCAAATGGCTGACAATGATTCCAGTCTGGGCGATTTATTAACCACCGATTTGCACGATTCCGATGTTCCGCCGCCACCCCCACTTGCGTCGGCCCCCGGTTCACCGCTTGCCGGTCTCGGGCCTGAAACCATCAAACGGATTGCCTTACAATCGCGCAGGCTGGTGCCCAGTGAAGCCAAGGCCATCAAAGATGCATTTGGCGATGCGGTTAATCCAGACGATATTCGGATTGCGTTTGACCGTGGAGCCGCTGGCACAAACTTGCGTGGCTATGTAATTTCCAAGGAATTGCCCACGGTAGAATTTTTCCCTACCGATACGGGCTATTCCGTCCCGACTGAATTGCTACACGAAACCACCCATGTCTGGCAAAACTTGTTGCATAGACGTTACACGGCCCCCGAGACCCATAGCCGGAAAATGGAGCAATACCAGTACAACCCAGCGCTGGTTTCGGAAAAAACATTCCCATCGTTTGCCACGGAACAGCAGGGAGATATCGTCAAAAACGACGAACCGGGTGCGCGTCGCTTTATTCAGCAGCATCCCGCATCGCGTCCATTTCAGGGCGACCTAGCATTTTTGGATTCAGTTCGGCAGAGATACCAAACGAAAACTCCGGGCTATGACCCGGCGCGTTACCATGCTGGCGACCCCGGCGCTTTTACGGCAGTCAAGGATTTACCGGAAAGCCTTGGCGGCGGCCAAGTGGTGGGTATCAATCTTCGCCCCAAACTTGCGCATGAAAAGGTATTAGATAATCTTCGCGCGAAGTTCCCGCAGTATGCCAACGCCGACGACGGCAAGGTGCTTGGCGGATTACTCGCCAAGTACCCACAGTATCGCCAGCACGTAGGCCCGACAGGGGTGGCCTTGGCGCAGCAGCACAACAACAAGATTCCCAAGTACGACCCGCTGAATATCTTCGGAGGGGCGAATGGCCGATAATAGCCATCAGGTAGTCTTGGAGAGTCTCCGCACCAAGCACCCCGAATATAGGCGGGTTCCTGACGCACAGTTGATGCACGCACTTCTGTCTAAGCACCCAGAGTATGCAGATCACGTAGGGCCGACCGGGGTGAAGTTGGCCCTGTCGCATTCGCCTAACCCTCCAAGGTATGTCATTGGCGCGCCGCGTGGCTTGTTGGTTCCGGGCAATCTCAACCTGAATGGTAGGCCGTTTGTCGTCAATGCAGATGGCAGCGTAAGCACTGAATATTCCACATCGTTTGGCGATGCTAAGGGTAGAGAAATTCTGGTGCCCACGGTTGTCAATGGCAGATTCCTGACTCCCAATGGCGCGAAACCGGAAGAGGGATCGCCGGAAGAGAAGGCCATGTTTCAGGCAGCGCAAAAACACTATGTTGATACCGGCGAGCATCTTGGTATTTTCGATAGCCCGGAGAATGCCGACGCTTATGCGCACACAGTTCATATGAGGCCAATGCAACAATGACGGACAGTAGGACTAATCGTATCGAGGAAATCGCGGCGGCCTTTGAAGAAGCCCGCCATCTTGAAGTCATGTCGCAGGTGCCGGGATGGAAGATATTCCAGAAGCGCTGCGAATCGCGCATTGAGCAGATCAAAACCCAATTCATGACCACCGCTATGGACAAGGATGCACTATGGGCCGCGCAGGTTCGCCTGAAGGGCATCATTGAGTTCTATGCCGGAATCATAGATGACGTGAAGCGTAGCGTGGAGACATTGGAACCTGAAGTCATGACGCGCATTCTGGCCAGCGAACAACTTGACCCATTGGAATTGGATGGTGAACTTCGCCCGCCCGAGCCGGATGAGGTAATGCTGTAATGGCGTGCTCTAGTCACTGCTATCGCGTGCAATGCTGGATGCGCAAAGTCCACCCCAGAAAAGATAGCCTGATGTATATTCGCATCAAGGTCTGGCTGCGCACCAGATCGTGGAATAGTGGGTTGATGGACTGGTGGCGGGATAGACCTTGGAGATATAATTAGGCATGCCACATTACGCAAATGGTGAAGTAGCAAAACATGGGGATTTGGCGATTTATGAAACCGAGCAAAATGAAGTAGCCGGTATCATTGTGTCGATCCAAGCGTCCGAACAATATTGCAACGCTACGGCTATACCCTTGGCGCAACGGCAAAAGGGTACCGGTATCTGGTTTCCGCTTGCTGGTAATGGGCAATGGAGTTTTGAATTGATGAAGTGCCTGCCAGTCTCCACGTCCCGCTTGCGCGCTCTCTAACAACTTCTCTGTAATCGTTGCTGTCGGTAACTAAATGTCTACAGCAACAGTCACTCCTCCAGTTCCAGTAGAACTTCAGGCACAAGACCCCACACTGGACAGGCTTTATGGCCTGCCAGCGACCGAGCCGCGCACTACTAAAGCGCCGCCAATTTCCCGCAGCATGCAATTCGTGGAAGACTTCGCGCCGCCAGTCCCGGCAGAACTTCAACCGGTGACGCCGCCAACTCAAGTTCCCCCGACGACGCAAACCGCTACCCCGCCTGTGCCTGAGCCTGTGCCTACCACTGCACCGGCTCCTGCACCGGTGGTGCAGCCGACAACTGTCGATCAGCAACCACATCCGGTAAAGGTGTTCCGCGTGGTTGATCTACAGGACGGTTCGGGCGTGCAGCGCTTCGAGGCCGAAGGGCCAACGCTTGAAAAGGCGTATGAGGCACTGGCCGATAAGCTGACCCAAGCGCAGACCCATGCTTCGCGCTATATCAAAACGTTAAAGGAAAAGGCGAAGGCAAAGCCGGATTTGGGGCAGCAAGAACAGCCATTGCAGTATCAGCCGCGCGACTTGACCGACGCCGATATCACCGCGCTGAATGAGACTTACAAGACGAACCCGGTGAAGGCGTGGATGGAGATGTATGAAGCGCTTACCGGAACCAAGCCGAACGCCGTTGCCAAGGCGGTATTTGAAGCGCAAATCGCCGAGGCCAAGGAGAAGGCCGGTCGCGCAGAAGTTGAATTCATCAATGCGCACCAAGAAGATTTTGATTGCTCGCCAGAAAGCGGACAAAAGATTTATAGCTTCCTTGCTGGATGCACCCGACCAGTGACCGATGGCGGTTACCAGTGCCCGCGCTGCCATAAGGTGCATGACCCGGCAATGAAGGTCACGCTGAATAATTTGGAATACGCTTTTGAGACTTTAACCGAACAGGGGCATGTGTTCACGAAGAAGCCAGTTGTGGCCCCGGAACCAGCGCCCGCACCAGTTGCGCCACCTGTTCAAGTTGCACCGCCGCCACCAGCGCCGGTGCCCGCGCCGCCTGCACCAGTTGTGCAGCCGGTAGCACCACAAGTTCAAGCACCGCCTCCGCCCGTGATGCTGTCTGACCGCTCTGGCCAGCGGACAGTAACCGCACCCGAGTCGGAAGGGGTCAATGCCGCTGCGTTGAGCAGTCTGCCAATAGGAGAAATGCGTGCCCGTATTGGGCAACTCCTAAAAGCAGGCGCAGTTCCCAGCCGATAACGCCGGAACGTGGATAGCTGCCTGTTCAATTAAAGCTGAACATTTTGGCCAAAAATGTCAGTAATAGTTGAACATCCAGAACCCACTGGGCGCGCTAGTGCAAGCACGTTAGCCAACTTCTCCTCTTAGCGGCGATCCCGCGACGGGGCCGAATGAGACGCGGCGCTTGTCATCTCATCAGCAAAATAGGTGAGCTAAATGAGCTATCAACCGTCCTCAGTGCTTACGAGCACGGCGGGCCTAAGCCATCTAGCAAGCATCTACTATGACCGCGTAGCCGTAGAGAACCTAAAGGCGAATCTACCCTACGTGGCCGTAACCAGCCGTCGCAAACTCCCAGATCGCAACGGTCGCGTAATTCAGCTTTACGGTTACGATCTATTCGCTGCCAACACCACGCCGGGTACCGAAGGTACTGTCGGTACTGGTATCAACCCAACGACATCTGTCCGCAACGTTGCCGTGAACCAGTATTTCGACTTTGCTTCGTTCTCCGACATTCTGGTGGAGACGGCAATTGATCCAATCGTTGAGAATACCGCTGCCGAGATGGGCTACCGCGCTGCGCTAACAGCTAACACTCTAGCGCGCACGGAGTTTGAGGCTGAAGCATCTGCCGACACCAGCATCGTAATCTCCTGCACGGACAACGAATTTTTGTCTGCTTCGTTGACCCGTCAGGCAGTTATGTCCCTGCGTGGTGCCGACGTGCGTCCTCAGACTGACGGCCTATTCGCTGGCATCATTCACCCATTCGCAGCATTCGATTTACTGAATGACAACACTGCGGGTGGCGTAATCGACATCCTGAAGTACCACAAAGAGGGTGCCGAGGAACTGATGCGCGGCGTGCAGGGGTATCGCGTGATTGATGTTGGCGGCGCTCGATTCATCGAGACCACGACTGCCAGCACGTTCGCGAACTTCCCGTCCGGCACGAAGACTGGCTACGGAACCTACGTGATTGGTCAGGATGCGGTGTTCTCAGTTTCCTTGGGAGCAACCGAAATTCCCGAACAGCGCAACTACCAGTTGATCGTGAACCCAAATCTTGCGATCATAAAATCTCGCTATATCGGTGGACACCCCAACGTGGGCAATACCGAGGCAACCTGTGAAAACAGAGAGTCCGTAGAGACTGCACGCGAGACTTCCTTCGGGAAGATGATACAGTCCGAACTTGCTGGGCGACCAGCAGAGGTAGGCAGAAATGACCTATCCGCGCTATGCGCGTAACAAAGTTGAAGAAACTGGGAACCAAGTGTTGCTGATCCGGCCCGTGTTGTTGGGGCAAGCTGTGCATACAATTTCAAGTATGCCGCCATGCGCGTACCGCAGAACGCTGCGTTACACCCAAGATTCAGGCTGATAAAAGCTGAAGCAAGTATCAGCTAATCACTTAATGGCGCTAGGTTTTAGCCTAGCGCCATTTTTTTATTTGTTCCTGTTTCCCTATTGTAGAATTGGGAAACGTGATGTAGAATTGGGAAATGTTTGAATCAATCAACGAACTAACGTGGGGCAGGATTGGGGCATATATGGACGGCGAGGGCAATATTGGAATCGCCAAAACCGACGCATATCACAACGGTGATAAGCGGGCTTATACTCAATATTCACTTAACGTGAATGTCACCAACACACATCCCAGAATTCTCGCCTTCTTCGCCAATAATGTTCCCGGTGGCAATACGTCCGGCGACAATCGAAAGATTATCAATCACGGCAAGGCCGAAGTATGGAAGCGCTCCGGCAAGTGGTTTATCACTGGGCGCGAAAAGCAGCGGCAGTTTCTTCTTGGCGTAAAGCCGTATATCGAAGGCAAGCGCGAATTGGTGGACTTGGCATTGGAGTATCTAGCTTTGCCGATCAGAACCAGAAATCCAGAACTGCGCGAACGGATGTACCGAGAATCTAGAAAACTAAACACAAAAGGCCCACAATATGTGCCGGGCTTCGATAAGCCAACCAAGCCGACGCCGCGCCGAACGTTCAAATTGGACGTGAATGGTATACCGCAATACAATTTACCAAAGGAGAGAGCAAGCAATGAAAACTTACGGCCCCAAGATCAACCCAGCGCAAAAAGAAAAACTGCTCGCCGCGCTCAAGGCTAGGCCATACCTCAAGCCGCTCGCCCAAAAACTCATCGCCATTGGCGGCGACGTTCCATGTATCTGGAATGAAGACTTTTCTCTTACCCAGAACTTCGTCGCGGTGCTTCTTGGTTTGGCTCGCTTGTCCAATGGGTCGTATGCTAGACCGCGCCAAATGGAGCAAAATCGCTGCCACCACAACGCAATCAAACTGGCAGCGAAATACCCACACAAATACCAGCGCGAAACCGGCTTGGCCCTGTCGGACGACGGCATCTGGCGGGTACATTCGTGGGCGTTTGATATGGCAAAGAATGAGATTGTTGAAACAACCGTCCCGCAGCGCAAATATTTCGGCGTAACCCTAGCCATTACCGCAGGCGATAAAGAGGAAATAAAGGCTGCATGACCCTCAAATTCCTTCTCCCACTTCTCCTGCTCGCGCCCGGTTGCTATCCACCCATTGCCACAACCCGACCGGCCATTGTCCATATCAACATCGCAGGGAAAGGCGCGCCGCCTTCTCGCCTTGACATCCCCGGCTACCGCTGGACACCGTACCGGGACGGCACAGTCCGTTATTATCCTGAATGGGATGAGCACCAACCAAACCAAGCATGCAGTGACGGCTGGGGGATGAACACAATTTTCAGTTGCGATCAGCGGTTGCGGCGTGTAATCTAATTCCCATGGAGGGCACCACGATGCGCCTGAGTGAAGCGATCAGATTGGGAAGTTTGCTAATTCCAGAACCACAAATGGGCGAGTTGAGCAAGTGTGCGTTGGGTATGGCGGCTATCGCCAAGGGCCACCAAATTCAGGGAGACGCCAACCGGGAATATGAATACTTCTTACAGACTTGGCCATGGCTGAAGGATGTAAGCATTAAATGCCCATGCTCCCCATGTGCGGCCCGCCTTGGGGTTGTAGACGAGGATCAATGTGTGCTGGAAGATGTGCAAGTTGTGTGGCACATATTTGATGAGCATGTGATGCACACCCTCCCATCCGCACTGTCGCAGCATTGGACATTGGAGCAACTGATTGACTTTATTGCCAGCATCGAACCCCGAGAGGCAGCCGAGGTGGCGAGCGCTCAAGCGGTGGCGACGCCGGACAAAGTTGCCGACACCGTTAACCGGTAACCGCGCCTTCGGCGGCAAAATCTGGTTTCGCGAATGTGCGCAGAAGATCGCCCATTTCTCCATGGAGACGGCATCTCGCCATTTTGATGAAATCGCGGCCAAGCCTGATCGCCATGGCGGGATTCTTAATATCTATGAATGCCGGTGGTGCGGCTGGTACCACGTTGGCCATCGGAGCGAAACAAGGGAATCAAAAAATGAGACACGACGAACATCTATACCTAAAACTGATTGAGGAATGCAGCGAGGTGCAGCACCGCTGTTCCAAATTGATTCAATTCGGGCCATACGAGAAGCAGGCCAATAATCCGGTTTCTGGCGGGAAAGAAGCCCCACATTTAGGCACCAACGCCGAACGCCTGCAAGAAGAGGTCAACGATCTGATTGCAGTAGTTAAATTGCTGGGCCTGAAGATGCCGACCGCCGCGCAGGTGGAAGCCAAGAAGACCAAGATCGAAAAGTATCGGCGGTATTCAGAATCACTAGGCTGCGTCGATACACCCGCATAAACGATAGAATGTCCACGTGGCTTATTCTCCGGCTGGCATTCTAAATTCCTATATCCCGAGCAATGTCCTATCCAAGGTGGGCGAGCCGGTCATGTACATTGGCCGCCACGCCGAAGTGAATCTGGATAAGCAGGACAGGATTCGCGGGCTGGACAATCCATCGCTCAACGAGAAGGGCCAGCGCGATGCCAAGAAGTTGGTGGAGCTATTTGCCGACATCCCCCTTTCCGCCATCTATTCCGACGATCTGGCGCGCACCATAGAGACAGCTACGCCGCTGGCCGAGGCCAAGGGACTGCCACTGAAGATTGACACCGATCTGCGCTCTTGGGACGTGGGCAGCGAACTAGAGGGCCAACCGCTCGATGAGCATCGTGAGGAAATAGACCAACTCAAGGGCAACCCTGAACAGATACCGGTAGCCGGTCAGTCGTGGGGAAGTTTTTGCCGCCAAGTGCAAGCCGCATTCCGTCGCCACATGGATGAATCCCTGTCGGCAGATGCGCCGGTGCTGTTCTTCACTCACGGCTCTGCGCTGCAAGTCATTTGGGAAGAATTGGGCGAAGAGGGCATTGGCGAAGACTATCTGGATATCCCGGTTGAGCCTGCCGGGATTGTGGCTATTTATCTTACTCGCGAGGGGTTCAAGCCTGTCATTCTTTCCGGCGAGGGCGTCAACGAAGACGAGTGATGTCCATTTAATGGTCACATTCTCTATACTGGGCTTGGTCGGCGGTCGCAGGCATCTAATCTCATATCGCGTCTCCTGACGCACTGGCCTGTAGGGAACCGCCGACCGCTTCTGATTCTATCCCGCCCACATTCCAGCGCCGGAATGACGGCTTGCCGGGTGTGGCGTATTGTTCAATCACTTTCCATTTGCGCTTATCGCCCATCAGGGTTACAACTTGCCCCGGTTTCAATTTCCGGTCAACCCATGTAATCATGCCGTTGTGCCCGCTCTCTAGTTGTGTCTGATACCACCGTTCCTGCTTCATCAAAGGAAGCATACAGCAAGTTCGATAAACTAGACGAGAAATGTCCATCATGCCGCTCATTACTCCCGCAACTGAGTACACCCCGCTGCCTAAAACTTCGGCACCCTATGGGTTCACGAAGAACTTCAAAGACCCGCAAATGCTCCCGCGCGAGGAATTGCTTCCTGCCGGTGACCGCGAAGAGTTATTGAGGCTATGGGAAGACACTGATCGCATGATTAGTTCCCAGCGTTATCCCGACCAAGAAGGATTCAAGGACGTTAAAAAGCAGATGGGTGAAATCATGCACTCATCCATCTTGATCCGGCGCATTCAAAAACTGAATGCCAATCTCATTGTCGAAGATAGTAAGTCGGCCAAGGGGAATGCGGCTTTCTATTGGACGGACGGCAAGGTCAAGAAATATACCAATGCCTCGTTTCCACTGGGCTGGGTGAATGAATTCACGGTTATTCAGACCGATGCTGCCGACTTGCCGGTGCAGCCCATCTATGGCTGGCGCGCGGTGCTGGTGCGCTTACTGAAATTCGGGGCGATTACATGGCAACAGGTGCTTGACACGTTCGGCGACGTTCACCACTGGGATCATCGCGGCAAGCACTGGCATCACAATGTTAAAGATTTCAGGGGATAACTGTGGCTATTATTATTCATGCGTTGGGCGATATCGCATCCAGCATTACCAATCCGGGCGGCTACTTCGCCATGCCAGAACAGCGCCCGATAGAACGTCCAGCGGTAATGGCCATGAAGGCAGAAATTCGCCCCAACATCTTCCAGCGTGCCTATACTTCTGTGTTGCGGTGGCTTGGCATATAATTGCCTGCATGGCGAAGTTTCACATCACAATTGCTCGTCCCGATGGTTTCATTCACACTGCCGGTTTCGCTGAAATCATTGATTCCCTATCGTGGTCGCTTTCGGCGCTGGGCCATGAAGTCATCATCGCGGAAAACGCTTTTTCGGCAGATGGACATAACATCCTGTTTGGGGCCGAATTACTCTCGCCGGAACAGAAGTTACCCGCGAATGTCGTCATCTTCCAGTTGGAACAGCCCACCCACCCCAATTTCAAGTATGTGCAGCAATTGGCGCAGGGTCGGAAAATCTGGGAATACAATCTCAGCAACATGCGGCAGTGGCGCACCGATGGCTATGATGTGATTCACATTCCTGTCGGCTACACCCCCAACCTGACCAAGATACCCAAGGCAGCCACGCAGGATATTGACGTGTTTTTCTCCGGCTGGATTACTGACCGACGCCAGAAGATTGTGAATGATCTTCGGACAAAAGGTATGAATGTGGTCGCGGTGAATCTGACCTATGGCGGGGCGCGCGACCAACTAATCTCTCGCGCCAAAGTCTGCCTGAATATGAACCACGATGGGCGCACGCACTTTAATATCCAGCGAGTGTCATTCCTGATGGCCAACTCGAAGTGCATTGTGACCGAACATTCATCTGACCAGCACAACTACGGCACGATCTTGCAGGGCATGGCGGACGTGGTTCCTTATAACCAACTGGTGGATGCCTGCGTGCGCTTGGTCGCAAATAAAGAGCGCCGCGAGCTATTCGAGAAGCGATCTTTTGAAATCTTCAGCCAGATAGATTTCGTGGAGACCGTCCGGCAGGCCGTCGCCGAACTGCCGAAGCCAAATGCTATCTTGGCGCGCTACGAAGAGGGTTGCCGCGAGGGCGACATGAAAGAATACCTGCCCTTCATTCGCGACAACGCGAAAGGCAAGTGCCTCGAAATAGGTGTTCGTGATGGTGGCAGCACCAGCGCATTTTTGCTTGGACTAGAGAAGAACGGGGGTCACCTGACATCCATTGATCTTGCTGACTGCTCTGGGTTATGGGAGCATCCGCAGTGGACGTTCATTCAGGCGAATACTCAGACCACGCCATGGGGCGAGATTCTGGGTCATGAACATGAGCACGACGTGTACGATATGGCACTGGTGGACGGCGACCATTCTCGCGAAGGCTACCTGCGCGATTTGAATGCCTGCTACGCCATGGTTAGGAACAACGGCCTGATTCTCTCGCATGATATAGCCCCAGCGAAGACGCTGGAAAAAGACGGCGGAGACTATCCGAGTGTGGCCATCGGGGAAGAGTTTAAGAAGTTTGCGGATAGCCATGGCTTGGTCAGTTTCACCCTGCCCGGAACCTACGGCATGGGAGTAATGGTGAGGAAATGAACAAGATCAATACGCTGGTGACGGGCGGCGCTGGCTTTATCGGCAGTCATGTGGTGGATTCACTGCTGGCGCTAGGCCACGACGTGCTGGTGTTGGATGATCTGTCGGGCGGCTTCAAGGAGAATGTCAACCCGGCAGCTACATTCATCCATGGTTCCGTCGCAGACCCGAAGATAATCGCGGATATATTCTCATCGCACCAAATCGACTACATATATCATCTTGGGGCTTATGCGGCGGAGGGGTTGAGTCATTTTATCCGTTGCTACAACTATTTGAACAATCTCGTTGGCTCGACCTATCTATTAAATGCCGCGCTTAACCATGGGGGCATTAAATGCTTCGTGTTCACTTCGTCCATCGCGGTCTACGGCGCAGCACAATGCCCAATGACCGAGGAAACGGTTCCGAGGCCGGACGATCCATATGGCATCGCGAAGTATGCCTTCGAGTTAGACCTACAGGCCGCGCGGAAAATGTTTGGTCAACACTACATTGTGTTTCGCCCTCATAATGTCATAGGCGAACGACAGAATATAGGCGATCCATATCGGAACGTTGTAGGCATCTTCATGAATCAGTGTATGCAGGGACGACCGCTTACCATTTTTGGCGACGGCTTCCAGAAGCGCGCGTTTACCCATGTATCAGATGTCGCACCCATTATCGCCAATTCCGTCAACATTCCAGCAGCTTACGATCAAGTGTTCAATATTGGAGCGGATACGCCGTATTCAGTAAATGAACTGGCTTCAATGGTGCAAAAAGTAATGGGCACGTCATTGCGCATGGAGCACCTGCCAGCCCGCGAAGAAGTAGTTATGGCATTCAGCAACCACGACAAATGTAAGCGCGTGTTCGGCGAGACGGCGAAAGTTGGACTGGAAGAAGGTTTGCAGCGCATGGCGGCATGGGCGAAACAGCACGGCGCGCGCACCGGTAAGGCATTTGCTAATATCGAAATCGAGCGCAACATGCCACAATCGTGGCGGCAGCTTACGTGGCACAATAATCCGCTACCATGACCTACGTTTTCAAAGACCCACACGGTGAGCAAGTGATGCGGGTGGGAGCCATCCGCAAGTGGGGATATCGTGGAGAATACATAAAGATGCACGGTACCGCCAAAGAGAACTGGAAGTTTTTCGTCGAGAAGTTCATTCGCCCCGGCGCGACCGGCAGCATCATTGACGTAGGTGCGCAGGACATCAATGGTACCGTTCGCGATCTCATCCCCGAGGGATTCACCTATACCGGCGTAGACTGCGCGCGCGGTAAGAATGTAGATGTTGTGGCGCAAGACCCATACAAACTGGAATTCTCAGACGGCCACGCCGACATTGTGATGTCCACGTCCACCTTGGAGCATGTAGAGTTTTTCTGGCTACTTTTTACCGAGATGGCGCGCGTGACCAAAACTAATGGCCTGATCTACCTGAATGTTCCTACGGCTGGGCCATACCATCCCTGCCCGGTAGACTGCTGGCGCTTTTATCCAGACGCCGGGGCGGCGCTTGAGCGGTGGAGTGTGCGCAGTGGCATGCCAGTGAAACTGCTCTATGGCCATGTGACCGAATTCACCTTCACCGACGAAGAGGGCAACATTGTTAGCGGCGACCAGTGGCGCGACTGGACTGCGATCTATCGGAGGATGGGATGAAGATTCTGTTTCTGTCGAATGGCGACAAACCGGATTATCAGCAGGATACTGTCTTCCATGGTCTGCGTTCGCTGTTAGGCCCGGACGTAGTTGACTACCATCGCCTGTTCTTCATGTACAAAGATGATCCCTGCGAGAAGGCGTCGCTTTATGGTCGCGGATTCTCGTTGTATAAAACCCTTCCCTCGGATGCCGACGTAGATCGCACCGACATCATTGCGAAGATCAAAGCGAAGTTCTTCGATCTAATCGTCTATGGCAACATCAACCGGTGCCAAGCGTTCTGGGGTGGAGTGAACAGCATCTATCCGCCTCATAAGATTGTGTTGCTGGACGGCGAAGATCATCCCTACGCTCTAAAGATGCCGGGATATCCTTACTTCAAGCGCGAACTGGGCGGCGATCCATACCATCTGTGGATGCCGATTCACTTTGGAATTCCCAAGGAAAAGATACCGGCAGAGCGGCCAGCCAAAACCAAGTTCATGGCGGATTATGATCCGCTCACCGCGCAGTCCTACACTTTCGAGAATGAGGCCGATTATTATCAGGGCTACGCGGAAAGCTACTTCGGGGCCACGATGCGCAAGTCTGGCTGGGAGTGTATGCGCCACACTGAAATTCTGAGCCAATGGTGCCTGCCCTATTTTCGCCTGATTGAGGCCGCCCCGCCGCTAACCATGCACCGCCTGCCGCGCAGGGAACTGGTAATAGTGAAGGAATTGATAGAGTATGGCGAGGCTGGCTGCCTGACTGCCGTACAGTTCTACGACCGCGTGATTGACTCAGTGATGGCGCACGTGCGCGCCAATCTCACTACCGAAGCGGTGGCCAAGTACGCGCTGGATTCAGTGGCCAGTTTTGGTACAGTAGCCCCGCCAGCGCCCGAGGCTGGGGTTATTGTCACTTCGCATTCCTGATGCCATACAAAGACCCAAATAAGCAAAAAGAATGGCACGCGGCGTGGTACCGTGCGCACAAACAAGAGCATATCGCTAGAACTACCAACAACCGCCGCCAGCGGCGCGCCACCGACCCCAATGGGTTTCGGGCTAGGGAGCGAGAACGATATGGCGCGAACGCGGAACAACGAAAACAATCATGGAGGAAATACAAATTGAAAAAGCCAAATCAGTTTCGGGCTGGACATTATCGTCGGAAATATGGCATCACACCAGAAGCGGTAGAGCGCATGAAAATTGAACAGAGCAATAGGTGTGCCATTTGTCGCGAAGAATTTGAAAAGCAGCCACACGTAGATCACGATCATTCGACCAAGGCCGTGCGGAAATTGTTGGATTTCGACTGCAATCGTGGGCTTGGTTGCTTCGGGGACAATCCGGCATTACTTTTCAACGCCGCCTTTTATCTCATCTCCCACAAGGATATTCCTACCATCAGTTGACGTTGCGGTGCCTCCTGCAACTTGCGCACTATTTGTGTTGTCCAGCTTTGGACTTAGCAGGAGGCTTTAATGAGTAACGTCGGTAACCTTAGTTCCGCCCAGTCGTCCAGCGTTGGAATGTGGTGTGAAGCAACCGTTAACCAGAATATATCCATCTCCGCCAACTCTAACGCGACTGCTACGTTCGTTGCTCCCGCTGCGGGGTCTGGTTCTTATTTCACATCGAACACCTTCAGCCTGCCCATCGCGGTGACGTTGCTGACCAACACAAACTACAACTCGCCGTCGCCGAACATCCAGAACGCCAATACCAGTATTTTGCAGGCGGGCGGAAGCATCGGCATCACGGGTGTATTCCAGAACGCAGCCGGTATCAACGTGCAGCTTAACAACGTGAGCGGCGCGACGCAGAACGTCAACACCAACTCGCGATTCCTGTTCGTATTCAACAACGGAATCTAAGGCGGGGGGAGGATAGGCTATGGCATTTCAACGCTCAAACTGGACTCGCACGGCAAGCGCAGAGCACGCGCGCGTCTACTCAAACTCCGCTATCGCCACTGGCAACATTACCGGTAACGGCGGCGCTACTACAATCACTCTGACTGTTCCTTGGCAGTTTCAGGGCAACGGCCAGATTGACGTATCAATACCGCCATCCACGAACGGAATTACCGCTAACTCGGCTGCGCAGATCGGCGTAGTGCAGTTGATTGCGCCATCCAGCACAACCTATTCCGGTGGCCAGTCTGGCAACCACCCGCGCGTACAGTTGCAGGTGGTGAACGTCTCCAACGCGAACGTAAACATCCAGACGACTACCGATTTGATTCTGGTTCAATATTAAGAGAAACGAAGCGATAGTTTGAGCACCAAAGGTTAACTGATCGCACTTATGAAAGTCCGCTGGAACTCCTACGAAACCGTGCCGCTCGAAATGGGCGGCGGCCCCGATGACTACATCGTGGAAGTGTACGACCCCAACAATAATTTACTCACCGTAAAACTCACCGAATACCGCACCTCCGGCGAAGTCTTCATCAAGGTTAATGCGCGGCGCGGTTCCTCAGATGTGGAACCTAGTCCATTGCAGATTGACCAATACGCCATCAATGTGACAACCTACGAACAAGATCATATTCCAATGCAATATGCTCCTATCCTTCGTCATGAAGTACATGGGAAGACCTTGCGAATTTGGGTGGATGCGTGCCTGCCGAACTGAAACTAGAAACAGCATTAAAAATTCATGGCCTTATGCCGCCGCACGAAGTACATGCGTTGGCCGAACTAGCCTCTAAATACAAGCGCATCTTTGAAATTGGTGCGCATCTGGGCCGCTCTACGCGCGCCATGGCCGACAATACCGAGGGTACCGTGGTCACCGCCGATGACTTTAATGGGCCGCGCGACGCGGTTATCCCATGGAAAGATCGCCACGAAATGTATGACAAGTTTCTGGCCAACATGGGCGAATACATCGCGACCAAGAAAGTAATTGCGTGGAAGGTTGACCACAAGACCATGAGCAAGGGCGGACTGGCCGAATTCTTGGGTGAGGAGCCGCAATTCGATATGGTGTTTCTGGATGGGTCTCACGCTTACGAAGACGTAAGGCGCGATCTGGCTTTTGGGATGTCGATTCTGACTCCGGGCGGACTGCTGTGTGGCCATGACTACACTATGAATAGCCCCGGCGTGCTGTGTGCTCTGGGCGAGATATGGCAGCAAGCCATGGATGTTCTGCCCGGTACGACAATCTGGGTGAAACAGTTATGAGTACCTTGCCCGCAATGAACATCGCCAACCTGACCGGCAAAAGCCTGATGTTGGCTACGCCTGTCTATAACCTGACCGCCTCCACCACCTACCAGAACAGCATTCTGGAACTGGCATCGCTGTGCCGCGCCTATGGCGTGATGTTCTCCTATGCCTCACTGCATGACAGCTTGGTCACGCGCGCCCGCAATCGCTTGGTAGATATCTTTCTCTCGCAACCGCAGTATGACTACCACATGTGGGTTGACTCCGATATTCAATTCAGCCCGCCCGATGTCCTGCAACTGATGATGCGGATGGATGCCGATCACGAATTTATCTGTGGCGCGTATCCCAAAAAGCAGATCAACTGGCATCGCGTCAGAGATGCGGTGCGCAAGAATCCCGACATTGAACCTTCCCAGTTAGAACTGTGCAGCAGTGATTTTGTGATGAATCTGGTATCAAAGCCCGATGGGCAGAAGATGTCATTCATCAACATCGGGGAGTTGGCAGAGATTACCGATGCTGGTACCGGTTTCATGTTGCTGCATCGGAACGTGTACAACAAATTGATTGCCTCCGGCACCATTGCCGACTATACGCCCATGGCGGACGAGCCATCGTTTGGTGGGCCGACGATCTACAACTTCTTCCACGTGGATGTAGACCAAGACACCAATAACTACCTGTCTGAAGACTATTGGTTTAGCCGCCAGTGGAAGAAGATTGGCGGCAAGGTATGGCTGGCCCCATGGGTAAACTTGGTGCATTACGGCCAGTACGCCTATAAGGGAACCCTGACCGCACTTGCGGGTATGGGGTTGAACACATGAGTTTATCGTGGCGCTACAGGCTGGGTTGCCAATGGCGATCCGCCAAGTGGTGGATTCAATATCATTACCGGCAGGCACGGGAGCGTTGGCGTAATCGTCACATAGAGGGTAATGTCCAATTCTGCTCTACCCTGCCAAGGGAAAAGCTGCGGTGGTTCTTGTGCCACCCAAAAAGGCAGGAAATGCTGCGCAGCGCCCCGGATAAATTGCGTACCTTCATTGAAGATCATTTCACCGATGAAGAATTCCCGATGAACACTGGGCCATTCACAGGTCTCCGATAACTTCAATAGGCTAAATACGTTGTGCCAGTCAAATCTCAAGAACAGGTCAATGGAGTGTCCAAAGTAGCAGAAGTTCCCCAGTCCCTAGATCAAACCGTCGCGGTGCCAGTTGGATTCTTGGCCGAACTTATGGCCAATTTCAACAAGATGCACGAAGATTCGCTGAAGGCAATTCTTGCCGAGATGCGCAAGCCGGTGGTTGATCCCATC